TTCCCTTGCCCTGGTCTGTCTTCGACTTCGCGTCGTCGGTGACGGGTCGGCCGGGTCGTCTTCGGCGTTCGGGTCGACCCCGTCGGCCTCGCCTGCGTCGAACTCGTCGTCCGGTTCGATCGGGGCAGCGTCGGCGGCCGCGGTCTCTTCCGCGATCGCGGCGACTTCCTCGTCGACTTCCTTCTCGGTCCAGTCGGGGTGCTGCTGCTTGACCATCTCCCGCGTCGAGATTGCGCGGGCCGCCGACAGCGCCGACAGCGACTGCGCGAGTTCGAGCGGCGACGTCGTCGACCGGGTCGGGAAGTTCAGGTTCGGCAGGTCCGTCAGCTCGACGCCCGAGTCGTACAGGTCGCGGTCGATCTGCATGGCCGTGAACACCAGTGGCCGCAGCGCGGCCTTCCAGTAGTTGATCTTCTTCGCGCGGGTGCGCTCGGACAGCCGGTCCTTGGCGTTCACCTCGGTTGCTGTCTGCACGCCGACCGTCAGCGACGAATCGGGAGAAGTTGTTTCGACGACAGCCCGCGCCACGCAGGATCGCGTTCAGGATTTCCGCGCACGTCTGGCTGTGTCCTGCCAGCGGATCGCGAACTGGTTCGCCTGCACGCCGTTCGCCTGGTTCTGGCCGGTCGACAGCTGCTCACGCAGCGGCGTGAAATCGACTGGTCGGTGTCGAACCCTGCGCCCTTGCCGGGGCCGGACGGGTGGAGCAGGCCCTCGTCGACGAAACAGGCGCGCCTTACCGAGGTCGAGTCGCGCATCCACGACGTGTAAGCCTCATCAAGCGCGTCGAACAGCGGTTCGAGGCCGTCGAAGTCGGAGCGGCCGAGCTGCGTCAGGCCCGGCACCGAGCGCCACTTCCTGTTCGGGCGCAACGTTTCGGCACGTACGCGGCGGTCAGGCCGTCGACGCCGGTCGGGATGCTGCCCTGCGAATCGACCAGGTCCGCAGCCCATTCGGTCTCGGGGGACTCGCTCAGCGGGATCGCGCGGCCGAGATGCCCGGCATCGCCCTGGTAGAGGCCGTGGAAGATGCGCCCGGACTCGTGCCGCTCGAGGTGCCGGTACACGGTGCCGCTGTCGTCGAGCACCTTCGTCCAGAACGACACCGCGGACAGCCGGTTGTATCGCCACGTCGGCACCGCGGCGTCGCAGGCGACCGAACCGAGCATCACCTGCTCGCCGACCGCCTTGTCCACCACAGGCGCAGATACGTTCCGCCGAGAGCCGAGCACAGTTCGGCCGACTCGAGCAGCGTCGCGGCGACCTCGTCCGAGTTGAACAGCGCATCCAGGCGCGCCTGCGCCTTCACGTCGTCCAGCTGCCCGTCAGCGACGGTGAACGTCGGAGCCTGCGAGAACAGAAGATCGGCCATCGTGCGCGCGACGTCGGCCGCGGCCGGGATGTGCAGCTTGTTGTTCCGCTGCGGGTTCGGGCGGCCCCAGAAGAACCGGGCCAGCGCACCGACCACACCGCCCATCGGGTTCTGCGACCGGACCATCTGATTGCCGTGGTAGATCGTCTGCAGGTCGGCGATATCGCCTGTGTACCAGGCGTTATGGATGCGGTGCTCGCGATATGCGATGTCGAACGGCTTCGGGGGGAAGGTGCCGCCAGAATCAGGCAGGGCCACGGGGTCGGCGCTCCTTTCGCGCCGAGCGGCGCGGGTTACGAGGTGGAGTCAGTGGGGTAGACGACCTGGACCTCAGCGGTGAAGTGGCCGGTGCCGGTCGGGGGTTCGTCGGCAGGCGGCGCTTCCTGCGGGGGCTGCGGCAGCACAACCGCGGCGATACCGTTCGCGAGGACCAGGCCGTGCCCGACGAGCGCGCGGACACCGGACAGCTCCGGTGAGCCGCCGGCGCGAGAGGTGGTGTTGGCTTCCTCGATCGCGTCGCCGAGCTGCTCGAACACGGCGATGATCGCGCCGAGGTCGGCGGTCATGGCGTCAGCGAGGGTGCGCAGCGCGTCGACCTGCTCCTGCAGGGCTGAGGTGTCGTCCAAAGTGGGGAACTCCCAGGTCAGTTGGGTTTGCGGTCGTGCTTCTTGCCGCCGCTGTGATCGCCCGGCCACACGCGGAAGACCGCGTGGTAATACTTCGCAGCGAGGCCGTGCACGTACTTCTCGGGAACCTTCTCGGACTGCAGCTCCCGCACCAGCGTCGTGTACGGGTGCGCCGAGATTGCCCACCGCGCCAGGCCCTTTCCCTTCGTCCAGTACCGGTCGAGGGGGCGGGCCTTCTCGTCGCCTACAGGGCCTTCACTCACGGGGTATCTCCTTGGGTCGTTCCGTGAACACGGCCGACCGCAGGAGCGAACCCGAGATGTCATCGACCGCGTATGCGAGCAGTTCCTCGCGCATGTCGACATCGGCGCCGAGGTCGAGGGCGCCGCCGTAGTGCGCGCGGGCGAGCGCGGCCGCGGCGTGCACCGCTTCGTGGATCACGACCTGCTGCGTCATGTGCTCGTCGCACAGGCGCATCAGCCCGAGGTAGCGGCTGCCCGGCTTCACGAGGCCGTGGAATACGCCCTGCGTATCGGCCCACTCCTTCGGCGACTGTCGGCACATCTTCGCGGCAGCGGCCTGCAGTTCGGCGGCGGTGTCGTACACGCGCAGCCGGAACCAGTAGTCGCTGAGGTCAGGCAGCGGGACGCGCACATCGCAGCGGCCGGTCCAGCGAATCACCAGCAGCGGTGCACGTGCGGAACGCGCGGCACCTGCAGCGATCGGGGCAGCGTCGAGGCGAGGTTGATGGTCACCTCAGGCTTGGGGGCGAGACGGTCGGCGGCGCGGCGCAGCAGCGCGGCCACACGGGCGCGAGGGAAGGGCACGGGAAACTCCGGAGCGAGAGAAAGAGTGCGACACCCCGGCCGCCCGCGTGTACTCAGCGGGCGGCCTGGGCTGTATTCAGTTGTCCGCCACCAGATCGGTGCGCGGGGTCATGCGGCGAGAACGCCGGGCGGCGCGGACAGGTCGACGTGCCGGCGCCAACGCTTCTCGGTGGTCGCGAGGCTGTACCGGAACGCGTCGAGGCTGTGGTCGGCGACCTTGATCGGCGCGTCCTTGCCCTGCTCGGTGGCCTTGGGGTCCCACGAGTAGCCGGGGGCCTCGAGCACGAGGCCGCGGCACCGGTCGGACACCTTGAGGCGCCCCGATGCCAGCAGCGACGCCGTCAGGCGGATGCCGTAGAGGACGTCATTGTGGCCGGGGTGCGAGTGCACGCCGTCCTGCTGCAGCTGCACGCGGAACGAGGCCGCGGCGGGGTCGACGATGATCGGCCCGAGGTCGGGCGAGTTGCCGTCCGGGTGGTGCGGCTGCTCGAGCCATTCACGCAGACCGGCCGACAGCTGCGAGTCGGTGCGGCGAGTCTCAGCCGAAGATGCCTGGTGGCGCCACTCGTCGACCGCGTACAGGATGCCGTCGTCGCCGAGGCCGAGCAGGATCGCGGCCGTCGCGTTCGTGGTGCCGTAGTCGATGCCGACGCCGAAGTATTCGACGATCGGGGGCAGCGCCTCCCAGGGCACGACGTGCCGGTTCTGGTCCCACATGTCGTAGATCGCGCCTTCTGCGGACACCCAGTGCCCGAGGATGAACCGGCGGTACCACAGGCCGGTGTACTCGGCGCGAAGTGACGCCTTGTACTCCTCCGTCAGGGACGGGTTGTCGTCGATCGTGAAGTGGAACCGGCGCCAGTTCGTGAGCTGCTTCTCGCCGTTCGGGCCAGGGCCTTCGACGCGGTCGAGGTAGTCCCGCTTGAGCCAGTGCATCGGCGAGTCGGGGTTGGTCGTTCCGAACAGCTGAGCGCCCGGCACCGACATACGGCCGAGCAGCTGCTTGAAGAACGCCATGTCGAGGACGGTGACCTCGTCGCAGAACGCGAGCTGAATGGTCATACCGCGAATCTTGTTCTCGGACATACCATCGTTCGCGCCGACGACGTGCACGAGGCGGCCGAAGATGCGGGCCGTTGCGGCGCCCTGCCGGTACTGCACGTGCGTCGAGAACACCGAGAGCGCAGGAATGGTCATCAGCGGCTCGAACACGTTTCGGAAGATCGAGTCGCGGTTCTTGCCGACGATCACGATTGCACCCTCAGGGCCTGCGGTCGCGATCTTCTCGAGCATCAGCAGCAGCCACGAGAACGTCTTGCCGGCGCGGATGCTGCCCTCGAAGATGTTCACGCGGCCGTCGGCGTAGAACACCGAGTCGATCTGCTTCTCGGACATGCCGATCACGGGCTTGGGTGCGGGTTCGTCGCCGCTCACTGGTCGTCGTCGTCCTTCGGGGATTCGCCCTCAGCGTCGGCGGCCTGCTTGGCGGCGAAGGCGGCCTTGGCGATCGCCTGCTGGCGGCCGACCGCGTTCGTGCGGATCGACCCCATCAGATCGGCGAGCGCCTGGCGGGCCTCGCCCGAGGTGTCCGGCGGGGCAGCGGAATCGAGGTTCATGTACTTCGAGCGACGCTCCATCAGCTTGAGCACCCGGTCGATCGCCTTGAGGTCGCCCTTCACGGCGTCGGGGAAGATGCCGGTGAGCATCGCGTCGAGGCGGTTCAGCTCGAGGTCGATCACGAGTTCGGTCGGCTCGCGCTTGATTTCGGTGATCGCCTCCGACACGAGGCGCTGCGCGGTCGACTTCGATACGTCGAGCACCTTCGCGATCTGAACGATCGTGGCGCCGCGGAGACGCAGCTGCATGGCCTTCTCCTGCAGCTTCGCGCGCTCAATCGCGGATCGGCTGGTCCTGGCACGTGCCATGCGGACCTCCTGTTCAACTGGGGTCCGACGCTCCCGGCGTCTAGACCTGGTCGAGGGGGTGTTCGCTTCGCCGTGCAGGGTGTATTCAGTTGTAGGCGTGTGCGATTGGAAACCGGCCCGCCCAGGCGCTTCGCCGCCACGGATTCAAGGTGTAGGTGTGCGGGAGCTGCCCGAGCGGGCCGGAAGTGGAAGCGCCCCGCGCTCAACCGCCTGCAACGAGGGGCGGGAGCGCGGGGCGAGATAGTGCGGCTGGACTCAGCCCGGCAGGACAATCAGTGTGTGTCCGGGGGTGCAGCCGCAGGTCGATCAGGGCGTGGTGACGATGGTGAAACCAGCGCCGTAGCTGCCCTTCGCGTTCAGTGCATTGACGATCACGTCGGCACGCTGGAAGACGCCGGGGATCAGCGGGTCGATGCGCAGGCCGACAGCCAGGCCCATCCACAGGCCGTCACTCGAACGAGCAACGACGCCGCCCGAATCGCCAGCCTTGGCCTTGGTCACCGAGTTCGAGTGCACGAGGTTGTTCAGCACGGCGATGGAGCCGGAATCGCAGTACGTCGTCTTCGACGAGTAGCCCTGGTGGCACAGCTCGCCGACGCTACCGACGCCGGGGCCGTTGAAGTAGCCGATGCCGTTCAGCACGATCGAGCCGTCAGCGGAGGTGTTCGAGCCGCGAACCTTGGTCTCGTCCAGGAGCAGAACTGCGTAGTCGGGCTTCCGGTCGTCCGGGGTGATGCCGAGCCAGTCCATCGAACCGGGGGAGAACACGTCGGTCTCCTTGCCGATCGGGCCGCGAGCGACCTCGCCCATCTTCCAGACCTTGTTCGTACCCGACGCGCGGCAGTGACCCGCCGTGATCGCCACGAGGCGGTTCTGGTTGTCGCGGCCGACAGCAGCGACAGAACACCAGCCGAGCGTTTCCGACGCGGCGTAGGAGATGCCGTCGCCGGGGTGCAGCACGACACGAGTATCGGGTGCCTCCTGCGCGCCGGCAGTCGGGGCGAGAGTGAACAGGACAGCGAGAACGCCGAATACGGCGATGAGAGCACGCTTCAAGTACAGCTCCTATCTAGTCAGGGTGGAAGGAATCGAACCTCCGACGTCCGAAGACAGCTGGGTTACAGCCAGCTCGCGCGCCATGCGACACACCCCGTGGTGGGCATTTCTGCCCTGCGAGCCTCCGCGCGGGATCGAACCGCGGACCTGCTACTTACGAGGTAGCCGCTACTGCCACTGAGCTACGGAGGCGGACAAGCCGACGCCCCCCGAAGCGGACGACGGCCAGTGCTCCCCAGCGAGGACTCGAACCTCGATTACCGCGACCAGAACGCGGCGGCCTGCCAATTAACCGACCGGGGAATGAAAACCTGACCTTGGGCCGCGGCGGCTCGCAGCCTGTGCGGCACCAGAGGGCCAGGTGTTGTGAAACGTACTGCTAGGAACGTGCTTTCAGCCACGCCGTGATCGCGTCACGGGTCGACTTCGGGTGGTCCGCGTTGTAGGCGACCGTCCACAGCGGAACCAGCTCGCCGCTCGTCGAGCCGCTGACATTGAGCATCGTCCGCGGGATGCCGTCGCCGGGGGCGATCGGCTTGGTGCCTTCGTCGCCGCCGTCGAACGACGTGAACGCCGCCGTCAGGCCCGCGGGCATTCGGCCGACCAGCACGTGCGTACCGGGCACTATGCGGCTCCCGGCGACCGGCACGACGATGTTCGACGAGCCGTTCCAGGTGTCGAACCGCACCCGCACGTCGTCGCCGCCGGTGGGGCCTGACTGCAGCGTGAGCCGACCGGTGCCGGTCGTTGCGCCGCCGAACTGGGCGAAGCTCGGGTAGTGCGCGGCGCTGGCCGCTGTCGAGTGGAAGCAGAAGTACACCGTGATCGGATCGAGCGGTTCACCGGGGATGGTGTTCCAGATCGAGCCGGTGCCGTAAATCTGCGCGGCGGGCGGGCCTGCGATCGAGTCGAGCGTCGACAGGTTCGGGTAGCCGATGCTGGTCGAGGCGTTCGCCTTGCCCTCCCACCTCGAGGAAGGGGAGTCGCCGTCGGCGAACATCGGCCGCTGATCGGTCTGTGCAACGAACCCCTCGGTTGCGTCGAGCGTTGCCCCAACAGGCCAGATCGTCGACCCCGTCGTCGACAGGGCGTAGGCGGTGATGGTCACACGGTCCGTCGTCGGGCCGGGCGTGAACCACCCCGAGATGTATCGCCAGATGCCCGCCTTGAGCGTCACCGTCGTGACCGGGATACCGGAGGCGGCGAACTCGTCTGTGGCGGTGCGCTGCTCGGCCGACATGGTCACGACCTGGTCGACCGAAGATCGAATCTTCATGCTGGCGAAGTACCGGCGCCCTGCAGTGACCGGGACGCGGCCGATCGCAGAGGAACCGATGTAGATTCCGCCGCTCGGCGTTGTCGGTGACGTCGTCCAGGTGATCCGGGCGAAGGTGCCGCCGACGTCCGAGCCTGCCGACACCGCGGCAGCACCGCCGACGCCCGCATACCCCGCCCAGTGCCCGCCGACCGGCGCGACCGCCCGGGGATTCCCCGACAGGTTGCGGATCGGCAGTGCACGCGGGTCGCCGAGCCGAGACCTCACGAGATGCCCTGCGCGAGGACAGACCCGATCCAGTACGCGCCGGTCCAGGTGAACAGGTAGATGTCGGTCGCTCCCGCAGTCGGCGTGACCGTCGGGACCAGGCCCCACTGCCACTTCACATTCGAGAACGTCAGCGTGCGGCCGCCGACCGAATCCTGCAGCAGCTCGAGCGCCACCGTGTATGTGCGCCCGGCCGTACCGGGCACGAACGCGGCCGCGCCGCTGCCGGTCAGTCGCCGCTTGAGCCACGTCGGCTTCGACAGCAAGGTCGGGTTCGACGCGAAGTTCGCGCCGCTCGACCAGTCGTAGAACGGCGTGATCGGAACGACCGTCTCGTCTCGGGCGGCCTCGGTGGCGGCCTTCGCCGTGTTCGCGGCGCCGGCGGACTCGCCCGCCTTCGATGCGGAGGTCGCGGCGTTGCGCTCGGAAGCTGCAGCAGCGTCGGCAGACCCGGCGGCCGCACCGGCGGACGTGCCTGCGGAATCGGCTGATCCTGCGGCGTTGCGTTCGCTCGTCGCGGCCTTACCGGCGGCTTCGACGACGTCGGCGCGGGCCGCTGTCGCGGTTCCCGCTGCAACGCCTGCAGCCTGTGCGTGCTCGTCGGCGGCGCGGACAGCGTCGTCGAGCGCCACCGCCGAACGGCCCGCAGCGGCCGCGTGTTCGCCAGCTGCCCGCGCCTGCTCGGTTGCGGTACCCGCGGCACCGGTGGCCGTCTTCGCGTCCGCCTGCGCGGCGCTGGCGGCACCTGCGGCGGCGCCCTCGGACTCGCCGGCGGCCTTCGCGCTGTCGGCGGCCGCAGTCTCAGACCGGGCTGCCGCGCCTGCTGCCTGCGATGCCGCTCGGGCGCTCTCGCTGACCGTAGCCAGAGACTCACCCGCGGCGCGGGCCGACGCAGCGGCCGCGGTCTCGGATTCACCGGCCGCCTGCGCGGAGCCGACAGCCTGCACCCGAGCCTGCTCGATCGCGCTCTTTGTGCCGTCCAGCTGCTCGACGGCCGCGACGAACGAGTCTGCCTGGGCGACTGCCGCCTCGACGCGCTGCTGCGCTGCACGGGACGCCTCGGCGGCGGTCCATGCCTCGGTGATGATCGGCGGCGGCTGCGGCGTGTACGACTGCACCAGGTCCATCAGGCGATGGGTGCCGTCCGCGGGAATGACGATGTCGAACTGTTCGCGCCACGAGCCGACGGCGACCCGCGCCCGAGCGGGGCCGGGTTCGAAGTCGGGGCTGGTCATGGTGCCGTCGGGTGCGACGCCGACGTACACCTGCGAGGTGACGACGACGCCGGTGCGGTCTGCGTTGTTGCGGCTGCCCAGTAGGTCGAACCAGACGCCACCGGAGCCGGCGGCGTGTGCGATGTCCTTGAAGGACTCGGTGATGACTGCCATGTCGGCCCTCTGTGAAGTTGTGGTGAAGCAATTGCCCCAGGGGGCAGCATCGGCGCGAGGCCGACCGGAAGGCCCTGGGGCTACGCGGAAGACGGAGGAATCGAACCCCACACCCGAAGGTGCCCACTGTTTTCGAGACAGGCCCTGCCCCACGGCTGGATCATCTTCCTGGCTCCCGAGAGGTGTACGTGTCGGGCCACGGGTCTGTCAGAAGCCGCCGCTGTCACACGACGACGAGGACGAGCTGCCGCTGTCGCACGACGACGAGCTGTAGCCGCCGCTGTACGAGGACGCAGCGATCGTCGACGCGAGGAACGCGGAGGCGCCGCCGTCACTGGACGACGAGCTGGACGACGAGCCGTAGGGGCGACGACGAGTGCGGTTCAGTGCCATTCGAACTCCCGAGGTGTGTGTGTTGGGGCGGGGGTTGAGCGGGTGCCGGGAGTCGAACCCGGCCGCTCCCCGGCAGATCACGTGGTGTCCGGGGTTACGAGCGGCATCCCTTTCAGCCGCTCCCGCAGTGCAAGGTCGGCAGGAATCGAACCTGCGACACGTGGTTTTGGAGACCACTGCTCTCCCACTGAGCTACGACCCCTCGGTGACGGCGGGGAACCCGCAGCCGCAGCCAGGGCCACCTTTCGGGCAGGCCCGGTCGACGACCGCCGGCGGTTCCTCGTACTCGTCAATCCAGCGGCGTGACTGCCGCTTCTCTCGTGTGCGCTGCGTCTGGTTGTCGACGTCGTACCCGCAGCCGACCAGGCAGCCGAAGCACTTCTTCATGCGGCCGGTGCGGCGTCCGTACACCGTCGGCCGGGCGCTCGACTTGCCGAGCATCCGGGCCAAGCTGCGCTCCTTCACGATTGGTCCCACCATGCGGGTTCGAACCGCAGTCTCCGGCGTCACAAACCGGCGCTCTACCACTGAGCTACAGCAGGGATGGTTGGTGTGGACGGGTTCGAACCGTCGACTTCCGGCATATGAAACCGGCGCTCTGACCTGCTGAGCTACACACCTGTGTTGGTAGGGGGGTATCCAGCCCCCGCCCGTGTTCGACCGTTGGCTATGGGTCACGGGGCCACGACGATCGCCGCTGAGCACACGGTTTCCACCCGCTAAGGTTTCGCCTCCGGTCACAGACCTGTCGGCATCCCGATTCGTCGTGCACATTGCGCGCCAAGATCGAGCACGCGCACACTCTGTCACTACCGGCACCGGGAGCTACCCAGTGCCTTGTCCCCCCGGAAGGACTCGAACCTTCGACCCGCTGATTAAGAATCAGCTGCTCTAACCATCTGAGCTACAGGGGGATTGGCCTACTTGCCGCGGGTCTTCGCTGCACCCTTCGCGAACGGGTTCGCCTTCGCTGCAGCACCCTTCGACGCCGCAGCCTTGACGGCCGCCTTCGCCGCGGGCTTCGCCGCGGGCTTCGCCGCGGGCTTCGCCGGGGCCTTCGCGCCGGACTTCTTCGCCGCAGCGTTCGCGAGGAACGCGGGCGGCAGACTCTTCTTCGCCATGAATGACCCCTCGGGGGTGTAGGAATGAGAACCCCCGGTACGCGCTGGGGTGCGTACCGGGGGAGCGCTGGCCCACCAGGACTCGAACCTGGAACCATCCACTTAACAGGCGGGCGCTCTGCCAATTGAGCTATGAACCAAGAGGATTGGCGTGTGGGCAGTTCTCGACTGTCACCACTCTCGCACGGCGTAGAGCCTACCACGCGGTCTGCGACACCCTGCATATTGCGGCAAATCTGCTGGTCAGGGCCTCGGGTGCGTATCGAATGGGGAACGTCGCGCATCGGCCCCGCTTGCACTTGGGGCATGATCTGACGTATCGTTCGCGATGCTCGGCCGCACCGGCCGGGCAGCCCCTACTGCAGCAACAGGAAGAACACATGACCGAACGCATCCTGGTCGCCGCGTCCGAGAACGGCAGCCCGCCGTACGCGACGACGCTCATCGACCCCGTCGCCTCCGAGGCGAATGACGAAGTGCTCGTGGTCGGCGCCGCGCTCACCCTGATCATGGAGTCGATCGAGCAGGCCCGCGACGCCTACAACGACGCCTGCGACCTCGCGCTGGGCACCGCCGACTGGCACGCCAAGCGCAGGCTCTACGAGTACGCCGAACGCCTTGGCGAAGCCTCCGAAGATGAGGACTCCATGCTCGGCGAACTGCACGCCGCGATCAGCGACATGCTCGCAGGCGGGAAGGTCGTCCACATCCGCATCCGCACCGCCAGCGAGCGGCACCGCGAAATCACCGTCGCCCCGCCCGCCCGCGCCGACGAGGAAGACGCCCGCCTGCTGCGCCTCGACCTGTTCGACCCGGACACCGAGACCGTGGGGTGGGCGTGATCGCACTGCACGCAGCCGACACGCTGCTCGCTATCACGACGAACATCGAGCAGAAGCCGCCCGGCATGTCCGGCTGGCAGATCACGTTCAACACCCTGACGTTCATCGCGGCGTTCCTCGCGGCCGTCTTCTCGGGCATCGCGGCCAAGCAGAAGAACAAGCACGAGAACCGGGCCGAGTGGTGGCGGCGGTACCAGTGGGCGGCCGAACTCGCGATCGGCCCCGTCGCCGACTCGCAGCTCGTCGGCATCGCGGCGATGAGATCGCTCACGCGGGGCGAGCTTGCCGGCAAGGAAGAGAAGAAGCTGGCGATCGCGATTATGACCGAGGTCATCGACAACCGGCTTCGGCGCGGCAACAATGAGGGAGAGGAGGCCACCAATGGCGGACGCGCAGGGTCGTAGCAGGACGGTCGGCAAGTCGAGCGGCAAGCACATCGAAAAGGGCATCAAGTTCCGGCGGCGGAATGTGCGCTCCCGGCGGCACCTCGCGCGCAAGATCGACGACGGCATGTTCATCGCGCCCGGCCATGTCGCGGGCGTGCACTACGACGTGCCGAAGGCTGCCGCGAAGCCCGCACCCAAGACGGCCAAGACGAGCGCGAGCGAGTCGGCGCCGGACCGGGTTCAGGTCATGGCGGCACGGTTGAAGGTGCAGCTCGAGGACGAACTCGGCATCAAGAGCGAACAGCGGTACATCGACATCGCGAACACCCCCGTCGCAGGCGACCCGCCCGGCGGCGGCGCGAAGGCGTAGCTACCTGCACAAACAGAAAGACCCCCGCACCGTTCAGAGCTGGCGCTCCGGTGCGGGGGTCTTCCTGCGTCAACAGGAAGGAAGCAACATGAAAGGACACATGCCGGGCGTCTCACCGCCGAGTTAGAGAGTACGTTACGCACTCGGTACGCGCAACCCCCCGCGGCAGCAGACCCGGAAACGACGAAACCCCCGCCCTGATCTTCCCAGGTACGGGGGCTTCGTCGTGTCAGACGAGGAGTAGCGACAAGGTGACTTGGCAGTCGCCGACCAGCGTATGTTACGCAGCGTCGTCGCGCAACTCTGCGTATTCGTCGGCGACCGGGTTCGACGACTTGTGCAGCTCGACGACGTCGCCGATCCGATACCGCGGCGTCCCGTCGACCATCACCGCCTGCAGCTTCCCGCGCTCGGCCCACTTGCTGATCGTCGACGCCTTCACCGGCTCGCCGTTGAACCACGGCAGCAGCCGCGCCAGCTCGGCCGCCGACCCGAGTGTGTCCTTGGCCTGCTCCATCATCCAGGCCCGAACTTCCTCGACCGGCCACTGCAGGCCGCAGCCCCGGCACGTCACAGTCTCCTGCGTCTCGGTCGCGTACAGCCGCGTACCGCACTCGCACGAACCTGCGTAGCGGCGCTCCTGCGGCCGGTCGATCGCACGCCGAGCAGCATCCGCCGCCCCGACGACCGCCGAATAGATGCCGTGAATCGACGCCGCATCATCCGCAATGCCCGGCAGGTGCGCCACCAGGTACCGCGATTGGGCCGTCGGACCGTGCGGCGCCGGAACGCCCGTCACGACCGCCACACGGAGCGCGTACGTGCGCACCGCGCGCGACAGGTTCACGCGGGCATCCGACGCCCGCTGATTGAACGGCACCACCCGCTCCTTGTGCCCCGACGTACCGAGGTTCGCCGGGCGCAACGCGTCGGTGCGCGTGATCGTCACTTCGAGGTCGTCGAGCCGATCGGGCACCTGCTCGAGCACCTTCATCAGCGTGCGGCGCTGCAGCTTGTCGAGCACGCCCGCCGTCGGCGGAATATGCGGTGCAGGTGTCACGCGGCCGCCTTCGCACGATCGCCCGGCGGCGGCGTCGTCACCGGATGCCCGCCGTGCCGCTTCTTCGGCGTCAGCGTGATCTCCACGTACCCGGTGTCCTTCTTGCGGTCGTTGATCCGCACCAGGCCCGGCCACTGCCGCTGCAGCTCGGCCACCGAGTAGGCGACCTTCTCGGGGGTGCGCTTCGTCGACGTCTCGGCCTGGCAGCCGCCGGGGTCGGTGTAGAAGTTCGCCTTCGCCGACATGCCGTCGTGTCGCACGACCGCGCCGTCCCACCACCACGCCCGCAGGCTCATCTCGTGCTCGTCCTTGTACGGCACCGTGAACTCGTTCACCGGGTGACCGGGGCGCACGTAGCAGCCGAACAGGGAGAAGATCAGGAACTTGAGACCCTCGCTGATGCGGCCCGGCTTCATGTAGAACGCATTGATCACCGGCGCCAGACCCCACAGGTACAGGTCGCGGGCGGCCGTCTCGCGGAACATCATCGTGAACAGGCCGTCGACGTCCTGCACCGCGCGCAGCGTCTTCGCGTCGAGGGCTTCCATCACGTCGGTGACGTCGTCGTCGATGCACACCAGCGGCGTGCCCTCGGGGTAGTCGTTCGTGATGAACGTGCGCTGCGGGGTGATGCCGCGCATCGCCGTCGCCTTCACGTTCACGCCGTGCTGCTCGGCGAGCGCCCGGTACTGCTCGAGCTGCGGGTCGTTGTCGTGCAGGTAGATCGTGATACGGGCCGGGTCGACGCCGCCGTTCAGCAGGAACGGGAGCGTCTTCTTCGCGATGCCCTCCGCTCGCTGGAACGACGGGATCGCGACCTGGTACTTACGGGGGGCCATTCTCACTGGCGCACTCCTGTGTTGGAATCGAATCGGGGTGCATCCAGGCCACCGATCAGGCGGCCGGACTGCTTCTTCGAGAGGGCGACACTGCGGAGCGGGGCCTCGCCCGCCTTCAACTCGGCGGCCATCTTCTGCTCGCGCTCGGTGCGTCGCCGCAACGCGTACTCGGTCTCCTTCGCCGCGGTGAAGCAGTCCTTCATGCCGCTGAGCGCGTAGTACACGATCGAGTACCGGTAGCCGTCGGCGTGCGTCGCCTTCATCGGCGTGACGCCGTGCACCAGCTCCCAGCCGGGGAAGAACGCCGCCCAGCCGTCGCGGCACGGAATCACGGTGTCGTACTCGGGGATCGACAGGTAGCCGCCGCGCATGTGCCGGCGGAACACCGGCATCGCCGACCACGCCTTGAAGTTGAAGCCGTCGCGGTGATACGGCAGCCGCGCCGACAGGTTGATCACGCCCGACGTCCAGTAGGAGTCGCCGAGCTTCCACTCGGGCAGCACGACGTCGGTCGCCCGGTCGCCGTTCTCGACGAGCTTCGGGTCGATGTCGGCGAGCTTGCCGCGCAGGATGTTCGCCCACTGCTCGAGCTGCACGTGCCCGGCCGGGGCCTCGGCCATGAGCGACGTCTGGCTGCACGCCTCGCGGCGGTACACGGGGCGGCGCGGGCTGTAGCCGAAGGTGCGGCCGCGGTTGTCGTTGCCCGATGCGCGGCCGACCTCGGTCACGGTGAAGTCGAGCACGGTCTCGCGCAGGTGCTCGCCCGCGGGACCGAGGTTCAGGTACGCGAACACCGGCTCGCCGCTGTCGGCGTCGAACGCGATGGTCTCGCGCTGCACGGTCGGGCGCAGGTCGTCGACCTTGCGCCCGACGAGCTGCGTCGCCTCTTTCGCGGTCATGGCCCGCTTGACGTGCACCAGTTCCGGTGCGGGGCTGGTCATGCGGCCTTCTTCACGCCCACGAAGTCGTCGGCGATCAGCCGGTCGGTGACCGCGTGCGCGGCGTCGAACAGGCTGATGCGGGCGCCCTGCTGCTGCGCCTCGGCGATGTAGCCGCGGAGCGACTGCTCGACGGCCTGGATCACGTCGCCGCGGCCGACGAGCTGCCGGGTGACAGCGGTCGGCGCCGCGGGCGCGGGCGCGGTGTCAGCCTCGGGGGTCGGGGCGGAATCGGTCAGGGTGGTGCTCATTTCGCGTTGCTCCAATCGCAGGAGAGGCCGCCCGAGTAGGCGCCCTTCTCCCAGACGCACAGGACGGTGCGGCCGTCGGGGAGGTTGACGTTGTGGGGGTAGATCGCGGAGGGCTTGCCGTTGAATTTGTTGCCCGCGGCGCGCTCGTTGCCGGACTTGAACGACTCCTCGGACGCGCCGCAGCTCGTCAGGGTGAGGGCCGCGGCGGCGGCGACCGCGAGAACGGCCGCCGCCCGCTTCACGCGCTGCATCAGGCAGCAGCCTCGACGTCGGCGCCGGGGGCCTTCTCGCCGGTCGCTTCCTCGAGGAGCCGCATCACCGTCTCGGCGTTCGACGCGGTGTCGTACTTCTCGCCCAACTCGGCCAGCTGATCGACCATCCACACGTACGCATCACCCTGGTACGACAGGATGATCGACCGCGTGTCCGACTGCGCGTAGCCCTCGAGCTTCTCGTCCATCGACTTCTTGTTCGCCATGCCGGGGTCGTCGTCGCCGTACTTCGGTTCGGGCTTCGACTGCTCGCCCTCGTCGGGGTCGCTCGCCGGCGCGGCCGCGGCGATCGCATCCTCGGCTGCCTCGCGCAGGTCGGCGAGCATGTCGTCGACTTCCTCGAATGTGAAGCCGGTGCCGTCGAGGTCGCCGTCGAGGTCGGTGAGCAGGTTCGTCAGGATCGTGCTGTTGTAGTCGCCGAGGTCCGCGGTCTTGTTGTCGGCCAGGACGATGCGCTTGGCGGTGTCCTCGTCGACGTCGACGTGAACGGCCTTCACGGTGGGCCAGCCGAGCTGCTTGGCGGCCTGCAGGGTGTGGTTACCGGCGAGGACTTCGTTCTTGCGGCCGGTCAAGCTGCCCTTGTTGACCACAATCGGCTTGTACTGGCCGACCTTCTGCAGGGACTCGGCGATCGCGACGACGTCGCCAACGCGCGGGTTGTCCTTGTACTGCTTGAGGGTGCCGACCTTCGCGTCGACAACGGACAGATCGTGCACTGCGGTGCTCATTCGGGAGTAGCTCCTGGTAGTTCGGGGAGGAAAATGCCCTGGTCTTCGAGGTATGCGTCGAGTTCGAGGAACCAGAGAAGTTGGTCGTGAAGGGTGTTCGCGGGCGTGCGGTTGATGCCTGCTACTGCCACCACCGCTTCTTCCGGGCGGGCGCCTTCGCCACGGGAAGGACGTTGCCGTCCGGGCTGAGCGCGATGAGGCCGAGCGCCTGCGCCTGGTCGACGATCTGCGCGTCCCGCTTCGCCTGGGCCTGCAGTGCGACAAGCTCGGCGGCGCGCTCCTTCTCTGCAGCGGCCGCCTTCTCCCGGTCGGCCTCCTGCTCGCGAATCTGGCGCACCACGGCGCTCACGCGGGCACTGACCTCGCTCGGCGGCCCAACCTCGATCGCGCGGAGCAGCTTGCAGACGTCGCGATGCCCCTTGATCGCTTCGGCTTCGGTCGCGTACTTGCGAACCGGGGTGCGGGCGGTGAGCGCAGCGAGGGTGAGCGATCGCTCGGTCTGCCGGTGGACGGACGTCCTGAACATCTCGCCGTACGCCCCGGCCCAGTCGGTCGAGACCGACCAGTCGCCGATCTTGTCGCGCGCGACCTTGCGGTAGTCATCGCCGGCAGCGCCGAGGATCGCGAACTCGAACGCGCTGATTTCGTTGCCGCGTCGGTCCTTGTGGCGGGGTTCGGTCGGTGTGTAGTCGCGCGAGCGGTAGAAGTCCATGTCTGGGTCGCAGATGGAAGCCATCAGCGCCTCCGCTCGGCGAGCAGCAGCGACCGGGCGCTGCGACGGCGCCTGTTCCCCGACGCTGCGGCAGCCACGGCGACCGCGGCGAGCGACACATACAGGGCGATCATCAGCCACAGCGGCAACAGAACCAGCGACCAGGACCAGTCGATCACGTCGCACAGGCGCAGCACGACGAACGCGACGAGCAGCGTTTCAAGGAGACCCATCAGGCAGCCACCTCGATCGTCTGCTCGATCGTGCCCTGCGGCGTGATCTTGAGGTCGCCGAACACGTTCGGGGCGAGCTTGTGCAGCTCACGCAGGATCAGCACCGCGACGGCGCGAATCTCACGGTCGGCGTGCACAGTGCCGCGCAGCACGAGCACATCGCGCCACGCCCGGTAGTTACCAGTGACGAAGAGGCGGGTCTCGCTGGCGTTCGGGAGGATCGAGCGCGCAGCCTCACGGGACATCTTGCGGGCCTGCGTCAGCGTCGTGTCCTCGAACGTCTCCTCGATGTACTCGTCGAGCAGGTCGGCGATGTCGCAGTACGCCTGCTGAACGATCGACGTCGTGTCGGCGAAGATTTCGAGGAGGTTCTGCCCCTTCTCGAAGTCGGGGTCGTTGATCGCCTGGTCGAGCAGGGGCGGCATCACGAACAGGCCGTCGGCCTCGTTCACGAACCGCTGCGACAGCTGCGAGTAGGACAGGTGGCGGTGGCGGATCAGCTCGTGGGTGCAGGCGCGGCTGATGCCGGTGACGTAGAACGTCGCGGTGCCATGCTCGAGGACGGACTCGTGGCCGACGCTCAGGATGTGGTTCAGGTAGTCGGCGTTCGTCGCGGTGCGCGGGTTCGGGCGGTTCCACGACTGGTAGCAGGCGCGGCCCGCGGCCTCGGCGACCGCGGAGCCGCCGTCGAACGTGTCCTCGACCTCGAACCGCTCACCGTCGCCGGTGTCGACGCCACTGAACACGGTCGACGCGACCAGCTGCACGCGGGGGCCTTGCAGATCAATACTCAAAAGGGTTGTTCTCCTGCAGAAATGGTGGTTATCGGCGGATGCGGCGGGTGCCGTACCAGGCGCCGGCGCCGACGATCGCGAGAAGGGCGATCAGGAAGACCAGGGCGCCGATCGCGCCGAGCGGGTTCACGCCGCCGCCGACCGTGTGCCGCGTCCAGGTCATAGGCCAGTAGTACGAGTGGAAGTAGCCGCCGCCGGGCGTGTAGTACGGCGCCCACATCGAGCCACCCGAGTAGTGGTTGTTCACGATGACGGTCTGGCTGCGGCCCGAGCCGATCACCGTGCGGTTGTTGACGATCGAGGTTCGGTTGCCGCTGTTCGTGTTCGTCACGGTCGAGCTGCTACCGGTCGGGGCGGGCTTCGACGTCGGGGCGGCCTGCGTTGTCGAGGGCTTCGGCGCGGAGCTCTGCGGCGGCGCCGTGGTGCTCGGCTTCGGTGCGCTGGACGGTGCGGCCGTGGCGCTCGGCTTCGGGGCGCTGCCCGTTGTCGCCGCCGACGACGCGCCAGAGGACGGTTTCTGAGTCCCCACCGTCCCGCTGGACGCCTTCGGTGCCGGGGCCGACACCTTGGGCGCGGCAGCCTTCGGGGCCGCTGGGGCGGGACGTGGGGCGACCGGCGCCGGCGCGGCCGCAATGATCCGCGCCGACGCCTCAGCTGCCAGTAGTGCCAGGCTCACCTTCCGCCCCCTCGTCCCATTGCTTTCCTGTGATGTCCTTGTGCAGCACCCCGTGTCCGGGCGGGTGTACGCAGTCGAGCAGCCACGCCCCGGACTCGCGCTGCACCTCGCGGCGGGCCGTGCAGACCTTCGTCTTCGGCGGCCCGCTCAGCGACGGGTGGTCAGCGGCGCTCACTTACCGGCAGCCGCCAGCCAGCGGAACAGGGCGTCACGCACCTCGGGGGACAGCTCGGCCGCCGACGGGAACGTCGTGTTGTCGGTGAAGTGCTCCTTCGGCCGCGCGACCTCGATCGACCAGCCATATTCGCTGTCGAAGTTCATGGCGGTCACGGCGTAGTCGCCGCTGCTCTCGGGGGAGTCGACGCTGTCGGGAACGGAGGTAAGCATGAGGAGCTGAGGGCCTTTCGAGGGGGTAGGGGGTTTACGCCGCGGCGCGGGCGCGGTCCTTCGACGCTGCCCGACCTGCGGAAAGACACGCCTTGCAGGCACGGGAGATGCGTCCGTGGTGGATGGACCAGCGGGTGTTCTCGGGGGTGAAATCGTGGTCGCGGCCGCACTTCTTCTTGCGAAGCTTGCTGCGGTCGAAGCCGATCGGGTAGCCGTCGGCGTCGAGTTCGATCTGGTGCTTCTCGGACATGGGCTGGCCGAACTTCACGCCGCCCCAGACGCCGTCCTCTTCGCCGCGTTCGGTCGCGTCGGTGAGGCACTGGCGGCGAAGGCTGCACCCCTCGCACACGGCCTGGGCCTTGTCGAACTTCTTGTGATCGGTCGCGGCGGGGAAGAACAGTTCGGGGTCTTCGTTACGGCAGGGGGCGGGGCTGCTCACGGGGTCCAATCGGGTTGCGGTGGCCTACTTCACGCGCCGGTATCCGTGTCGGGCGCTGGCAGTGCGCCGGGTTCGGGCCGGGTCGGGTGCCCACATCGGGGGCTGGTGTCGGGGCTTGCTGGCCTGGGTGTACTGCTCGACGATCTGGTTGAACCGCTCCATCGCGGCACGCATGTCGCGGGTCGCCTGCGCGAGGCTCACGTCGCGGCCGCCGCTGCGGCGCGGTTGCGTTCCTCGATCGCGTTCCGCAGGTACACCGCGAGGTCAAGCACTTCCTCGTACGCGTCGAGCAGGCTGTCGCGGCCGTTTCCGGGCTGCAGGGTCGTCCCGTACTTGCCGAGGCCGAACTCCTTGCGCTGCTGCAGGTCGACGCTCACGAGGTCGTGCGCGGACGGCCCATCGTTCGCGACCGGCGCCGGCAGGTTGTTCAGGCCGTGCAGGGCGCTCACGCGGCGACCGGCTTCGGCAGCGGGGTCGGGATGTGCACGTCGTACATCTCGAAGATGCGGCGATGGTTCGGGCCGACCCAGCCCTCGGGCTTGATGTTCTTACCGTCGGCGCGGTAGATCGGCTTCCCGTCGGGGCCGAGCTTGCGCATGTTCGCGGCGTGCACCTCGTCGAACAGGGCCTTGAACGGCGGCAGGCCGAGGTCGCGTGCAGCGAACCGCACCTCGACGAGCAGCCGGTTCAGCCACTCCTCGATCTGCGCCATGAGCTTGAGCGCGTCGGGCTGGCCGGGGAACACCCGGCGGGACAGGAACTCGTGCTCGGCGTACAGGTACGGGCGCATCGCGCCGCCGAGGCCGACGATTTCGGTCGCGTAGCCGCGCGGGTTGTAGCGCAGGCCGTACGCGTGCAGGGTGCCGTGCGCGATGTATGCGGTGTCCACGAGGCCGTCGGCGACCTCGAGCACGTCGCTCAGGGCGGCGGCGTCGATCGTCTCGTCGAACTCTTCCTGCAGCAGCTTGACGCGCAGCTTGCGCAGCTTGAGCGTCGGCATCGTGAGGTCCGTGTGGATGGGATGCCCGAATACTCGGGCGTACTCGCCGACCGCGTCGTGTTCGCGGATGGTCATGCGGTGAAGTCCTTTTCGCGCTCGTGGATCATGCTGTAGACGGTGTCGAGGGGGACTGGTTTCAGGCCCCAGGCGTCGGGGCCGATGTGCAGGCTCCGGGCGGCTGTCCAGTGCTGGTCGGTGTGGATGTGCCCGTGCAGTAGCCAGTCGTCGCCGTTGTCGTGCAGGCGTGTCTCGGGGTACCGGTCTTCGGTGCTGTAGCGGTCGCCGTCGCCCCGGTACGGGAAGTGCGACAGCCACAGCCGAACGCCCTTCATGCCGGGGATGCGTAGGCTCGCAGCGGTCGTCACGGACGCGAAGACGTTGGTGAACAGGGGGAGCCGTTCGAGGGCGTCCCGGTTCCGCGGGTGCGGGGTGTCGTGGTTGCCGAGGATGTAGTCGATGCGGAAGAACTCGGTGAGCGGCGCGATCTTCTTGAGCGCGAGGGCTTCCTGGCGGTGTGTGCCGCTGCTGAGGTCGCCGCAGATGATGAGTCGGTCGCCGAGGCTGAGCGTGTTCGCGATGCCCGAGAGGATAGCGAGGTCGTGCGCCTCGACGGTCGGGAAACCGCGGTGGACGGTCGCGACGGTCCGATGCCCGAGGTGGAGATCGGAGGTCACGTAGTCGGCCACGCGGTTCCCCTTTCGTCGTGATTCGGTGGGGCGAACTTCCCCGTTACGCAAGAGGTTACGCGATGTTGCGCGGTAACAATGCGCATTCTGGGGTGAACTCCGTCACACTCGCCGCTCGAGTCCTGCAGCCAGACTCTCGATGCGGTAAACGAACTCGTCCCACGACTCGCCCGGCCGCACCCCCTCCCGCGCCGCCTCCTGCAGGGCAGCCCGACGAGCGCGCATATACCGCTGGTGCCGGGCCTGCGCCCGCTGCACACGAGCGAGCGCACGAAACCGCTTCCACGCCTTCCACCTGCGCACCACTACAGATCAACCTTCACGAGGTCGAGCACCACCGAACTGCGGCCCCGTGCACCACCGCTGCTCAGCTGCGCCTGTGCCAACTTCCAGTAGTGGCCGTTCCCGTCCGGGCCGAACACGCTCGGCGCGATACCGGGGCCGACCGCGGCGGGCAACAGCTTCGTCATGGGCAGGGCCATCTCGCGGGCCGCCTGCCTACGCAGGTCGCGCGCTTCGGTACGCATCGTTTCGGGGCCGATGCTGCCCGCGAAGTGCGTCGCCGCATAGTTCGCGACTTCCTCGAGGGCGTCGGCGACCCGCAGGCGCTTCTGAGTGTTCGCGTCGGGGGTGTCGCTCACTCGGCCCCCTTCCGGCGCCCGTACAGCTCGGGCAGCACGTAGAAGCGGAACGTGAAGTACCAGACGAACCCGCCGCCGTAGACCATCCCGCCGATCCAGTGCAGCAGCGTCGACTCATCGTTACTGCCGCGCAGCAGCATCGCCGCGAAGATCGCCAAGGCGAGAACGAACGCGCTGCGCGGGTTCGGCTCCCAGCACGCGCGACCGATCTTCTTGGCGCGCTCACGGGTACGGCCCCACAGCTCGGCGAGGGCGGGGCGCCGCGTCCACCACCACTGCCGTAGCCGCGCCCTCACGCCGCCACCTGCGCGGCCGCGGACTTCTCCGACGCGATGATCAGGCGCGCGAGGCGGTCGAGGCGCGACTCCGTCGACAGCGGCAGGCGCTTCGTGTACGCGTCCGTGTGCTGCCCGCCGGCGAGGTAGCCGATCAGGCCGCCGACCGCGTCAGCCCACTGGACCAGCGTGTACGGGCCTTCCTGCTGCCAGTCGCCCGTGCGGATGCGGCGCAACACGTCGTTGCCCCACACCTCGAGGTCGTCGGCGGCTGCGTACGTGAGCAGGTCGGCGAGGGGGCGCAGCGGCGACCGGGCCGGGCACGCGGCGATCGCGTCGGCCGGGTTCACGACCTCGAATACCGGCAGCGTGGGCCACTCGCCATGCTGCCCGGCGATGCCCCAGCCCTTCGCGACGCCGTCGATGCTGTCACCCAGCGCGCGCAGAGGATTCGCGACGAGACCAGCGAACGCGGGCACCGGCACCTCACCCTTCGCGGCGAGTTCGAGGTACCGCGAGGCGACCATCGAGCCGAGGCTGTAGCCGACGAGGCCGAACCGTTCGCCGGTCGCGTCGCAGTACCGGGCGAAGACGGACAGCTCCCTGATGCCAGCCTCGATCGACTCGGCCATGCTGACCTTGCCGAGGACGTTGTTCTCGGCGTTCGCGGGGCCGATCGCGGCCGGGTAGTTGACGCCGACGCAGTCCATGCCGGCGGCGGTGAGCTTCGCTGCGACACCGGAGAGCAGACCGTGCACCTCACTGGTCGCGTCGGGCGCCTTCTCCGAGGTGCCGCGGAGGAAGAAAACGAGTGTCAAGCTGGGAGAACCTTACAGACGGGCCGCCACACGATGAACGCGCCGACGACGAGAAGGGTGATGCAGAGAATCAGGCCGCCGGTCATGCGCCTGCTGCGGGGGAGCCGCTGAGCAGGCCCTCGGTGACGAGCTTGCCGAACTTCGCGGCGGCTTCCTCGAGGGTCTGGTCGATCGAGGCGGCCTGGTTCGCGGGGTCGATCAGGCTGACGAGGCGGGCGAGCTGGTCGCCGATGTAGAGAGCTGCGTGCACCGATGCGGCGATCGGGTCGCCGGAGATGGTCGCGACAGCAGCGGCGCGGTGGTCAGTGTTCTCCATCTGGAATCTCCTGGGGGGCTTCGGATGTGATGCTCGCGAGTTGCATGTCGAGCAGGGACAGGGGCTGGATGCCGAGGCGTTCGGGGTCGGTCTCCCCGGCGAGGGCGGCGAGGACGTGCCCGAAGTGCATGAGGGTGACGTCGGCGCGCATCTGCGGTGTCTGGTTGCGGGGGATCGTGCCGATTGCCGCGGCGAGCTGTTCGGCCTTGTGGTTGAGGACGATTGCGGCGACCTTGTTTCGACGTTCGGGGCCGTCGATCATTCGGTTCTCCTGTGCGGTCGGTGCGTTCGGGACCAGGCCCGGAACTCGTGGAAGGTCAGGTCGACGCAGGTTGCGAGGGCGGTGTTTCGGCTGTCGGGGACCACGCGGGCCTTCGTCGTGAAGGTGTCGCCGCACGGGCAGGTGTGCGACGTTTCGAGTACCTGCCCGAGCTTGTCGGCGAGCAGCCCGGTCACGGGCAGTCTCACTCGCGGGTTTCCCGGCCGTCGAGGCTGTGATGCGAGACGAGCCACCCCATCGAGCCGTCCGGGCGCGGCACCGGCGACGTCGTCGGCCCGCACAGGCAGTCGTCCGAGGTGTCGTGCTCCACGAGGTCGTTCACCGGCGTGACGTGCACTTCATCGGACGGTTCGTCGTAGCCTGCGACCCAGCGGGCGCTCACCCGCCGACCGCGACGTCGTCGAGGCCGTACGCCCGGTCCGGCCGCCACGCGATCAGCACGCCAGTCTTCTCGCCCAGCTCTGCGATCCGCTTCCGCACGTCGAGGTGCGTCACCTGCGAGTCCGCGTCATACGCGTGCCCGTCGATGCCGTCGAGCACCGCGCGCGTCAGCTTGTCGAGGTCGGGCCGCTTCACCGCGGGCGGCGTCGGCCGCGTCTTCGGGGTTGCCTGCGGGCGCGGCATGACGAACCGCAGCGTGACCGACACCGGGCCGGGGAGCGGCGCCGAGTGCAGGGCCGCAACCTTCGCGATCGCGGCCCTGAACGGCTTCACGCCCTTCGACGACTCGGCGAGCACCGGCTTGCCCTTGCGCATCCCCTTGAACGACTTCGACCCCTGCGGGGCGGGCCGGGACGGGACGAAGAACTCGGGCAACTAGGTGCCCTTCACGTTCATCAGCTGCCGCAGCTCGTGCAGCACCTCGACGAGCGGCGCCGAGTCAGCGATCACGACGTCGATGTCCTTGTACGCGTCAGGGATTTCGTCGATCCACGCCTCACCGTGCCGGTACTCGATGCCCTTCATGCGGTCGGCGAGGTCGGCCTCGGTGAACCGGCGCTTCGCCTCCGCGCGGGAGAACACGCGACCGGCACCGTGTGGCGCCGAGTTCAGGGACGCCTTGTTGCCCTTGCCGCGCACGATGTACGACTTGGTGCCCATCGAGCCGGGGATCAGGCCGAGCTTGCCCGCTCGGGCGTCGATCGCGCCCTTCCGGGTCAGGTAGGTGTGCTGGCTGTCGTCGCCGACGAGGAACGTCGACTCGGTGTAGTTGTGGTGCGCGTTGATTCGCTCCACCTCGACGTCGAAGCGGTCGACGCCGAGCCATTCGGCGAACACGGTGACGTACCGGTCCATCATCTCGTCACGGTTGTACGCGGCGAACAGCTGCGCCCAGTTCAGGGCGCGCAGGTAGGCGTCGAACTTGGGGGTGTTCTCGACAAGGAACGCGTGGTCCTTGTGCTCGAGCTGCACGCCGGCGGCCGCGCACTGCTCCTGTGCCGCACGGATGAAGTGCTGCGCGATCTTGTTGCCGACGCCGCGGGAACCGGAGTGCAGGAACAGCCACACGTGGTCGCGTTCGTCGAGGCACAGTTCGATGAAGTGGTTTCCGCCGCCGAGGCTGCCCAGCTGCTCGCGCCACTTCGGGGAGTGTGACAGGTCGACGCCGAGGTTCCGGGCGAGCCGGTCGAGCTGCGCGATGCGGCCCGCGGTGTGCGCGAACCGGGTCGTGTCGGCGTTGTAGTTGCCGGGCGACAGGGGGATCGCGGCCTCGATCGCTTCGCGCAGGTCGGCGAGCGTGCACGCCTTGCCCATGCGGACGGGCTGCTCGTAGCCACGAGCCTGCACCGTGTACGTCTCGGCGTTGCGGTCCAGATCGGCCTTCGTGTAGCGGGTTTCGACGGCGATCATGCCGCAGCCGATGTCGACACCGACCGCGGCCGGGATCACGGCGCCGCGGGTCGGAATCACGGTGCCGACGCTGCTGCCCTTGCCGACGTGCGCGTCGGGCATGAGGGCGACGTGCGGGTGCACGAACGGGAGGCGGGCGAGGGCTTCGGCCTGCTCCATCGCCTTTGGGTCGAGGATTGATGCGAACGAAACGACTTCGGTCACGGGCGGTGCTCCTTCGGGTCGATCACGCCGACGACGACGGGCGGGCCGTCGACGGGGATGCGGATACACACGACCTTCGCGTCGTGCTTGCGGGCGTAGTTGACGGCAGGCACCTCGCGAGTGAAGGTGCGTCGGCGGTTGTCGCGGGCGGTGCCGCCCATGTCGAGTTCGACGGCGTCGCCGGTCTGCCGGTACAGGACGTAAAGGTCTGTGGCGCTCACGGTTCCAACTCCACTTCGGTATCCGGGGGCAGGATCAGGTTCTCGACGCCGCGCGCGGTACGGCAGCGCAGCCGCACATGCGACGCCTTCACGTCGACGTCCAGCAGCATGTAGATGCGGCGTTCGTGCCGAATCGTCTTGCCCGCCTGGTTGTATCGGAGGTCTTTCGCCTTCACGCCGCGGCTCCCGTCTTGCCGGTCCGAACGCAGTTGATGCAGTTCCCGGCGCTGTGGTGCCGCACCTGGCCGTGCTTCCGGCCCATCGCGCGGCCGCAGGTGCCGCAGGTCTCGGGTACCGGCGTGCGGAGCGGGCGCAGGCTGCCGGTGCGGCGCGCGGTGCTGTAGCAGCCCCGGCAGAGCGGCGAGTTCGGGGTCGCGCGGTGCACCGAGTCGATACCGACGACGTTCTCGTCCTCTTCGGTGCGGAACGGGCGCGTGCACACGGCGCAGGCCGACGTCGTCGCGGTCGGTGCGTCGCCGTCGGGGTAGGCGAGCGCGGTGAGCGCCTGGTGGGTCTCTGCGTCACCGCGGCACTGGATGCCCGCCCAGATGCCGCCCGAGGCGACGATGGGGTGCGTAACGGGGTCGGCGTAGAGCAGGGTGCCAGCGGAGAGGGCTTCGCGTGCACACTCGTCGATCGGGCGGGGGCAGCTGGTGTGGCACGCGTTGCGCGCCCACGTTGCGCCGAGCCAGGTTTCGGCTTCTCCGGGCTGTGTGTAGCGGTTCGGGTGCTGCTGGCAAGGGGTCAGTGTCACGGGGGCTTCTGTGGGGAGGGGCGTACGCGGTATGTGATGTCCGGTCGAGTATCCGTTACGCGTACCGGGTTCGTCAATCTGCGTACATGTGCGTAACATGCGTACCGCGGGGGCGACCCGGAAAACAGGCCGACGACCCGCTCCCATGCGTCTCACGTTTTGACCCACAAAGGACACCCGAATGACACCCGCACCGAAGGCCAACGTCGCCGGCGGGGGCACGCGCAGGCTGATCAAGGCCGCGCAGACCCTCGCCCGCCGACACGACTACCTGCTCAAGTGGATCGAGAAGCAAGGCCCCGGCCCCGCGAAGACCAGCAACGAGCGGATGCAGCGCGCCGAGGCGGCCGCCCTCGAGGAGGTGCTCGCGTACTTCCGCGACACGAACCTCGCACCGAACATCGGGTTCAAGGCCCGGTATCGCGCGTACCGGCACACGCTGCCCCGACGCGAGCACCAGCCTGATTTCGTGCCGTCGACCGGGCATAAGGGCGTCCTCGAGGACCACCAGTTGTTCGAGTCGGTGCTCGGGCTGAGCGGTGAGCTGATCTACGTGTGCACCTGCAGCAAGTGGTCGGGCGCCGACCTTGCCGCGCACCAGCTGGCCGAGCTGACGGATGCCGGGTACGTGGTTGCGGCGATCCCGGATGCGGACAACCCGAGTCCGGCGCTGTGGGAGACGGCTTACAACGTGCAGGACGACCTGTCGCGGGTGCCGTCGAAGGACACGCTGCGGATCGCGACGGAGATTGTCGACGTGTACTTGAACGGGCAGGACCATGAGACGGTGCACGTGCTCGGGCATGATGCCGCGGTCGCGAAGTGGAAGGCTGCGGCGAAGAGGGCTGCAGCATGAGCGCCGTCGACATCATCGCCTCGCATCAGTACAAGCCTGACGGGCAGCTGCTCGGCACGCGGTGCACCCACATCGAATGCGACTGGTTCGTCCCCGCGAGCACGCCCTTCACGGACATGCTGACGAGCTACGGCGAGCACGTCGAGGCTGCGCTCAGCTCCGCGGGCCACGTGATCGTCGAGCTGCCCGAGGTGGCACGGTCTGCGCGGTACGACGCTGAGGTGTCGATCGAGGGGCCGGGCCTGGATGGGGCGCACGAGCTGACCGACGACCCCCGCACCACCAGCGAGCGACGGAAGGCGGGGGCATGACCTCGACTGTCAGCAGCAACACGGACGTGAACTACTGGGTGGATGCGAAGTTCGGCCGGTACCTGGTCGGCAACGACAAGGACAGGGCGATCAGATACCGCGACAAGTTCCAGCCTGACGGCGTCGTGCGGAAGACGACTGTCGTCACGACCTGCGTCAGCGAGGTTGTCGCGTGAGCGGCAGCGTCTACGAGTTCCGGTGCAGGCAGGTGTTCAACGTGTTCGGTGCGCCCGGCATCCCGAACACCTATGAGGCGTGCCTGTACCGGGACGGCCGCCGCATCAAGCGGGTGACGTCGTGGCGTCGGCGGAAGGTCGAGCAGCAGTGCATCGTGTGGCGCGACCTGTACGACGCCGTGCCGAAGGGCGACGCCCCGAAGCCGCGGCCGAAGGTGAACGGGCCGTGCGGGCGTGGTGTGTGCGCTGCACCGGCCGGGCACGCCGGTAACTGCGACGAAGCGAGCGGCTGGGCATGAGCCTCGTCTACATCCGCACCGCGTACGCCGTGCCTGCTAAACGCGGCCGCCGCATCCGCTACACCGGCGACACCACCCCTCGCACCGGCACGATCGTCGCCGCCGCCGGGCAGTACCTCCGCGTCCGCTTCGACGACGAGCCGCGACGCATCCACTCACTCCACCCGACCTGGAAAGTCGAATACCTCGAGGAGACCCCCGATGAGCAGGCGTGAACACACGTTCTGGCTGGCCCTGATCGGCGCAACGCTGATCCTCGCAATCACGCTGTGGGCGGCGTTCGGATGAGCCGCCGCGACACCGCAGTCGACGCCGCGGCCGCGTACACGTACGACGCCGCCGTCGGCAGCATCGACCGGTTCCCGCCGTGGCCCGAGCTGACCGAGGGCGAACGCGATGTGTGGCGCAACGAGATTGCGCCGATTGTCGACGTCGTGCTCGCCTCGATCGGCGACGCCGCAGCTGCTGCCGCGTGAGCGGGTACACGCCGTGGCACCCGTCGATGCAAACCGACGAAGCCCGAGCGGCAGTGCAGGAGTGGGCGGCCCGCGCCACCTTCCACGACCCGCACGACCCCGAGATGCTGATGTGCCTCGACAAGGGCGACATTGTGTCCCGCTACCTGCTGCTCCTGCACCAGCGTGACCACGAGCGGCGCAGCACTGCCGAGCATCACGCCGCCGAGCTGCGGCGCCTGCGCGAGACGGTCGCGGCCGCGGGGCGGTGGTGGGACCACTGCCGCAGCCTGCGCCGGCGCGGACGCAAGACAGCCAACCTGACTGACATGGAGACGAATTGAGCACTACCCTGACCGCTGCCGACATCGCCGTTTCGGCGCTCGACGAGCTGATGCAGCGGTCGAACCAGTTCCGCAAGTACGCGATCACGGAGCGCGACACCAACGCCCGGCTCGGCACTGTGTCGCCGCCGTACCTGCGCCGCGACGTCGTGCACGCGTTCGTGCTCACCGAGTCGGCGCCCCGCGGCATCGCGGTACCGCTCGATCGGACGCTCAACATGTCGATCGCTGTGCGGTTCAGGGATTTGTGCCAGTCGCCCGCATGGTTCGAGCACATGCACATCGCGCCCGCGATGCAGGCTTTCGCCGAGAAGCTCGACTACGAGGTGGCGAAGTTCGCGCGCGCCAACGGGGAGGGCGATCCGATCGCGCTCGCGTCGGCGCCGCTGCCGATCGGCTTCCCCGGCCTCCCGCCGGGACGCGAGGCTGTCGCGACCGGTGAGGGCGTATCGCTGCGGGCCGTGATGCAGTACGACATCGGCAAGATGAGCGAGGTCGTCAGCCTGGATGTGCTGTACGGGCTGCGCGTGATCGAAGGTGCCGCATGAGCGCGCCCGAGCACCCGCACGACTGGGGCCGCATGGGCGTCGAGGTCGTCAAGCACAGCCAGCGCGGCGACCTGATCGCCCGCACGGTCGAAACCCAACTGCACCTCGTAATCGCCCCGCTCGCATCGCAGCCGCAGTCCCGGCTCTGCGATCCCGAATACCTACGCCTGCAGGCGGACGCGCTTCTCGTGCTCGCCTCGACGATCGAAACCGGAGGACAACCTTGACCCGCCCGCCCCTCGTCCGAGCAGCATCGGCGATCAACTGGAACCGCGTCCCGGACGAGAAGGACGCGGAGGTGTGGGATCGGCTGACCGGGAACTTCTGGCTGCCCGAGAAGGTGCCGGTGTCGAACGACATCCCGTCGTGGGAGACGCTGACGCCGGCGGAGCAGCAGCTGACGATGCGCGTGTTCACGGGCCTGACGCTGCTCGACACGATTCAGGGCACGGTCGGCGCGGTGTCGCTGATTGCGGATGCGACGACGCCGCATGAGGAGGCGGTGCTGACGAACATCGCGTTCATGGAGTCGGTGCACGCGAAGTCGTACAGCTCGATCTTCTCGACGTTGTGCTCGACGCGGGAGATTGACGAGGCGTTCCGCTGGTCGGAGGAGAACCCGTATCTGCAGCGTAAGGCGCAGATCGTGCTCGACTACTACAACGGCACCTTCACGACCGGCGGGCTGACCATCCCGGCCGCGACCGCCGACAATCGCCGACTGGTCGCGCTCAAGCGCAAGGCGGCGAGCACGCTGCTCGAGTCGTTCCTGTTCTACTCGGGGTTCTACCTGCCGATGCACTGGGCGTCGCGCGCGAAGCTGTCGAACACCGCCGACGTGATCCGGCTGATCATCCGTGACGAGGCCGTGCACGGGTATTACATCGGCTACAAGTACCAGCGCGGCCTCGAACAGGTCAGCGCGGCCGAGCGTGACGAGCTGCAGGGCTGGGTGTACGAGCTGCTGCACGAGCTGTACGCGAACGAATGCGACTACACCGCCGAGCTGTACGACCCGATCGGCCTGACGGAGGACGTGAAGGCGTTCCTGCGGTACAACGCGAACAAGGCGCTGCAGAACCTCGGCTATGCGGGGCTGTTCGACAAGGCGGATTGCCAGGTGAACCCGGCGATCCTGTCGGCGCTCGCCCCGGACGCGAACGAGAACCATGACTTCTTCTCGGGTTCGGGCAGCTCGTACGTGATCGGCAAGGCGATCATCACTGAGGACGGGGACTGGGACTTCTGATGGATCAGCAGGAGCGAATCGAGGTTCGGGCGCAGGCGCGTCGGGAGGCGTTCGAGGAAGCCGCGCAGGTGCTGCGGCAGGAAGCTCGGGAGCAGTGGGAGCGGGACGCGGGCAGGGCGCCGGGCGCGCAGCTGATCGCGCAGCGCATGGACGTCGTGGAGAAGGTGCTGCTGTCGTTCGCGGGCGCCGAACCCGGCGAGCGGAAGCGGGCCACCGATGCTGCTGCGCTGGACCGGATCGCGGAGGTGATCGCGCTCGACGAGGACGGCACGTGGTGCGACCACGACGGCATCCTCGAGTCAGTCGGGAACGCGGTGCGCGCGACCGGCCGCACGATCGAGAACTGGGAGTGAGCATGGCGGGCAAAGTGATCGACTGGCAGCGCAATGAGTTCGGGTTCGCGCCCGCCGAGCCGATCTGGAAGAACTTGTTCGTCGACGACGACCGGCCCGCCCCGGAAGGCTGGATGCTGTTCGGCACGGCCGAGGAAGCGATCGGCGGTCTCGAATCCCTCCGCGGCCGCGGCGAGACGGTGCACCGGCTGTCCCTCGACTTCGACCTCGGGGTCCGGGGCGGTACGACCCTGCCGGTGCTGGAATGGATGCGCGACAACGCGTTCTGGCCGCGCGAGCTGTACGTGCACACCGCGAGCTACGACGGCGAGGCGCTGCTACTCGAAATCATCCGGGAGGACGCGCCGGCGGGCACGCTCCGCGGGTGGGGCTGCAACTACTGGGGCACCGGCCCCGACTCCGTCGAGAGGAATCACCCGTGAGCGTCGAGCCGTCACCGTTCACACGCCGCCCCGTGCCCGCGCGCTCACCGTTCTGGCTGTACGTCGACGACACACGCCGAGCACCCGAACGGTGGGCGCAGCCGACCGACATCACCAAGACACTGGATTCGCACCGCGCGCTGCGCATCGCGATCGACCGTATGACGCTCGGCGACGGCCGTAGTGTCGCCGACGCGCTCGCCTGGATGCGGGACAATCGCTGGTGGCCGACGGCCGTCTACGTGCACGAGACACACCCCGGCGTGTCCCGGTTCATCCGTAGCTTCGTGCGCGAGCACTCGCCCGCGGGCACGTTCGGCGGGGCCGGGCTGCACTGGGGGCCACCCGCTCAGCTTGAACGCGAGCAGCCCGAGTTCAAGGAAACGGCCGAACACCTGAACCTGCGCCCGGACGAGGTCGTGCGCCTCGCGGCCGAGCTGCGCGCCGAGCACGCGGGGCCGGGCGGCCTGCCGTGGTCGAAGCTCACCGACGCGCAGAAGGTGCCGTGGATCGTCCGCGCCGCTCAGTCGCCTGCACGTACCGCTTGAACGCAGCCCGCGCGACATCGGTCACCGTCTCGCCGTTCGCCTCCGCGGCAGCCTTCACAGCCTCCCATTCCTCATCAGGAATGCGGATGGTCCGCTGCTTCGTCTTCGGCTGGTTGGGCACGCGGCCCATCATGCCAGCTGTCATGACAGAAGCACCCCCTTTCGATCGCTCCGTCCCAGGTCACGGTACAGGCGGGTGTCGTGACACCTCGCGGGAATCCAGTTTGCAGGGGTGTCACGACACCTGCTAGCTTTCACGGCATCGGAGGTGTCACGACACCCCCAGTACCGTTTCCATACTGACGAAGAGGTCCCTACCATGATCAGCTCCATCCGTAAGCCCCTTGTCGGCGCCGTTGCCGCTGCAGCTCTGGTTGCCGGCGGTGTCGGCGTCGCTACCGCTACAGCCGCCCCGGCTGACGACGTTCAGCTGACCGCGAGCGATGTCGACACCCCCGACACTGACGAGCCTGCCGCCCCGGCCGCGGGTTCGCTGGGTTCGCTGGACCTCGGTTCGCTGCTCGGTTCGCTGGGCAAGAAGCCCGCACCGGCTCCGGAGCCTGCACCGGCGTTCGCTGCGACCGCGGGCGACGACGTCGACACCGAGGAGCCGGGCACGACCGTTCCGGGCTTCACGGGTTCGCTGGGTTCGCTCGATGTGGGCGGCTCGCTGTTCCTGATCCTGCAGCCGAAGCCGCAGCAGCCTGCACCGGCCGCTGACATCGCGGACGAGGTCGAGGAGCCGGGCACCGAGGAGCCTGTCGAGGAGCCGGAGTACATCACCGGTTCGCTGGGTTCGATCGACTTCGGCGGCTCGATCTACAAGGGCGTGCAGGGCGAACTGCACCCGGCACCGGCCCCGGCGCCGACCGCTGACATCGCGGACGACGTCGACGTCGAGGAGCCGGGCGACGAGGACGACACCGAGGCCCCGGCCACCGGTTCGCTCGGCTCGCTGGACCTGTTCGGCTCGCTGCTCAAGTAGCCAGTAACGACGAAGCCCCCGCACCTTCTGGTGCGGGGGCTTTCTCGTGTTCGGGGGCTACTTCTTGGTGGCCTTGGCGAGGTCGGCGGTGGCGCTGCCGATCGCGGTCAGCAGGTCGGCGGCCGCGGTCACTGCGTCGGGGTCGGCCGACTGCGCGTTCGTGGCGATCGCCTTCCACACCTCATTGATGGCGCGCTTGCCGTTGCGGGCGACCTCTTCGTCGGTCGGGCCGGGTCGGGTCGGGCGCTGCGGGGCGTCGGGGTGGATCGCGGGCTTGGCGGTCTGGAACCACTCGGTGAGGTTGATGCGCGGCAGTGCGGCGACGGTTGCCCGCTGCACGTGTGCGGCGTCGAGCTGGCGGCGCAGGCCGTGCGCGGTGTCGCGCACCTCGTTCAGTTCGCCGTTCAGGCGGCGCAGGCGTTCGAGTCGGCGCTCGGCGCGGTCGGCGTGGGTTTCGCCTTCCTCGCGGAGCCGCTTGCACGCCTTGCGGGCGTCGAGCAGTGCGGCGCGCAGCTCGGCGACCTGTTCCTCGGCGGCCTCGGCGCGCCTGGCGGCCTCGTTGGCGCGGTCGAGGCGCGCTGCTGCGAGGTCGTTCGCCGTGCGGGCGCGTTCGACGGCGCGGTCGCGCTGCGCGGCCAGGTCACGCAGGTGCCCGTCCATCAGGCGCTGCTCGGCAGCCCTCGACGGGCCTTGAAGGTACGGGTTCAGCGGCCGGAAGATCGGGCCGCCGACAGCGAACTCGCGGGCGCCGGTATGTGGATGATCGAACAAGGGTTATCTCCTGGGTATCAGAGGAAAGCGAAGTCGGACCAGCCGAGCGGGTCCGCGGGGTTAGCGAGGAACGCGAGCACGCCCGAACGGCTGAACCGGCCGGTCATGTCGCGCAGCCACTTCGACCCGCCGTCGAGCGACGGGCACTGGAACGCGCTGCAGCTGCCCAAGTCCCAGCAGGCGAAGTGGTGCCGGTGCGCCGTCACCCACACCTGCACGGCGTGCGCGAGGTCGTCACCGCGGACCTGCCCGTTCAGCCACTTCTCGAACCCGCCGGCGTCGTTGCCTGCGATCTTGTGGCCGTGGTTGAACCCCATGCGGATTCCACCGGCGGTCGTCGCGTACACGTTCATCTCGTCGTGCGGGATCGTCCACTGCACGTGGTCGAACTCGGCGCGCTCACGCATGATGCGCTGCAGGGTCTCGGCGAGGAACCCGCCCGCGTTGTCGGCGTCGCCGGTGCGGTTCTTCGGGCCGCCCATGCGCCCGAACTCGCCGTGGTTGCACAGCACCGACACGAACCGGGCCTTCTCGAACTGCGGGAACAGGGTGCGGGCGTACAGCTCCCACGCGTCGAGCGCGAAGTTCATTTGGCCGCGGGTGTCGAGTTCGACCTTGAACAGCTGGTTCGCGTAGTTGCCGTCACAGCCTTCGATCGGGTCGCCGTTGTTGACCAGGAACACCTCGGTGATGTTGTGGTCGAGGCGCTGCCGGTCGAGCCAGCGTTGCGTGTTCTCGAGGCCGTCGGTGAGACGCTGCAGGGTCGCGGCGACACCGGTGTTCCCGCCTTCGGCCTTGCCGCCCTGGATGTCGGCGAGGTTGACGACGGCGGTCACTTCGGGGCCGTCGGTGCGGGCACCTGAGGTGCGGCGGATGCGGCGGGGCAGTCGCCAGTCGCGCATTCGGGCCATGTGGGCCTCGACGTCGGCGGCGGGGAGTAGGCCCTCGGGGCGGCGGCGGAACCGGGCGCTGTACGAGTACAGCTGCACGACGTCGCGCTGCCCGTCGTCGGTGGCCTTCGACTGCTGCCACGTCGACATGCGGACGGTGTCGTCGACGACCTCGAACACGCTCGCGTCGAGCTTGAACAGGGCGAACACTGGCGTCCAGTCGTCGACGATCGGGGCGTCGACGACGACGTCGCGGACCTCGGCGCCGTCGGGGGTGAGGTCGACCTTGCCCTTACCGGCGACGGTGGACACTGCGGTCGGCGCGGTCGCGTACGGGCTTTCGCGGCGGGCGGCGTGCAGTGTCGCGGCGATGCTCACGCGAGGGCCTGCACGATCGCATGGAACAGGCGGTCCTTGACGCGCTCGCGCTCGGGTAGGTCGGCGTACGGCACGAGGCACGGATGCGTCCTGAGGCGCTCGTTCTTCTCGGGGCCGAACACCCAGCCGCGCTCGCGCTTGAACTCGCACCACGACTCGTGCAGCTCCTCGGGGGTGGCGCCGGCGCGCGCCTTCGCGACACCGTCCTCGGCGCTCGCGCGCATCTCCTTCGACAGGGCGGGCCAGTGCCTATTCGCGAAGCCGTCGCGGTTGATGATCTGGACGGCGCGGTTCGCTTCGTGGCAGACGCGTGCGATCTGCCGGTCGGTCATGCTCAGGGGGTCTCACCTCGAGGGGGGTCGGTGCGGGCGGGGAAGACTCGCCGCTGCAGGTCGATCCATTGGCCGTCGGCGGCGCGGGCGCTCACACGGAGGCGCAGGGCGCCGCTCTCTGCGCGGCAGACGATGTGGGTGCGGGTGCCGACCGGCACGCGGGCCGCCTTCTCGTCGTGCGCGAGCTGCTGCTCGAGCATCTGGAACAGGCATTCGACGCGCAGGTCGGCGTCGCGGCGGTCGCGGGTCTCGTTCGGGTCAGTCGGGTTCACTGAACATCGTTTCGTCGAACAGGCTGCGGCCGTCGAGGACGCGACGCTGCGGGGCGGACCATTCGCCGCCGATCGGTCGGGCCGTGAACACCTCGAGGATCAGGTCGCCCTGCTCGGCCATGCACCTGTTGATCGCGAGGCCGTGGTCCTCAGGGATCGGCCGTGAGGCGTTGTCGATCGCGAGCGCGAGGGCCTGCTCGAGCGCGTCGAACTGCCAGGCGATCCGGGTGTCGGCGTCGAACCGCGCGTCTTCCGGCTCACCCATCGGCAGGCTCGGGGTACTCGCAGCCGCACCGCGGGGCGAGGTGGTTGTTCAGGGCGGACACGCCGAACGGGAACCGGTGCTTGTCGCGCAGCAGGCGGTGCAGCTGGTTTCGACTGCGGCCCTCGGCAACCCAATCGAGGATGCCGTCGCGGTCGGCGGGCGTTTGCTTGTCGAGCCACTTCCCGACGGCGCACCGCTTGCGGGCTGCAGGCTCGGCGGCCGCGGCCGCGAGGGTATCGGCGATGCTCACCGAGTCATCACCACCTGAGCGTCCGCCGGCGCGGTGATCGTCACGCGCACGGCGTAGTCGCAGTCCTTCGACTGCTCGAGGGCGATGGGCCAGCTCGGCACGGGGTGCGCCTCGGAAGTCTGGCCGACGGCGACCATCCAGCAACCGGAGTCGTTGTCGAGGTCGAGAGATACCTGCATCTGCCCGTGCTTGGACAGGAGGTGGAACTGGGCGCCGTTGTAGGCGTCGTACTCGCTCGGGGTGCCGTCGACGATCACCACGGCGGTGTCGTCGCTGGCACCCTCGAACGAAAACAGCTGAGAGGTCACGCCTTCCGACGCTAAAGGTTTCGGGCGTGGCAGATTATGCAGCGGCGAGCAGGCCCTTGTCGCGCCAGCGGCGGACGGTCTTCTCGTCGCGGCCGACGGCCTTCGCGATGTGTCGAATCGGGCGGGCCTCGGCGAACAGCTGCGCGGCGGCTTCGACGGATGCCTGGTACTCGCTCAGTTCGCCGTTGCGGGCACGTTCGCGGTTCTGCTTGAGGGTGCACGCGTTGCAGCGGCCGCGGGAGTTGTGCCGGACGGTGCCTGCGGGCAGTGCGGCGCCTTCGGGGAGGTCGCGGTCGTAGACGACGGGGCGCTCACACAGGATGCAGTGGGTGACCTTCTCCACCTTCTCGATCCGTCCGCCGGCGGCTTCGGCTTCGGCCGCGAGGTGGGCGGCTTCGGCTGCGCGGCGGGCGTCGGCGACGGCCTGGTCGCGTTTCTTCGCGGCTGCTGCTCGGCGGGCGCGTTCCTTCGCGAGCTTGCGCTCGGCGGCGGCCTTCTGCTTCTTCTCGGTCTCGGCGGCGCGCTCGGCGAGGATCGCGGCCTGCTCGTCGGGGGTGGTGCCGCGCCAGAACGTGCGCGAGGTGTGCCGCTCGTAGCCGACCTTCACGATGCGGGCCTGTGCGACAGCGGTGTTCACGAGGCCCTGCAGGTAGTGGTCGCTGTCGGGTGAGGGGACGGCGCCCATGTCGAAGGTGTCGCCGGACGTGATCAGGCGTTCGAGGGATGCGGCGGCGCGGCGGTCGTTCAGGGGGCGGGGGATGTCGACGTGCGGGGCGACGTGTTCGAGGTAGGTGCCTGCAGTGCAGCCGATGCGTTTCGCGATGAGGCTCGCTTCGGTGACGCCGCTCGCCACGAGGAAGCGGGCGTCTTCGATCCAGTCGGGGACGCGGTCGGCGACGGAGTTCGGGCGGGCGAAGCTGACGGAGTCGGCGCGGCGGCGGGGTGCGAGGTCGGCGGTGGCGACATCCTCGTCAGGCTCCCAGGTGCCGGTGAAGAGGGGGCGGGTGAGGGTTGTCATGCGGTAGGGGCCTTTCTGGATGCTGGTGGCGGCACAGGCGCCGTTTCTGGGCCTGTGCCGCCGGATGGGTGGGGGGGGTTAGCGGGTGAGGGCGAGCGCGCGGTCCATGCGGTTCGTGGCGCCGACCGTGAACGCGGCCGAGACGTTGCGGTTCGCGTCGAGCAGGCGGCCGGGGTTGAGCACCTGCTGCGCGCGGGTGATCGCGACGTACGACAGCATCTGCTCGTCGCGGAGCTTCGCTGCCAGCTCGCGGTTGCTCGGCTCGGTTTCGAGCATGTCCTCGGCGCGGGTGAGGGTGACGGCGAGGCTGTCGTCGAGCAGCACCCGGTCCCACTCGCGGCCCTTCGACTTGTGCGCGGTGCAGATCGTCAGCTCGGCGTCGCGTTCGCTGACGGTGCCGCCGAACGCTGCGCGCAGGTCGTCGACGGTGTGGTCCTCGAGCAGGCTGATGAGGGTCTTCCAGTCGGAGGCGTCGCTCGCTTCTTCGGCGTACTCGACGACCTGCTCCCAGGTATCGAACGCTGCGAAGTCGGCGAAGCTGGGCTTCTCGCCTGCCATCAGCTTCTCGGCGGCGTCGAGGAAGTTCGACGCGTACTGGGTGTCCGCCATGAGGTGCACGCGCTCGCCGCGCTGCAGCGCCTTGATCACCTGCGCGAGGGCGGCGCCGTTCGTGCGGGTGAGGATCGCGTCGAAATCGGCTGCGCCGCGGTCGACGACGGAGTCGAGTCCGGGGTTCCCGGTCAGGCGCAGGTCGTCGCCGAGCGCGCCGAGCATGTGGTTGGCGGCGTCGGCGATGCGGTCGCCGAACCGCCACGAGCGGCTGAGGTTGCCGGTGTGCTCGGCGGGGAACGTCGACATGAAATCCGTTGCGCCGGTGAACCGGTAGATCGCCTGGGCGCTGTCGCCGACGCATACGACCTGCAGGTGCTTCTGGTTCTCGATCACGTCGGCGAGGACCGGGCTAATGTCCTGCGCTTCGTCGACGAACAGGGCGGCACCTTCGGGGCCGAAGATCGGGTACTGCAGTTGCCACAGCTTGAGGTAGTGCGAGTGCGTGAAGGTGCTGCCGGTGCCGTACGGGCTGAGCAGGTCGGCCCACATTGCGCGGGCGATCGGGAGGACGACGTCGACGACGCTCATGTGGCCGTCGCGGTGGATGCCGGTCACGCGGGGGACGTGCTTCGCGGCGATCTGCGGGTCGGCGGTCTTGCAGAACTCGTCGACGGTCTTCGCGGCGTGGCGGCCGAGTACGAACGCGGACAGGTAGCGGCGCTCGCCGTCGGCGCCGGTGAAGCCTGCGCCGCGGATGTTGAAGCGTTCGCGGGTGATGTGGAACGGGACGCGGCCCGCGTTCAGCTTGTCGATGAGGGGCGCGTGGTCGGGGTGCTTCGCGATGTAGTTGAACGCGAGGGAGTGCGCGGTGCGGGCGGCGACGCTGCCGGGCAGTTTGCTGCCTGCTTCCTTCGCGATCGAGGAGTTGAACGCGATGTAGAGGCCGACGCGCTGCTGCTCCTCGAGGATGCCGCCGAGCTGGACGAGGGTGGAGGTCTTGCCGGTTCCGGCACCGGCGCGGACGCGGAGGCTGCCGCCGGTGCGGAAGAGTTCGTGGATGTGGGCCTGTTCGGCGGTAGGGGCGAAGCTCGACATGCTGCTGTCCGTCCGTGAGGTGGGCTTGTGGGGGGCCGGGCCGCGGTGTGCGGCCCGGCCTGGGGGGGTGCGGTACTACGGGCGAATCGCGTCGAAGTAGCGCAGGGCGGCGTCGACCGCCTCCTGCGCGGCGTCAAGGGCGGCCTCGTCGTTGTCGGCGTCGGCGAAGCGGGCTGCGGCGGCGCGAAACGCGGTCACGTCGGGCTGCGGGCCGTCGATGATGCGGCACGCGGCGTCGAGTGCGTTACTCGCTGCGGCGGGTGCTACCTCGACGCCTTCGAGTGCGGCGACGGCGGTGCGGAACTCGGCGACTGCGGCGGTGTTGTTGTGCATGTGTATTGCCTTTCGGGGTAGGGGTCTTGCCTGCGGGGCGGTGTGCCCTGCTGCCGGTAACGATACGGCGTTTGTGACCCCATGTGCAAACCTGCAGCGTGGGGTCACAAACTGTGCAATGTGTCAGGCTGCGGCCGGGGGCGAATCGGCTGCAGCGATCGCCGCACCGACACGCTCGCCGAGCCACTTCGCGACGTGCACCGGCACCGCGTTGCCGATCTGCTTCTTCACCTCGTCGGCCCGGCCGGTGAACTGGTACGAGTCCGGGAAGCCCTGCGCGCGGGCGCATTCGCGGTTCGTCAACATGCGGAACCGCATCCCCTCGTCAGTGAGGGTGGCGACGCCGTGATGGTTCCCGCCGGCGGTGATGCACGCGAGGGGGTACGAGTCGGCCCGCTTCGCCTTCGCGTTGCGCCGGTACGTGACCAGGTGCGGCACGTTGCGCTCGGTGATCTGCGCGAGCTGGTTGTCGACGTACAGCGACCGGGTGACGAGCTTGCCGGGGTTCGGGTCGAGAATCCAGCTCGCGGGCACGCGCGGCATGTCGGGCAGCGTGAGGTCGACGTCGCCGGTGCGGGTGAACACCGCGAAGTACCGGACGCGGTGCTGCGGCATCGCGAAGTCGGTCGCGTTCAGGATCACGACCTGCTCGACGTAGCCGAGGGCGCGCATCCCGTCGAGCCACCACTGGTAGAGGGTCCAGTCCTGGAACTCGGGCACGTTCTCGACGATCACGGCGTCGTATTCGTGCACCTCGGTCGCGGCGATCACGGCGAAGGCGGTCGCCCGGTCGACGCTGCCGGGGTCGTCGCGCTGCAGCTCGACGTCGGCGTCGGGCTTCTTGCGGCCGCCGGACCGGGCGTGCCAGACGCACGACGGGGAGGCCCACAGGATGTTGGTGCGGGGGAAGGTGCGCCAGTCGACTTCGGACAGGTTCGCGATGCGGTGCTCGGTGTGCGGGTGGTTGGCGCTGTGGGTGGCGACGGCGACGTCCCAGTGGTTCGCGGCGATGCGGACGTGGATTCCGGCCTGCTCGAGTCCTTCGCTGCTTCCGCCGCCGCCGGCGAACAGGTCAGTGGCCGTGAGGACTTCGGGGCTTCCGTTGTTCGAGATCACTTCGCACCTGCCAGCGCGGGGAGGGGCAGCCGCCAGTCGCGAGTGTCGTTGTCGTACGGGGCAACCCGCAGGCTGAACGCGAGCGTGGAGAGTTCGTCGGTCAGGTGGTCGAAGTCGGCGGGCAGCACGTTGGTGCCGTCGGCGTCGAGCAGGCTCGTGACGTAGAACTCGCCGGGGTGGTCGCTGTCGAGCACGAGCGTGCGAGCGGCCGGGGAGAGCTCTGCAGCGCGCTCGGCGAGTGCGATCGGGAGCAGCGCGTCGAGGCGATCGCCGGTGGCGAGGTGGTCGGCGATTACCTGCGCGACTTCGGTGCGAGCAGCATTCATGGCGTGGGCCTTTCAGGTGGTAGGGGGCTATTTGCCGGTGTAGGCGACGTACACGACGCCGTTACGAATCTGGGCGTCGAACCCGCGTCCGAACGCGGCGTCCTTGCCGCGGTTGATGCGGTGCCGCAGGCCGTGCAGGTGCACGACGTCGTGCGGATACTCGGCGTAGCGGCCGGGGTTCGCGCGCAGCTCGTCGGCGAACGCGCGGTTCTCGGCGTGCCGGGCACGGGTCTGCGGCGGGGCCGCGTGGGCGGGGAGGGCGTTTACGAACGTGGTCATGGTGGGTTCCTGCGGTAGGGGCGGGACCGGACCGGCCGGGGGGCGAGGGCACCGCCCCCCGACTCGGCTCAGATCAGAACGGAGGCTCGTCGCCGCCCGCGAAGCCGCCCGCCTGCGGGGCCGAACCCCACGGGTCGGACTGCGACTGCTGGCCCTGCGACGGGCGGTTGAACTGGCCGTTCGAGCCGCCACCGTTGCCGCCACCGCCGCCGCGGCCCGCCTTGTTGACGCGGGCGGTCGCGTACTTGAGCGACGGCGCGACCTCGTCGACCTCGAGTTCGACGACGGTGCGCTTCTCGCCTTCCTTCGTCTCATAGCTGCGCTGCTTGAGCTTGCCGGACACGATCACGCGGGTGCCCTTGGTCAGCGACTCGGCGGCGTTCTCGGCCTGCTCGCGCCAGATGTTGCAGCGCAGGAAGAGGGCCTCGCCGTCCTTCCACTCGTTCGTGTTGCTGTCGAAGTTGCGGGGGGTCGACGCCACGGTGAAGTTGCAGACCGCGGCACCGGCCGGGGTGAACCGCAGCTCGGGGTCGGCGGTCAGGTTGCCAATGACGGTGATGATGGTTTCGCCAGCCATGCTGGTTCCTTTCAGTTGGTGAGCGCCGGGGTGTCCGGCGTCCAGTTGGTGAGCGCCTGCTCGAGTTCGTCGATCCTGTTCTCGCGGTAGCCGTCCCAGTGCATGTCGCCGCAGATGGTGACGGGTGCGCCGAGGTAGCCGAGGGCCTTCGCGCGGTCGCCCCATTCGGTGTCGACGGTGCCGTCGACCTTGTCGAACGGGATGCCGCGCTTCGTCATGTCGCGGGCGGCGACGTTGCAGCGGCCACAGCCGGGCGCGGAGACGAGGGTGACGCGGGGGGCGTCGGGGTGGATGTCGAGCATTGGGGTGAATCTCCTTGGTGCGCCGCGACGCTCGGTTACGCGCCGCGGAGGGGTTCGGGGAGCATCCGCGCCGAGATGGTGACTTCGACGGGGCCTTCCTCGTAGCGGTCGGCGCTCGCGAGGATGTCGTCGAGGCGGGGGGAGAGGCCCGTGATGTGGCGGCCGCGCCGCCGTCGCGGGAAGGTGCGGATGTTCTCGTCGGGGAGGGGGCCGTAGTCGGTCCAGCGGCAGCCGGTCGTGACTTCGGCGCACGTGTACTCGATTTCCCATCCGCTGCGCGGGTCGGGGTTGATCCAGTACGTGAGGTCTGCCGCCGGCGCGGGGAGGCCGAGGTCGACGAGGGCGGCGGACTGCGCGGGCGTTGCGAGTGCGTACATGCGCGTTTCCTATGGTCGTGGTAGGGGCGTCGGGGCCTTCCGGCCTGACGTGACGCAATATTACGCACGGTTACGCACTATTACAAACGGCCTGCGTAACGGTCATGTTCGGGCGTCGGCGGCGCGTTGCGCGGAGTACGCGCGCGATACGCAGTCGGCGCGCAGCCCGGTACGCGGGCGTCACGCCGCCACCTCGAGCGTCGGGCGCTTCGCCGCGGCCGCGAGGACCGGGCCGAGGACCGCGGCCGCGAGCAGCGGCGGCACCGCGTCACCCACCTGCCGGTACTGCGCCGTCTTGTTCCCCTGGAACGGGTAGTCGGGCGGGAACGACTGCAGCACGGCCGCTTCTGCGATCGACACGCGCTTGCCCTGCGGGTCGCGGGACTTCGGGCCGGGCGCACGGGTGGTCCGCTCGCCCCACTCCGCGGTGCCCTTCCCGGTGATCGTCGGCGCCGGGAAGTCGAGCGGCCGGGGGTCGACCATCGTCGAGCTGGTGCCCGCCGGCGCGAGCACGCGCAGCCGCCGGAACGGCCGGTTCCAGTGCTCGGGGGCGTCGTCCCAGTCCTTCTCGATCCAGCGTCCGGCCTCGCGTTCGGCCTGCACGGTCGCGCGGGCACCCGAGCCGCCGAGGGCCTGCGCGTCGGTGCCGCCCTGGCCGGTGCCGGGCGCGATGGTCGGGTAGGGGCGTTCGGTCATGCCCCAGGTGAGGGCCTGCGCCATGCTCACCCAGCGGGGGAATCCGGCGTCGATCTTGCCGGGGTTCGTCGAGTGGAACCGGGAGTGCACCGGCCGGGGGAGCTGCGCCGGGGTCGTGATCCAGGGGGCGTGCGCGACGAGGATCGCGCGCTTGCGGGTCTGGGGGACGCCGTACTGCTCGGCCTGCAGGATGCCGGTGTCGACGGTGTACCCGAACCGACGCAGGACGACGGCGCAGGCCTCCCAGATCGGGAGGACGGCGGGCACCTGCTCCCACGCGACCCAGCTCGGCGCGGTGTAGAGCGCGTACCGGAGCGGTTCGAGGGCGAGCAGGGACCGGTCGTCGGTCATGGAGTCGTGCAGCTCGGCGATTGCGGCGTCGAGGTCGGTGCCGCAGGTGACGCGGGTGAGGGCGTCGAGCAGCAGGTGCGCGTCGGCGCGGCCGCGGCCCTTGCCTGCGGGGGAGAAGCCCTGGCAGGGCGGGGAGCAGATGTGGCCCTCGACGCGGCCGAAGATGCGGGGGTCGAGCTTGCTGACGTCGGCCTGCAGGCGGTGGTGTCCGGCGGCGACGGCGGTCGCGCAGGCGTCTTTGTCGTACTCGACGCCGAGGGCGGTGCCGGTGAAGCCTGCTCGGCGGAGGCCGGTGGACCAGCCGCCGGGGCCTGCGAACAGTTCGAGCACTTCGGGGGTGGGCATCCCGGCCGCCATGAAGTCGGCGACCGTGAGCACGGCGAGGGGCTGCGTCAGCACGCGGGGCCTTCCGGGTGTGGTGACACGAAAGCCCCGGCCGGAGGGTGCCCGGTCGGGGCTTTCGTGCCTGGGGGGGGTGGTGGGCGGCAGCCTGGGGGAGTTTGCCGCTCGATTCGGTACGTTACGCGATGTTGCGCATCATGTCCAGTCGGTACGCGGTTCGGTGCGCGTAACGGGCGCGTTAGGCGGCGTCGACGAGGTCGGCGAGCTGCGGTGCAGGGCGGGCGCCGTCGACACCGCGGAGCTGGTTCAGCTTCTCGATGTGCTCGGCTTCCATGCGCAGCTCGGTCGTGATGTCGTGCCCGTCGCGCTTGCGGCCGACGATCAGGTCGGCGATGAGCTGCGAGTGGTCGGCGGCGGCGTCCTGCCGTTCGAGTCGGCGGGCGAGGCCCAGGACGCTGATCTGCGGGACGTTGCGGGGGCGGCGCTTGAACGCGTGTCGTGCCATGTCGGGGGGCCTTTCAGGGTCGGGCGAGATGCGCGGGGAGGTTGACGGCGAAGCGACTCATGGCGTCCCGCCGGCGGGCGGCCTGCCAGGCGGGGAACATGCCGTGCCCGGTCGAACTCGGGTGCAGGCTGAGGTACCAGCCGGGGTCGCAAGCGGGGCCGTTGTCGTACGTGAGGGTGTACTGCCTGCGGTCACGGAAGGTCTCGCCGAACACGGCGTGCCACTGCACGTCGTGGCGGTTACGGAGGGTGGTGCCGGGGCGCAGGAGCGGGTACCAATGCACGCCGCCGACGACGAGGGGGAGGCCGAGGGTGTCGTCGACGGACTGGATGCAGATGTCGCGGGTGACGCCGCCGTGAGTGACGCGCTGTGCGTGGTAGCTGCTGAGGCGGTAGACGAACAGGGAGGCGTCAGGGGGTGCGGGGTTGTAGACGGCGGCGGTCATGCTGCGGCCCCGAGCATGTGACGCAGGCCCGGTTCGCGGGCGGGGTCCTGCGCGATCGCGTCGAGGGCGTACAGCTCGCGGGCGGTGTGCAGGAAGTCGCGGGCGTCGGCGCACTTCGGGCAGGAGCGGCAGCCGCATTCCTGCCGCTGCTCGACGTGGCGTCCGGCGGCGAGGTTCAGGCGCATCCAGGAGTTCCGGCGCCGGTAGTCGGCGGTGGATTCGTTCTTGCGCTGGCGAATTGCGTCCATCGGGGTTCCCTTCGGGGTCGGGGGGCGGGGCCGGGCAGTCGGCCCCGCCGCCGGGGTGTCGATCAGTTGGAGAAGGCGAAGACCTTGCCGTTGTGTTCGGCGAACGTATAGCCCCAGTTCACTTCGGCGATCAGCGCGAGTGCTTCGCCGTCGATCTGCAGGGCGTGGCGGATGTCGCGCAGGTTCGTGCGGTCGTCCACGGAGACCGGAACGCGCTTGCTGCGGCCCCAGGCGGCGACGGTCGCGCCGAGCAGCGGCAGCAGGCCGTCGGTGACGTCTTCGGCCCATGCCTCGAGGTCGTCGTACTCGCCGATGAACCGGACCGGCTCGTAGGCGTAGGGGTCGTCACTGCCGCCGAGTGCGTAGCGCACGAAGGCGGCGTAGGGGGCGCCGTGCGTGCGGAGGCGTTCGCCGACCTTGGCGACCTGGTCGAGGGGCATGGACTCGTGGATGTCGATGCCCTGGAAGTTCTCGGTGTCGAGGATGATCAGCTCCTCGGGGTCGGCGCAGTACGAGCGGGCGCGGAGTTCGGCGACCTGCGCGTCGAGCGGCTCGTCGGGGTGGAGTTCGAGCCATGCGGAGTTCACGTGGCCGTTGGTGTAGTCGGCCAGGGTTGCGACGTGGATTTCGGGGATGCTCATTGTGTGCCTTTCGCCGTGGCAGGGGGCTTGTTTGACGTGTTGAACATTAGGTCATAAACGACCCCATGACAAACGCAGAGGTCAGGGGGTCGAATATGACGCAACGTGCGGCGCTAGTCGAGGGTGCGACAGAACTTGCTCGGCGCGTAGTTCACGACGACGTCGCGCGACACGAGCCGGTACTGGCGGCGAAACTCCGTCGGGTTGAGGTGCAGCTTCTCGGCGAACTGACTCAGGCGCTGCTCGATCGAGTGCAGGCCGTTCCCGCGAATCTCGAACGTGAAGCCGTCGATCGAGATGCGGTCCCAGTGGAAGTCGCCGTCGGGCGACTGGATGCCCCACTGCTTGAGCGTCTGGATGTCGGCGGGCGAGGGGGCGACCGGGTCGCCGTCGGCGGGCGAGGATGCGGGGCGAGTGTCAGTCATGGCGGTGTCCTTGCAGGTCAGAAGCGGGGGCGGGACCAGCGGTCGTGCTGGTTCGCGAACGGGACGACGTGGGCGGCGCGGGCGAACCCGCAGAGCTGGCACTTGCAATCGAGGTCGGTCCGGCGGTCGCCGTCGACGTAGACCTCGGTCGGGTGCCCGGCGAGCTGCGCCTCGAGGACGGCCCGGAGCGTGCGCCACTCAGACCGCAGCTCGTTGAGGGCTTCGTTCTGCTCGGCTTCGCGGCAGTCGCAGGCGAGGTGGTGGTCGGTGCAGTTGTTCCAGCGCGGGTCGCTGGTGTCCTGCGGCGCGCTGCGGTCGACGGCGACCGGCTGCCCGCGGAAGCGCAGGACCGGGCCGACGAGGGTGCCCTTGCGGGGCATGTGGGGCGGGTAGTCGATGCGCTCCATGTCAGGCCGCCGCGAGCATGACGTCGATGATGTCGGCGTCGACGACGTCGCCGTTCTCGAGGACGACGGTTGCGAAGCTCTGACCTGCGTCGTCGGTGTGGTAGGCGGAGATTTCGAAGATGCCGGCGACGAGGTCGGGTTCGGTGACGGTTGCAGTCATTTCGAGGGCCTTTCGGTGCGGTAGGGGCGGTGCGTTGCGCATCACGTTACGCACAATTACGCAACATTGCAAACTGCCTGCGTAACGGACTCACCGAGCGGAATCGGGCGACTCGCGGCGGATCAGGCTCGCTCAGCTACGCGAAAACAGGCCCCAGCCGGGCCGTGAGCGCACGAACACCCCCGGCCCGGCATAAGTTCACACCTGGCGCCCGCTGAACGCGCCAGAGGGGCCGTCAGAGCCGTTACGCGTCATTGCGCGCAACCGGGTGCGGGCGGCGTCGAGGTCGACCGGCGCCGCGGGCAGCGCAGCCGGGGCGTCGACGTCCGGCAGCACCCGGTCCGCGTCCCACGCCGGTTTCCGGGCCTGGACCCGCGATCGCACCCCGCGCGCTTCGAGTTCGGCCGCGACGCCAGCCAGCAGACGGCGACGATGCTCGGGCGACGACCCGGTCCCGGCGGGCTGCCGCGCGCGCAGCTCGGCGACCGACCGCGGGCCGCTGCCGCCCGGCCGGGCCTGTCGCATCGCGGTCGTCACGTGGCCGGGCACGATGCGCGGCAGGTTCTCGTCCGGCGCAAGCGGCCGGGTGTAAATCCGCTGCACAGCCTCGAGCGCAGCCTTGAAGTCCCAGCCGCCCGCGTTCGCCGCGATCCGCCAGGCCGTCGTCGTCGGCGTGCCCGTCTCGAACCGCTGATCGAAGCCTGCGATGAGCGCGCACAGGGCCTCGGCCATCGCGTCGTTCCACGTCATGCGACACCGCCGATCGCCTGCTGGTCGCCGCTGAGGACGGCGTCGATCAGCGCCAGCGGGTTCGGTGCGCCGCCGGCGACCGCGGCCGCGATGCGGTCGCCCGCTTCGGCGAACTGCCGCTCACGGCGCGACTGCAGCGCGACCGGCGCCGCTTCCGGCTCGTCGTCCCAGCGGCCCTCGTTCAGCCACGTGGACGGGTGCGGGATGAACTTCTTCTCGGGCAGGTTCGGGTCCGCGGCGTACCGGCGCACCGCCAGCAGCAGCTGCGCCCCCGTGTGCGTCTTGCGGGCCGTCGCGTACGCCTTCGCGGCAGCCTTGCGGCCGACCTTGCGCGGGTAGGCCGCGTACCAGTCGGCGAACCCGGCCGGTTCGGTCGCGGGCATCGGTGCCGGTTCGGGTTCGGTCGGCTGCAGCAGGTCGGCGGGGTACGCGTAGCCGTCCTCGTCGACGACCTCCGCGTCGATCGGCTCGCACTCGCTCGACGGAGTCGAGCATGTTTTTTGAAGTACCTCGTTAGAGGTACTTGGAGTAGGAGCAGGAGTAGGAGCAGGGGAAGTGGACCCGTAAACCTTGGGGTAAACGTTAGGGGTGGGTTTAGGGTAAACCGACCCCTTAACCTGGGGGTTAACCTCGGGGGAAACCGACCCGGAAACCTCGGGGTTAACCGACCCCGAAACCTCGGGGGAAACGGCACGGAAACCGGTGGGGTAATCGGCCGGGTCGATCGAGTCGCGGCGCAGCATCTGCCGCAGCTTCTCGCCGCTGTACTTCGATTCCCAGCACGCCAGATCGGGCTGGTTCGCGCGCAGCTTCGCGACCTCGAACACGACCACGCCGCGGAGTTCCTTCGACTCCACGCCGGCGTACGCGAGCATCATCGACACGGCCATGCGCGGGTTCTTCATCAGCCCGTCGTGCTTGATGAACGACCGCACCAGGACTTCCTCGACTGCCTCGTCGACGACGACGAACAGGCCCTCAGCGAGTTCGCGGGCGGCCGCGACGACGTCTTCCGGGGTCCAGCCTTTCGCGCGCGCTGCGATGCGCTTCGGCCGCCAGTCAGTGACGCCGCAGTAGGACAGCTTCGCGTCGATGAGCAGCAGAAAGTAGAGGTGCTGGGCGGCCGGGGTCAGGTCGCGGAAGTCGTCGTCGCCCATGATGTCGAGACGGAGCGGGGCATGTTCGCGAGCCATTGTGTCTAGGCGGGCTTCCGGTCGGAGGGGCGGTTGGCGGGCAGCTGCAGGCGCTCACGGATGCGCACAACCGTGTGGTAGCTGAGCTTGGTCAGGGATGCGACCTGCTGATCGGTCCAGGCGAAGTGCTCGACGAGCAGCTTTACGAGCAGGGCGCGGTCGCGCTGCGTGAGCGCGTCGGCGGGGTCGAACCCGCGGAGCGCCCGCAGGAACCGGAACGCGTTGTCGGCGTACTTGCCCGAGATGAGGCCCTGTTCGTCGAGGTGCGCCGGGATGTCGCGGGCGTCGCCTTCCTCGTGCTGCAGCAGGTGCGGGGCGTGCACCTGCAGGATCGCGTCGAGGTGCTCGGAGCCGAGTTCGGCGGCGACGCGATCGCGGATGGTTGCCGGCGCGCTCTCGAGCAGCTTCGCGAGGGTGCCGTATCCGAGGCGGGTGCTGGTCGTCTTGCCGGTGCGGATGCGGTGGTCGCGCATGTAGGCCGTGCGGGCGTCGTTGCAGGCGTCGCAGGGCTTCTCGCCGTTCTTGATGTGCGCCGCTGCGCCACGGTAGGTGCCGTGGGCGATCGTGTCGTCGGTCATGGGGGCCTCCGGGTTGCGTGTGGGGCGGGGCCGGTGCGTCGGCAGTGACGCACCGGCCCCGTGGGGGTGGGGGGAGGGCTACGCCTCGGCTGCGGCGGCGTTCGGCAGGTCGACGGTCTCGGCGTCCTGGATGTTCTCGGCGCCCAGCTCCTGCTGGACGGCCTGCTGCGCGTTCTCGGCGGCCTTCGCCTCAGCGGCCTCCCACGCCTTCTTGACGTCCTCGACGCGGGCGGCGGCGAGCTGCTGCGCGGCCGGGCCGTGCTCGGGGCCGAGGAGCGCGGCCTCGCGCCACATGTCGCGCAGTTCGTCGACGTCGTTCGACTCCTCGATGCGCTTCATCAGGGCGGCGGCGGCGGCCTCGACGGCGGCAGGGTCTTCTGCGGCGGCCTGGTCGCCCAGTGCGGCGCCCAGGGCCTCGTTGCCGGACTTGTGGACCTCCCGCTCACGCTGGGGCTGCTGCTGGCGCTGCTGGGGCTGCGCCTGCTGCTGCGGGCTGTCGGTGCGCTCGGCGACGGCCTGCACCATCTGCACCGTGCCGGTGTTGGCGTCGAGCACAGCCTCGCCGGACTCGTCGATCACCGCGCCCAGCTCCTCGGGGGTGTAGATCATGCCCATGAGCACGTCGGACGCACCCATGCGGCCGATTTCGCTGATCGCGCGGGAGCGCAGCATCGCGGCCGGGTACTTCTTCCACATCGCCTTGCCGGTGAGCTGGGCAGCCTGCGCGCGGGCCATCGTCCACTCGACCTTGAACGTGAAGTCGGGGTCGTCGGCGCGGATCAGCTCGGCGACGGCGCGGTGGTCGTCGCCGCTGACGCGGAGCCGGTGCCCGGCGCGGCGGATCAGCGCGGCGATCAGGTCGGCCGACGCGGACGGCTTGCCCTCGATCACGTGGATGCTGGTCAGGGCGGACATGCGGGAGACGCCGAGTGCGTCGGCGTACTCGAGGGCGAACAGCAGGTTGGCGGGCTGCTCCTGGTACTGGCGGGGCAGCATGGACGACTTCGCCATGTTCGTGCACCAGCGGATGTTCTCGTCGAGGGTGGCGGGGAGGTTCGGGGTCGTCATGGCAGTGCCTTTCGGGGTAGTGGTGAGGGTTTCGGGGCAGCCGGTCAGGCTGCGGATTCCTGCGCTTCGGCAGCGGCGCGCAGGGCCTGCAGTTCGCGGAGCTTCTCGAGGGTGACCGGGGTCTTCGGCCGGACGATCGACGCCGTGCCGCCCTTGATCTGCCGCGACGCGATGATCAGGTTCTTCGCCTTGAGCGGCTTCCCCGACTTGCCGATTTCGGGGGGCAGCTTCACTACCAGGCGCTTCGCCTTGCCCGCGATCTTGAGGGCGTCGGCGCGGCCGCGGAACAGCTCGGCCTCCGCGAGGTCGAAGCTCAGCAGGCGGGTGGTGAAGTCGATCGCGAAGTCGAGGCTGACTTCCCAGTCCTCGTCGGCCTTCAACAGCGCCGTGTCGGTGTAGACGCGTTGCATTGCCTTGTAAGAGGATTCGAGACCGTCGTTCTCGGGTTCGACGTCGTCGGCGAGCGACTGCATGAACGCGGTGACACCGGCGAGAATCTTCGCGGCGATCGCCTCGTCGTAGACGATGACGTACGTGTGCAGGTCGTCGATGAACGGGCCGTACCGGACGACGAAGGCGCGGCGGTCGCCGCTGACGATCATCTGCCAGTACACCTGGATCAGGTAGTACAGCGGCACCTGGTCGGTGCCCGGTTCGCCCCATGCCTCGCGGTCGCCGTTGCCGCCGAGCGTCTTCCCCTCGAGGTTCAGTTCCTCGCCGGTGACGCGGTTCTTCGCGCGGAAGTCGGGCGTCGCTGCAGCCGGGAAGCCGAGGTCGTCGCGGGTGAAGGTGATTTCGCCGTCGCTGATCGGCTCCCAGTCAGGGTTCTGCTCGAACCACATCGCGAAGAACGCCGCCTCGAGGTAGTTCCCGCGCTTCTGCGAGGCGTTGCTCTTGCGGGGGAACTTGCGGGCGTGCTGCATCTTGAGCCAGGTCGCCTTGCGCTGGTCCCATCCTGGCTTGTTCAGGCCGAGCATTCCGGGGATCTTCGAGGCGGTCGCGGTCGCAGCCCACGAGTCGGTGCCGACCCAGCGGCCGTCTTCGCCGACCTCCGGGACGTCGCCGGCGGATGCGTCCGCATCCTCGGTATGTGTAAGCTGAGGCAACGCACGTTCCTTTCGGGTTGCGTAGTAGTCCGGTTCCGTCGGCAGTCCCTTGGCAGTAGGGCGGCGGGGCCGGACTTCTTTCGTTTCGGGGGGCCTGCGCTACGCGGTGTTACGCGTTGTTGCGCGGCTGACGGAGTCATCATATGCACGTGACGCACTGTTACGCAACTACAGACGGGTAATAGCGCGTAACCTCTGTCCCAAGCTCTGAGGATGCGCGCCGCGACACGCGGACCGGCGCCCGAGCTGCACCCCGCGAAGGCCCCCGACGACCCTGCGCACCCCCGCGTACTGACAGGCGTCAAATGCGTAATACCGACCGGCGGGGATGCCCAATTGCACAGTTCGCGCGCGTACTATGTGCGCATAAATGCGTTACAGTTTGTCCATGAACACAAGGCAGGAGCACGTCGGAGACCTGATACGGGCCGCCCGTGAAGGGCGTGGCATGTCCAGAAGAAAGGCTTCGGCCAAATCAGGGGTTAGTGAAGCGCGCCTTCGTCAGATCGAGAATGGCGTTCAATACCGCGACGGTGTCGCCTCTCCTGTGAACCCGAAGCCGGACAAACTAGTGATGATCGCAACAGCGGTCGGGCTAGACCCCAAGGTTGTCCTCGAGGCTGCAGGCTACGACCCCGGCATCGCCGACCACATCGAAACAGACCTACCGCCCGCTGAGCAGGCCGTCGGCCGCATCACGACAGGCTCGAAGGGTGCTCGGTTCCTCCGCATCGACGATCTCGACGACCGGGAAGTCGAGTTGATCGAGACCTTCCTAGCCGGGCTAGAATTGGGGCGAAAATCCGGCTAGACGAACCCACCTCTGCCTGCGCGGGGGTGGGTTCTCCTGCCTAGACGAGGGAGGGGCCTGACCCTTGATGCGAGGTGTCCACACTGCTCGGGGGTTACAGCCGCTCGGCTATGACCCGTTCAGCGATGCTGTCGAGCGCGGTATCGAAGTCGGGTACCTCGGCATCTCGTCTGCCGCCGGTATGTGGCTGCCGAGCCGCAACGCGATCATCATCAGCTCGGCGATCACCAACGCGGCGGACCGGGCCGACATGCTCGCCCACATGCTCGGCCACGCCGACCTCGAGGGGGGCCGCGCGATCGCCCGCTACCACAGCGGCAGTTGCGACGCGCACGACATCGACCGGCGCATCAACAATCGGGTCTCCCGCCGGCGCATCACCCCGGCCGCGCTCGAGGCTGCGGTACGCGTAACGACGTGCGCAGGCATCGTTGCGCACCTGCTCGGGGTATCGCTGCGCACCCTGCAGCACCGCGTGCAGGCGCTCAGCTACGACGAGCGCCTGACGCTCGGGCGCCCCTGCAGTCGTCTCGACTGGCCCGCGGAGGCCCGGCAGCCGATCGCGCTGCCCGGCCCGTGCCTGCACGAGCCGAGCGAGCGCGAGCAGCGCCTCACCCGCGCGCGGATCACCGCGAGCCTGACCGTCCTGCCGCTCGCGATCGCGACGTTCACGCTGGCGGCGCAGGCTCCGTTCCCCTAACCGGTCAGCCCGAGGGCCGCGCCGTAGCTGTCGAGGGCTGCGCGGGCCAGCCCCTGGTCGACGTGCGCGTAGATGCGGTGCGTCGCCTTGGAGTTGTGCCCGAGCAGCTGCATCCGCACATCTTCGGGCACGTTCATCGACTGCAGCACGGTCGCGGCGGTGTGCCGGGCCGAGTGGATGTTCACCGCCGGCAGGCCCGCGCGCACGAGCGCCCGGTGCCAGTTGCGGTGGTCGCTCGCCGGGTGGATCGGGGTGTTCGTGCGCGGGTTCGTCCACACCAGGCCCCACGGGTTCGTCGGCGTCGAGGCGAGGTGTTCGCGCAGGCCGTCGGCGATTGGGCCGATCAGGGGGATGAGCCGCTTGCTGCCCTTCGTCTTCGGGCGGCCGAGCGCGAGCGCGCCGAGCAGCGGCCGGTGTGCGTACCCGCGCGCGACGTTCAGCCGCACCATCGGGCACAGGCGCGGCCGGTTCCGCGGGTGCCCGCAGCTCGGGTCACCGGTGCGCGTGTCGCCGCAGCCGTGTACCTGCCCGGCCGAGACGAGCGCCCACGACAGGTCGAGGTAGCCGTCGGCGAAGTTGATCCGATCCGCCTGCAGGCCAATGACTTCGCCTTGCCGCTGCCCGGTGAGCAGCGCGACGGCGTACCGCAGCCACATTGGGTCGCCCGCGCGGTACGAGGTTTCGATCAGGTGCCGGGCCTGCCCGAGGTCGAGGGGCGGCAGGCCGTCGTCGGCGTCGGCGTCGTTGCGCGGCAGCGTGATCCGGGCGGTGGGGTTCTTCGCGAGCAGGTCGTCGGCGACGGCGTCGTCGAGGGCCTGGCTGAGTACGACGTGCACGAGTCGCGCGGTGCCGATCGACAGCCCGCGCGCGGCGAGTTCGGTGTGCATCCGGCGCACGTGCAGCGGTTCGAGCTTCGCGAGCTGCAGGTGCCCGATGGTCGGGACGATCGAGTTCTTCACGCGAGACCGGTAGCTGCGCAACGTGTTCGGCGTGAGGCCGCGCGCGGTCGCGACGTTGTCGAGCCAGTAGTTCATCCAGGCTTCGACGGTCGTCGGCCCGCCCTTGACGACGGTGCCGTTCTGCAGCTCGGTCAGCTTGTCCTGTGCAGCGGAGTTTGCGTCGCGCTTGAGCTTCCGGGCGACGGTCACGCGCCGGCGTTTGCCGTCGGGGCCGGTGCCGAGGCTGATGGGGACGACCCAGAGGCCATCTGAGGCCCGTTTGTACGCCTTGCCGAGTGTCGGGCCGGGTGCGGTCAATTCGTGCTCCTGGTGGGGAATGGGAAGGGGCAGCGTTACGCAGTGTTTCGCGTATCCGCTGCCCCTCGTTCTACCACACGGTAATTACTCATAACCGTGTGTTTACACCCCGATTCAGGCGGCAAATGACCTCCGTAATGATCCCAACCTGCAGGTACGCATCCGGTGCGCACGACGTCGCCGGACGGCCGTTTCGGGCACTGTAGCCACAGGTGTAGCCGCTGGTTAGGAGTTGGTGGCCGTTACCGTGGTCGCGGGCCTGGTCGCGCCCTTGGCGGCCGCTACGGCCTTCCGGCGGGCGGCGTCCGCGCGCTGCTCCTCGGTGGTCCGCTGGCGCAGCGTGAGCCGCTTCTCCTTCGCCTTGACGGCCTTCGGGTCCATGTCGGTGCGAGCGCCGCGGCCCGGTCGCGAGTCGTTCCACTTCAAGACGGTGTCCTCGGACCAGCCCTTCGCGCGGCCGACGATCACGTCCGGCTCGGGCAGTAGACCGCGCTCGTCGTAGCCGTTCACGGTGTTGACCGACAGGCCGAGCAGTTCGCCGATTTCGCGGCGGGTGAGGTATCGCTTCGTAGTCATGGGAGTGTCCTTCGTTCGGGGGTTCGGGTTCCCCGCAGTCGGGGCGCCGTATGCCGGTCACGTTACGTCACATCCTGTGCAATGTGCAAGCTACCCGGCCGGGCACCCGTCCCACCAGGCAGTTTCGTCACTGTGACACCCTGACTTGCTAAATGACAAGGGCTGCGGTAAATTGATCTTGTCAAACGGAAAGGAGGTGGTAACAATGGACAAGAAGACGATCAAGGCGATCCTCAAGGAGGCCGAGGCTCAGGGGTTCACCCTCAAGGTGCACACCAACGGGCACATCAGCGCCTACAAGGACGGCGTGTACGCGGCGACCTTCGCCGGTACCGGTAGCGACTACCGGGGCGCGAAGAACTCGCTGGCGGCACTACGCCGAGCCGGGTTCATCTGGCCCCGGTAAGCACACGGGGGGCGGGGCGGGGGTGCCGCCCCGCCCCCCATGACCGCACAACAACAGAACAGGACACACCGACATGACCGACTACAACATCATCGCGAGGCTGGCCGCCGCCCCGGACGAACCGATCGAAGACCGGGCGCTCGCGCTCGTCGAAGCCTTCGCCGAGTACGGCCCGTCCGTCGGCCCGCTCGGCAACGGCACCGCCGAACTGACGATCACCGTGCCCGCCGACACCATCCGGCAGGCGATCGACACCGGGTTCGCGCTGCTCGCCGACCGGGGCGTTCAGCCGACGTCGATCGAGGCTATGACCACCGACGACTGGGACCGCCAGCACGCGATCGACAACTCTGACGACATGCTGTCCGTCACCCAGGCCGCCGACCTGCTCGGCGTCTCCCGCCAGCGGGTGCTGCAGCGCATCAGCGAGGGCACGATCGCGGCCCGCAAGGTCGGCCGGGCGTGGGCGATCCCGCGCGGCGCGCTGCAGGCCGCGTGATGTCGAAGATCAACCCGCGCCTGGTGTCGATCGGCATCCGCGAGAGCGCCGACACCGTGACCGAGGTCGGCGCTCTCGTCGACTACCTGACGAAGTGCGCGCGCACGATCGACGGCCACGACGTTGCCGGCGGGCACCTCTCACGGGCGGCCGAGCTGCTGGATGCAGTTCAGGTCTCGCTCGACGACGCCATGCAGGCGCTCCCGCCGCTCCCCGAGTCCCCCTGAGGCGCGTAACGGCCCCCCTCCCGGCAGGCAGGGGGGCGGCGCCATGTTCGGCGCCCACACAGGACGCCAGAAGGCCCCCTCCCGGTCGGGTAGGGGGCCTTCTCGTGTTCGGGGGCTAGAAGCCGAGGCGGCGCAGGTCGGCGTACAGGGTGCGGCCGCCGCGGATGAGCGTCGTCGGCCTGACGTACGTCTTGCCGTCGACGTTCGTGAGGACTTTGGGGTCGACGAGCGCGACACCGGCGAGCATCGCGTTCTTGACGCGCTCCGCGGTGGGGTAGTGGTCGACGGCAACTCTGTGCATGTCGGGCACGTCGACGCCGGACCAGATCGGGGTCACGTCGTAGAGGCCAAGGCTGCGCACGTGCACGATGTCGACGCGGACGAGGTTGGGGGCGGTGGAGTCGGCCACGGTAGGGGCCTTTCGGGTGGTAGGGGGCTTGCGCGGGGCGCCAGGCCCGGTCGGCCTGACATGAAGAACATTACGTCATATCCGACCCCTTGACAAGTCGGCAGGTCGGGGACTCAGGCGCGGTCTTGCGCGGCGGTGATGTCGGCGGCGGTGGCGCCGTGCTGGCGGGCCTGCTCGATGAAGTGCTGCAGGCGGGCGGCGGTGTCGACACCCTTCGCGCCGGGGGTGTCGCGGTGAATCGCGGTGAACCGGGTGACCATGAGCAGCGCGCGGCGGCGCAGGTCGTTCTCGGTGTCGGCGTCGGCGAGGTCGGCGGCCGGGGCCGGGGTCGTGCCGCGGACGAGGCGGTTGAGCGCGGCGCGGGCGTCGGGGCCGAGGATGTCGTTCACGGTGTCCTTTCCTGTCAGGCCCGGTCGGCCTGGCATGAAGAACAATAGGTCATATTCGACCCTATGACAAACAGGCTGGCCAGGAGTCATAAACGCCCCTGACCAGCCCGTGCGGCGGTCCTACAGGTTCAGATCGGCCAGTGCTTCGCGAGCCAGATCGAGGTGTGCGAGTTTGTCGTCGAGCCGACGGTGCAGGATGTCCATAATCTCCGCGTTCTCCCGCGCGCGGGCGATCAGGTCGACCGTCGACCACGCCTCGAACCCTGCAGGCGCCTCGTCGGTCTCCGCGGTTTCCGGCCCAGCGGCCACCTGCAGGACCGACGGGACCGGGGCGGGCACATGCACCGGCAACGACGGCGCCGTGTCCGTGGTGGCGACCACAGGCTCCGCCGGCGCGACGTCCCGCGCGGGCGTGTCCGACAGCTGCAGCTCGTCCTCATGCCCGCGCATGTGCCGCGAGTACGCGGGCGTGCTCGCGAACTTGCGGTCACACAGGACGCACAGGCGGTCCGGGCCGTGACTGTTCGACAGGTGCGAGACCATCGCCATGCGCTTGTCGGTGAGGTACCCGCCGCACTCGGCAGGGTTCGGGCACACGTACGTCCCGCCGACCGGCTCGGGAAGCGTGATCTTCGACTTCCGCTCCCACGCCTTGATCGGCTTCTCTGCGTTCTCGCGAACACGCGGGGCCGACATGTCGCGGCTGATCGACGTCGTCGTCTTGCCGTCGGGCGCGTACAGCAGCATGTGCCCTTTCGCCGACCGGCGAGCGAGCCACCCCGCCTTGATCGCGCGCCGGACGAGAGATTTTGCGAAGTCGTCGAATCCGCCGAGATTGGGGTTCTTCGTGAACGCGCCGTTCGATTCGGGTTCTGAATGCTTGGCAGTTGCAGTCATAAGAGACTCGATTCTAAGTAGTCCAGGGTTTCACCATTTCGCCTGGTAGCGGGGCCTGTTTGGGACTTTAGTCCCGAACCAGACGAACGGTCGGTCAACGCTACCGAGGGGTGAACGGCCCCCGCCCACGTGCAGAAACGTGAGCGGGGGCCGTAGTTGTGGACTAGGCGGTCAGCGCGCGGCGGCCGTTCAGGGCGGTGTCGCCGACGTTCGCGCGGTTGCCCGCCTCCTTGCCTGCGTCGCCCGCGCCGGGGTCGTAGCCGCCCCGGTAGCGGTTCGAGATAACGCGGGTGCGAGGCCCGAGCAGGTCGGCGCGGAGCTGCTCATTCGCCCGCTTCGCCTCGTCGACGAGCACGAGCGCAGCGCCCGGCCCGGCCGCTTCGGTCGCCTGCGTTTCGGCCTGGCCGAGCCGCTCGGAGATCGTCTGGTAGAAGCCGAGCATCCAGGAGCGGCGGAAGGTCGCCGTGGCGGTGCGCGACCCGGCGGGCGGCTTCACGCGGGAGGCCCCGACGAGCATCTGCGAGTTGAGCATCGAGAACAGCACCCGCACCCGGTCGACGTTCAGCTCGGTCCCGTACAGGTAGTCCGTCGCGTCGGGGCTGCTGAACGTGCCACCGGCGGTGATCGCGGAGCAGTGCAGCGATTCCGCGATCATCTGCAGGAGCGACCGCTGCACGGTGAGGTACTTGCCGCTCAGGTTGAACGTCGTGTGCACGATCGGGGCGGGGCCGTCGCTGTCGCGGCGCAGGGCCTCCGCTTCGTCGATGCCGTACTTCGCCAGCAGCGCGATCGCCTTCTCGTTGAACACGTCGGCTTCCGGGGTTCCGGCGACGTCCTGGGCCTTGCGGAACAGGCCGCGGATCGTTTCGAGCTTCTTGGCGCGGCGCTCGGCGGTGATGTTGTCAGTCATGTGAGCTGACCTTTCTGTCGTGGTAGGGGCTGCCCGGCCTGTCGGCCTGACGGGTTGAACTTTACGTCATATCCTGTGCCTAGTGCAAACCGGGGGTGGTTCGCCCTGACCAGGGAGTGAAGGGGGGTGCCCCCGGCCGCGTGCCCTGCGGCCGGGGGCGGTGAGCTAGCCGAGCAGGCAAATCTCACCGGGCGGGTTCGGGGTGGTGCCGGTGCAGCAACCGGTGCAGTAGCACTGGGTGCGGCGGTCGTGCAGGCACTTCACGCCGGGCGGGTTGTCGTGCAGGCCCTGCGAGAGGCAGTTGATGCAACCGCACTCGCGATCGGGTCCGTGCTCGACGTTCTCGAAGAACTCCCAGTCCTGCGCGGAGAAACCCTGGACGCGCATGTTGCGCTCCCTTCACTCTGTTGACTTGTACTGCCTGCCAGGCCCGGTCGGCCTGACATGAAGAACATTACGTCACAAACAACCCCTTGTGCAAACCCGCAGGCCAGGGGTCATAAATTGCCTCATGTCCACGTCGGGCGGCCGCGGTCGCGCGGTGCAGGCGCCCCGCCCCGGTGATCGGGCCACGCTGCGCGCCGAACCGGGACGCCCGCGCCCGATGTAGCCGGGACACCCCTTCGGGCGCCCAGTGGGCAGCCAGGCCCCAGGAACGCGGAAACCCCAGCTCGTAGCGAACTGGGGTCTCGGCCGGGCGACGGGGTCAGGCGCGTGGGCGCACCTCGAACCCGAGCGCGTCCGCGAGTAGGCGCATCAGGGCCTCGGCGGTCGGGTACGGCGTCGACAGTGTCGCGTGCCCGACGGCGCGCGCGTGCCCCACCTGATCGGTGCACTCGCACTCCCCTGCGTCGACGCCGATGCCGGTCAGTGGGCGGCCGTCGACGATCGACTCGTCCAGCTGCCACCCGGTCCCGGCCTCGTTCACGTGCACGAAGACCTGCAGGACGTCGTCGACCCGGTGCCACCGGTCCGACCCAAGCTGCGCGGCCGGGCGGTCTTCCGCCGGCGTCGCAGAGCAAGCGATCATCCCCGCTGCCTCCCTCGTGTGTCGCGGCTGCTGAACCGCGGTTGAACAGTAGTCCGGGTTGACTTGTGCGCATCGCCGTGTCAGCGAAATGACCGCCAACCTCTCGGTTTGTCTAGGGGTAGTTTCCTGCGTATTGTTCATGGTGTTCGGCCGACCGGCCGGGCGCCCCGCGGGGGGCATCCCCGCACAACCCGAAAGGGGTGGTCAACATGACCGCAACGTTCAACCTCGTCACCGCCGATGAGGCGGACTTCGCCGCCCTGCGCGAGCAGGCGGACGCGGACCAGGCCGAGCTGGTGCGCATCGGCGCCGAGGGCACCGACGCCGAGGTGCGCGCCGCACGGCTCCCCGAGTCGGTCGCGACCCTCGCGGTTGCGCTGGATTCGTCCCGCCCGGCGGCGGCGATCCGGCGTGAGCTGGACGACCGCCTCGAGCTGTCGAAGCTCGTCACCCTGCTGCGCCGCAGCGGGGAACTCGACGGGATCGCGTAGGCGATCGGGGGCGTCCCGAGGGTGCCGGGACGCCCCCCACCGGGGGTAGCAAACAACCCCCAGCCTGCAGGTTTGTCCCAGGGTCATATACGGCCTACAGTTCATCACGTCGGGCAACAGCGCCCGACACTCACAGCAAGGAGTCAGCAAATGACCGCCCCTACCACCGCCGCCCAGCTCGCCACCGCCACCGAGGGGCGCGCTGCCGAGGTCCGCGCCGCCCACGCCCGCGCGATCGTGGAGCCGTACGTCGACCCGCTCGTGACCCTGTTCTCGGACCGCTACGACGCCGAGCTGACCGCCCTGACCGAGCGCGGCGGCATGGCGGGCATCCGCTGCACCGGCGGGAACTTCCTCGCGATCGAGGGCACCGCCGGGCTGTCGCCGGATAACCGCGTGATGTTCTTCCTCGCCACCAACACGATCGAGGGCGGCCTCGCCGACACCCCCGACGAGGGCAACGGGTGGGCCGTCGGTCTGTACGACGCCGACACGGACGAGATGCTGGCGCACGGCGACGACGCCGACATCACGGTCGCGCACTCGGCGGCGTTCGCGCGCCTTCGCGGCCGCAAGTAGAAGCCCGACCGGAAAGGCCCCGACGCACCGCGCGCCGGGGCCTTTCCCGTGTTCGAACCATAGGCGGTTTATGACCCCTGGCCTCTTGGTTTGTCAAGGGGTTGTTTCTGACCTACAGTTCTTCATGTCAGGCCGACAGGGCCTGGCCCCCGGCGGGGGGTTCCCGCCCCAGTCCCCACAGGAGGACGACATGCTCGCAACCATCACCCGCAAGGCACGCTTCGCCGATGCCGAGCGTTACTCCGCGGCCGTCGCCGACGCCGACCTCGCGGACCAGCTCGCTCAGCTCGTCGAGGGCTACTGGCACTTCCAGGCCCGCCTCGACGCCCTGCAGGGTCCGGCCGGAAAGGCGCTCCCGTGGCGCACTCGCCGCCGCCACATCCGGGCGGCCCGGTTCGTCGCGGAGACGACCTACGCGCGGGCTGCGGTGCTCAGCGACCGCATCGCGAAGCTGATCTACTGACAGCCGAGCAACACACGAACCCCCCGACCACAGGGCACGCGGTCGGGGGGTTCCCCATATTCGCTGGGGGTTCACTGCGAGGCGCGGCGCGGTGCGGCGGCTGCGGTGCGGCGCGCCCGTCCGCCCGGTGGGCCGTGGGGGGCGGCGATCGCCCGGTGCCGCGGGTGCCGCGGGTGCCGCGCGGCGTGCGGCGGGGGTGCGGCGCCAGTTCCCCACCAGCCGGACCGGGGTGCGGCACCGGTGCGGCGGGGCCGACGCCGGCGGGCCGGGTCCACACGTGGGGAGCTGGGGCTGAGTTCCGGGTGCGGCGGGGTGCGGCATGGCTGTGACCTGCGGTTGCCGCACGTGCCGCAGTCTGCGCCGCAGGCGCGGCGGCTGGGTGCCGCAGGCGCGGCGAGGGTGCGGCACCGGTGCGGCGGGCGGGGTGCGGCGCCCTGCAAGACGGTGCGGCACCGGTGCGGCGGCGATCGCGAGGGGCGACGGCCGACCGGGGCGCCGCGCGGCGTGCGGCGGGGCGCGGCGGCGGTGCGGCGGGGTGCGGCACGAGGGGCAATATCCGGCCCAACCTGCACGGTTGCCCCCGATTTGCACAAGGGGTCGTGTCGTGCGTATAGTTCATCTCGTCAGGCCGACCGGCCGAGACGCCCCTACCGCAACAGAAAGCAGGCCGACATGATCTCCGACAGCAAGACCGAGGCCCCGACGATCACCGGCGAGATGGTCCGGTACGCGTACAGCTGCGCCGGCGGCGCCGCCCGCGTCACGCTCCCGCAGGTGACCCAGCGCCTGCACGGCTTCCCGGTTCGCTACACCCTGTCGATTGACCAGACCTACGCCTACCAGTCGTCCTTCGCCGTCGAAGTGTTCTCCCTGTCGACGAAGTCGTGGGGCGAGCTGTGGACCCTTCCCGGCAAGGACTTCGCGCCGTCGATCCTGGGGGCCGACAAGCCCACCGGGCAGATCGGCCTGCAGCTCGCCCCGACCCCCGCCTCCCGCGGAGGGACCGACTACGAGGCGATCGCGCGGTCGTGGCAGCAGGTGTTCAACCGGCTGTTCGAACACGCGGAGTTCGTGCTCCGGTAGTGAGCGCGGGGGCGGGGTCGCGAGGCCCCGCCCTCGAAGGGTCGTTTATGACCCCCGACCTCTCGGTTTGTCAAGGGGTCGTTTCCTGTGTAATGTTCTTCATGTCGGGCAGCCCGCCCGGCGCCCCTACCGCCCCCTTGGAGGAATCATGCCGAAGCCGACCACGATCACCGTCGAACTCCCGGTCTGCGTCACCATCGCCAACTCGATCGCCGCCGCCGGGCGCGTCGCCCGCCGCACCGCCCGCGACCTCGAGCGCAACGCCCGGCAGGCAATCGAAGACCTCGAACGCGGGATTCTGCCGCGCGACGCGGACAACGGCCGCCTGACCGAGGAGTACGCGGGGGCTATCGAGAACCTCTCCCAGCTCTCGATCCTCGCCCGCTCGGTGAACCTGCCCGAGACCCACGTCGACGCCCTGATCCGGGACAACGCCGACGACTGGTTCCGGTACGTCCTCGCCGACGGGACCGAGGTTCACGGGTAGCAAGCAACCGGTCCGCAACCGGACCTGACGCCCCACCAGACGGCCGCGTGCACCCCCGCCGGGACACGCGGCCGTTGCCGTACGCGCGGGGAGCCTGGTGGGCGCCTGGGGGTGGGCCGCCGACGAGGCGGCGGGGCATCGGCCGGCAGGCGGACGCCAGCGGACCACCAGGGCCACCACGGGGCCGCGCTCGGGCGTCGACCCGGTCGAGCTACACGCGGACGGCCAGTGGGGACTGGGGCCTCGACAACGCAGAAGGCCCGCCCCTCGGGTGAGGGGCGGGCCTATGATGAGCGGGCGTCGGGGGGCGGCACCCACGCCCCCCGCCGCACCTGCCTACCGGGCGGACTCGATCTGCGCTTCGGTCGCGCCGAGGTTGCGAGCTTCGGCCTCCCAGGCGGCGAGCGCACCGGCGACGGCCGGGTCGGTCTTCGCGCGGGCGACCATCGCGAGGGCGCGGGTCAGGCGGTAGGTGGTAGGGGCGGTGTTCGACATGCCGTCCTCCGTAGGACTCGGGCGGGAACCCCCCGCCGGGGTGTCGGGCCGGTCGGCCTGACATGACCAACTATAGGTCATTACCTACCCCTAGACAACCCTGCAGGCCAGGGTCATAAACTGCCCCCAGTTGGGGGTACGGGAACACCCCGGCCGCGTGCCCTGCGGCCGGGGTGTTCGCGTCGACTAGTACCAGCGCCAGACGCTCGGCGCGTCGCCGTACTGCGGCAGCACGTCGACGAACTTCGCGGCGACGAGGCCGTCCGGGCGGGCCTCGATCGCGCATCCGGTCGACAGAGTCGCCACGAAGTGCAGGAACTCGACGTCCAGCGCGTCGGCCTGGTCCGCCGCGAGCGCCGCGACGAACACCGGCACGTCGGAGGCGTGTTCGGCGACGAGCAGCAGGCAGTTCTGCCCGTCCTCGCGGATGCCGGTCTCGACGGCGAGCCGGGCGTCCCGCATCGACCGCGACATCGCGAGGGCGGTGTCGGCGGCGTCGGCGGCCGCCTCGAGGGCCGAGGTGGCGATGTGGAGGCTGTAGGTCATGTGGTGCACCTTCGTTCGAAGTGTGTCGAAGCCGGTCGGCCTGACGAGATGAACATTACGTCATATCCGACCCCTTGACAAATCACCTGACCAGGGGTTGCAACCGACCCCTTTAGGGTGGCGCCGCCCGCCGGTAGCGCGGCCCGTTTCGATGCGCCAACAAGGGGCAGAATCAGACCCCAGCCTCGCGGTTTGTCAAGGGGTCGTTTCCTGCGTATCGTTCACTCGGTCAGGCCGGGCCGCAGGTGTCGGCCGCCGGCAACCGAGACCCCACCACGGAGGAAGTCATGCACGAAGGAACCCGCCCGACCCCGGCCGAGTTCGAGGCCACCAACTCGCGGGGCCTGTTCGCGAACCTCGACCGCGCGACGTCGACGAAGTGCGCTTACGAGGCGTCCGGGTACACCGCCCGCGCTCGCGTCGTCGGCGCCGAGATCGAGGTGAAGGTCACCGACGGCGAGGGCAATCAGCTCATGCACGTGCTGTGGCCCTATCGGGGGCAGCCGTACGCCTACGCCCGCACGCTCGACGCGATGCTTCGGCACTGGGCCTGACGGTCGACCGGCAAGGCGCGCGCCTGGATTGCACCGAAACAAGGGGTAGAAACTGACCCCACGCTGCGGAGTTGTCAAGGGGTCGTTTCCTGTGTAATGTTCTTCATGTCAGGCCGACCGGCCCGACACCCCCGCCGGGGGCTGCCACCCCCGGCACAACCCGAAGGGAGCGCACGATGGGCGCAGAAAGCCTCAGCAACGAGGGCCTGGCCGAACGGCTCGCAAAGACCAAGCGTCAGCGCGAGCGGCTGGTCCTCGAGGGTCGGTTCCGCACCGACTCGGACCGCCGCCTCATGGAGGTCTGCTGCAGGGCGATCGACGAGCTGACCGGCGAGACCCGCCGCCGCAGCGAGTAGCCCCGAAGCGAAGCCCCGCCCCTCACGAAGGGGCGGGGCTTCCCCCGTTTCAGGGGCTGACGCACCACGTGCGGCGCGGGGTGCCGCAGGGTGCGGCACAGGGTGCGGCACGCGGCCCCGGTCCGGCTGGTGGTCCACTGGGGTCCGCGGCGGTGCGGCGCGGGTGCCGCACCCCCTGACCTGCGGCTGCCGCACCTGCCGCAGCCGACGCCGCACCGGCTGCCGCACCGCGCCGCAGTGCCGCAGTGCCGCATACGACCCCCGATCTGCGGAGTTGCACCAGGGGTCGTGTCATGCGTATAGTTCACCCCGTCAGGCCGACCGGCTCGACGCCCCACACGACAGCAAGGAGCCGATCATGGCATGGGACTTCCAGGACGTACTGCTCGGCGCAGCGGAGGCCGAGGTGCCCCGCCTCGAGCGCGAGTTGCAGGACAAGTTCGCTGCACTGCGCAAGTGCACCACCCCGGACGCCGTCGAGCGCGTCGCCCGCGAACTGCGCCGGGTCGCCGACGGCCTCGCGACCGCGCACACGCACCGCGTGACCGCAGCCGCACACATCGCGGCCCGCGACGGCGCGTAGCCCCGACACATGGACCCCCCGACCGCAGGGCACGCGGTCGGGGGGTTCTGTCGTTCGCGGAGTCCCAGCTCCCCACCAGCCCGCGTGGCGCAGCTCGACCAGGCGCGGGTAGGCGGGCGGGCCGATCGTCCGCCCAGTGGGTACCCAGGCCCCCGCCGGCGGAAAACCTGGATTGACCTGCAGAAACCGTTGACCTCAAGAGGTCTATGTCGTATAGTTGAAGGCATGTCGCCGCAGGTCAAAGCCCAAAAGGAGGCCCCGATGCGCGCACCGGTCGACAGCCTGGTCCGGTCGGTCGCGATCGCGGCACGCGGGGGAGACGTGCGCGTCGTGTGCGTCGACCGGTACGTCGTGCGCGCCTTCGGTCGCCCGCCCGCGATCGAGCACGCGGTGACCGTGTGCGACGGCGACGGGAACCCGATCGGCTCGCACGTGCGGCGGTGCCCGGCCGAGCTGGACGCCCTTGAGTACGCGCGGGCGGTGTGGCGCGAGCTGCGCGCGACGGCCGACGGGCAGCCTTGGTTTCGGGCGTAAAGGAGTCCCAGCCTGCAGAGTTGCACTAGGGGTCATTACCTGTGTAATGTTCATCATGTCAGGGCAGCAGCCCCGACGCCCCTACCGCAACAGAAAGGCCCCGACATGGCCTCCGTAATCGTCGTCCGCGCCGCCGGCGTCGGCTCTCCCGAGCGCGTCCTCGCCACCACCTTCGGCGAGACCAGCCGCGAGACCGTCGCCCGCCACTTCCCCGGCGCGATCTTCGACAGCGAGGGCGGGTTCGACCTGCCCGACACCGCCGAGAACGGCATCGGCGGCGGCTACGTGTTCGACTGCGTCCGCGTCGACGAGTAGCCCCGACCGGTCGGGGCCGTCGCGATCGGCGGCCCCGGCACTGCGCCCCTACCGCAACCCCGAGAGGAACCCGTCATGCCTGAAATCGAAATCCCCGCGAAGTACATCCGCATCATCGTCGAGGCCGCCGCGGACCTTCACGAGGCCGCCACCGTCCGCGACCGGACCCGCCATGCGGACATCCTCGCCGCTGTCGCCGAGTCCGGGTGCGCGTTCACCGGCGTGCCCCTGCCGAGCTTGCTCTCCGGCCCCGCCCACGAACTGGTTGCCGAGCGGCCCCGGCCGTCGTTCCTCACCTCCACCGTGATCCAGCGGCGCGAGTGGGAGACCGGCCTCGAGGCCGACTACCGCTCCCGCCTCGAGGCCGCCCTCGCCGCAGTCTGACCCACCCCCTGCCGCACCCCCTGCCGCACCCTGCGGCGGGGGGTGCTGTCGTTGTGCGGCGCGAGTGCGGCGCGGGTGCGGCACGAGAGTGCGGCACCCGGAATGACCTGCGCGGCAGCACGCCGCAGCTGGTGCGGCACAGGTGCCGCAGTAGGGGCAGTTTATGACCCCCAGCCTGCGGGTTTGTCAAGGCGTCGTAAATGACCTATCGTTCTTCATGTCAAGCCGACCGGGCCTGGCGCCCTTGCCGCACCGAAGGAACCCGACATGCCGAAGCTCACCGCCGCACAGTCCGCCGCACTCGACATCATCAACCGCGACGGCGCCCTGTACGCCGGCAACAAGGTCAGCATCAAGACGGTGCGAGTCCTCGAACGACTCGGCCTGGCCACCGTCGAGGCGAAGGTCGCATGGACCAACCCGACGATGAACGCCCGCGCTCGCGGCGCCTACCCCAAGCCCTACCTCGACTGGGTCGCGAAGCGCGTCGAGGCCCCCGCCGGCGAGGCCACCGCCGAGCAGCCCGCCCAGGACGCCCAGGCGGATCGAGATATGGGCACCATCCACGACCGCGTCGTCAAGGTCGCCAGCGCCGCACCTGCCGATCAGGTCAAGGCCGCCTACCTCGCCGCCCTCGCAGCTATCGACACCCCGAACGCTCGAGCACGGGCCGCGCGGACCCGCAAGGCTGAGCGCCTGCTCGCCGAGCTGCTGGGTGACCTGTTCGAGAAGCGCCGCTACCTCGCCGCCTACGTCCGCGCCCTCGACGGCGTCATCTATGGCGATGACGAGCCCACCCAGGACGCCCAGGCGGACCACACCCCGGACCCCGCCGCCGCAACCTCCGAGTGGGCCACCGAGGAGTCCACGGAGGAGCTGGACGCCTGCGAGGCCCGCGCCATGCACACCCTGCAGATCGGCGGGTACCGGGCGAAGGTCGTCGAGTTCACGTGGGACACCGGCGCGCGGCTGCTGATCTGGCACGAGGACCACGGCCGGGTGCCGCTCGCCGACGACGACGCCGACGGGTTCGGGGTCCGGTTCGACAGCCTCGACGAAGCGCAGGACGCCGCGGGGGCGACGCTGTACGACCTCGTGCCGATGTAGCTGAGCGCCGGTCGGCCGGCGGATTCCTCTCCCAACCAGGGGGATTCCGCCGGTTTGTCAAGGGGTCGTTTATGACGTAATGTTCTTCATGTCAGGCCGACCGGGCCTGACGCCCCTACCGCCCCGAAAGGCAGGCATCATGCCCGCGACCGCCACCCACCCCCTCACCTTCCGCCGCAACACCGAAGGCATCTACCGCGCCGAACTCGACGGCCTCCGCTACGACATCAGCCGACACGGCAGCAGCTGGGTTCTCCGGGTCCGCAAGCTCACCGAGACCGCCGGTGTCACCCACGCGCTCGGTCAGCCCGTCATTGACGCCGACCGCGCCGACCGCCTCGGCGACTGCAAGGCCGTAGCGCAGGAATACCACGCCCTCGCCGACGACTATCGCACCGATTCCAGCCCCGCGATCCACGGCCACAAGTCCCGCATGACGACCGCGATCTGCAAGGCGTACGCCCGCCTCTGACCCCCACCGAAACGACGACAGACCCCCGACCGCAGGGCACGCGGTCGGGGGTCTTCTCGTATGTGCCGCAGGTGCCGCAGCAGGTGCGGCGCGCGGTGCCGCAGCCGCGGCGTAGGTGCGGCGCGCGGTGCGGCGCGACCCCGGTGTGAGCGCGGCGCTGGGGGCCTGCCGCACCGGGTGCCGCAGCTGCGGCGGGGGTGCGGCACCCCCTGCGGCATGGGGGTGCGGCAGTGCGGCAACCGCAGGTCAGAGGGTGCGGCGCGGGTGCGGCGCGCAGTGCCGCGCCCCGGTCGGCCCGCCGGATGTGCCGCAGTGCGGCACCGTGCCACGCCGCAGCTGCGGCGCTGACTGCCATTCGCAGACCGGATATGCGAACCTGGTGAGACAGGACACTCATGGATCGAGGTGGGAACGATGCCACGCGAAGGCGACTGGTGGACGGCGCAGGACTGCGCCGACTACCTCGGCATCAAGCCGCGAACCTGGCACGCCTACGTACGTCGGCCGGGCGTCCAGAACCCGGTGCCGCAGCCCGTCGCGAAGTTCGGCGCGACACCGATCTGGAACTCCGACGCCGTCCGCGAGTACGCCGCGAACCGGCAACGCAAGACGAAGACACAGCACCACCCGCAGCCCCTACCGCAACCCACACTCAGAAAGCGCGCCTAGTGAAGGTCTCAAGAGTCGATGCCGCCATCACCTACGTACTCGCCGCCGTCGGCCTGTGGCTGTCGTACACCGCCCTGGCCGACCTCGCGCTGCGCGCCGGACTCGGCGAACTGCAGTCGCGGGCGTGGCCGCTCGTCGTCGACGGGCTGATCCTCGTCGCGACCCGGTCGGTGTTCACGTTCGGGAAGCACCCGTCGAAGCGGTACGCGTGGGGGCTGCTCGTCGCGGCCGCGGCGGTGTCGATCGTCGGCAACGCGGCGCACATCCTGCTCCCGCCCGGACCGGTGCACCCGTTCATCGCGGTAGGCGTCGGCGTCGTGCCGCCCGTCACCGCGCTCGCCCTGACGCACCTCGTGATGGTGCGCGCGCGGGTGCGGGAGGAGCTGGAAGCGGCCGCGCCGGCGGAAGCGCCGACGGTGGCGGCACCGGCTGCCGAACCGGTCCCGGCTGCCCACGTGCCGGACGAACCGGCTGCGCCCGAGGCGACGCCCGAGCCGACCCCGGCGGACGCGCCCACGGAGGAACTGGCGGCACCGGTGCCTGAGCCGGAACCCGCGCCCGAACCTGTCCGCGTGAGCGCGCCCGCACCCGAGCCTGCCCGCGCGCCCGCGCCCGCGCCCGCGCCCGCGCGCGAACCCGTGACCGTCACCGCGTCCACGAACCGGTACTCCACCGCCGGGGCGACCGCGCTCAGGCAGGAGCCAGAAGGCCGCGTGTTCGAGCTGCGCCGCCCGCAACCGACGGCCGCGCCCGAACCTGTCGCCGACAGCAGCGAACTGAGCGAGGAAGAAGCGATCGCGACGGCGGCCCGCCTGCTCGCCGAAGGGATGTCCATGCGCGCGATCGGCCGCGAACTCAATCGCGACGAGAAGAAGATTCGCCGCTGGAAGAAGGAAGGACTTCTCACCGCATGAACGAAACCCATATGTCCGACTTCGTCGCCTACCTAGACCCGCAGCCCGAGGTCTCCTGGACTGACGACAGCCTCGACATACTCGACTCGGCGTGCGCCGTCGCACGCATCCGCGTCGTTCAGGAGTCGACTGGCGAGGAGGTCGGCAACGCAGACCACACCGACGTGCTCGGCTGGCACCCCGACAGCTGCGACAACGCGCTAGCGGCTGCAGGCTGGAAGCGGATAGGCGACTGGCGGCACCGCCTGTTCTGCGCCGTCGAACCTGCCTAGACACAAAAAATCCCCCGGTCCCGTTTTTTTTCGAAACGGGACCGGGGGATTTTTGAGGGCGTGCCCCTACCACAGGTCATGCGCTCGGGTTACAGCTTACAGGCATTCAGTTGGGGTGCGGCCCCCTGCGGCGCTCAAGCTCGGCGCGGGCGGCCCGGACGATCCGCTCCTGAGTGTCCTCGGATATGGCGCCGGCGGGTTCGATGGTGAGTTCGTCGAGCAGCCACGCGAGGTCGTTGGTGTGCCAGCTGTCGAACCGCATCTCGGGTTCCGGGTCCATGTCGCGGAGTGTAGGGGCGGGCACCGACACGCGCCCCAACCTGCAGGGTTGTCAGGCCGCTCACCTGCGGGCATATGCTGATCGGCAGCGCCGACCAACCGGTTCGGCCGTAGAAAAGAGAGAAGCCCCAGACCTTGCCGGGTCTGAGGCTTCGAGGTGGAGGGCATTCCACCCAACGTCTCGGCACTGATGCTACATGATCGGCGCCGCGGGAACGCAAGTGCGACACACGAGCACCCGCACCTTCTTGGACGGTTCAGCCCTCACCTCGCATCTCGCGACTGAGAGAGGGCACCTGTGTCCACCACCATCCAGCGCGGCTATTCGCTGCCGCAGGACAATTTCACGATCGTGCCGAATGCGTGGCTTCGCGACGGCCGACTCACCCACAAGGCTCGCGGCATCCTGATCGAGCTGATGTCCCACCGGCCCGGCTGGTCGACGTCGGTCGAACGGCTCGCGGAGATTGGCCCCGACGGCGAGGCTGCGATCAAGTCCGGACTCAAGGAACTCGAGAAGTGCGGCTACCTGCAGCGCGCGCAGGTGCGCGGCGAGCGCGGCCGCATGGGCCAGACGGTCTACACGATCGTCGATCCCGCGATGAATCCGAGCGCGGAGGAAGCACCGTCGGTCGAAAATCGCCCGGCGGAAAACCTGCAGGTCGGACCGTCGGTCGAAAATCGCCCCACGGAGAACCCGCAGGTCGGACCGTCGGTCGATTTTCCGCTGGCGGATAAACCGCTGGCGGAAAATCGCGGGCTTAAGAAGATGAAAACCAAGAAGAAGAGAGAAGAAGAAAAAGGGGGGGTACGTAAGTCGGGAACGTCACCTGCGCGCGACGCGGCCGCCGCATCGACCCCCCTCGAGCAGAATCTCGAGAGCACCCTCGAGCCGCGGGAGCCTTCGGCCCCCAGCGCCCACCAGACGGCCCAGCAGCCCGATCCGGCACCCGTTCCCCGCCTGAGCCTTGTTCGCCCCGCCAGTGGGGAGCTGGCCACCGAAACGCCCCACACGTCGCGGCACTGCCCCCGCCACCCCGGCGGCACCTCGGAACCGTGCGGCCCCTGCAAGGACGCCCGCATCGCACACGACACCGCCGAACAGGCCGCCGTCGAAGCCGCCAAGGCCGCCCGCCTGCAGTCCGAACGCGACACCCTCGTCGCGGCCCGCCTCGCGATCGCCGACTGCACGCACTGCGACAACCTCGGCAAGCGGCACGACGCCCCGTTCGTCGACTGCGACCACACCCCCGACCAGATGGAGCGCCGCCGCAACGGTGCCGCCCGCGTCCGGGCCGCCCTCGCAGCCAAGCAGCGCGCCGCCAACTAGCCTCGACACCACCCCCAGGAAGGCCACACATGAGCATCATCGAGTCGATGGACGGCAACCTCCACCACATCGGCGTCGTCGACACCGCCGACGGCAAGCGCATCCGCATCGCCCACCAGGACGGCACCTTCGACGACCTCACCCCCGAACAGGCAGGCGACTTCGTCGAGCAGATCAAGAGCGAGATGGCCGACTTCCTCGCGAAGCACGGCCGCCAGCCCGCGTTCGTGCGCATCCTCGGCCGCCGCCCCTGAAACGACCGAAGGCCCCCGCACCGGTGAGGGGTGCGGGGGCCTGCAGTCAGCCGACGGCGAAGAAGTTGTCCGTGTCCGGGCCGTAGTAGTTCGAGAAGAACGCGCGCGCCGACCACGACACCACACCCGCGTACGTATAGCTCGCGTTGTACGGGTACTCACCCGCCGAGTCGGTCCACGAGCCGAGCAGCGTGCCGTTCAGGTAGAGCTGGTACGTCGCGCCCGTCGCGATCATCGTCACCTGATCGCCGACCGCGTACCCGCTGCCGCCGCCACCGACGCCGCGCTGCTTGAGACTGCCGTTGATGCACGTCCAAATCTGCCAGCCGTCACCGCCGACCGAACCCGACACGTACGACGACGTCGCCATGCTGCCGCGCACGAGCGCGCCGGCACCGAAGTTCTGCGCCGACTTCTTCGCGATCGTCACCCCGGCCTGGTGGTCGGTCGACAGCAGCGGCGTCCGATGCCACGCAACGCCGATGAACTGGCCGTCCGAGGTGCCGGGGTTCGGCGGGCCGATGATGCCGCTCGCCTTCACCACCGGCGACTTGTTCGAGTAGACGTTCCACACGTTCGACGGCAGCGCGCCGGGGGAGTACGCGTCGAAGTCGTCGGCGATCTGCACGTACGCGTGTTGCCACGCCACACCGAGGTTTCCCTCGCTGCCCGCTGCGCCGCGGATCGCGGCCGACACTCGGCCCGTCGCGGTGCCGGCGCCCTCCCACGTCGGCTTCCCGAGCGCCCGCATCATCGCCGACGCCGTCAGCGATCCGAGGCCCGACATCTGCGGCGACATCGCCAGGATCGCCTTCACCTGCGCGCCGAACGAACCCTCGGCCGAACCCTGCGGCGACTGCAGGCCGCGCGCCGACGTCGCCGAGTTCAGCAGGCCCGCACCACGGAAGATCGTGTCGGCGACCTTGCTCGTCGCGAGGACCGACGCCGTCAGCGACGCCCCGCCCTTGAACGACGCGTTCGCCCAGCCGACGAGCAGCGCGAGCGCCGCCGTCAGTGTCGCCCCGCCGGACAGTCGCGCGTCCGCGTAGGCGAGCGCCCGGTCGAGCATCGACGTCGTGCCGCGCCCGCTGAACGCGGCCTTGCCTGCGGATACGCCGATGCCGCCCTTGCGGCCCATCGAGCCAACGCCCTTGAACTGCGCCGTCTTCACGACCGGCCCCTTGGCCTTGAGCGACGCCGTCAGCGTGCCGAGACCGCCGAGCGCCATGACAGCGAACATGCGGGGGATCGCGACCGCGACCATGCCGCCCGTGCTGCCCAGCTCGGCGTCGGCCGTCGACCGGGCGCGCAGCTGCGCCCCGAGCGTGCCCTCGCCGTTCAGTGCGGCGACCCAGTGCTGCGTGATGATCGGAATCAGTTCGCCGTCGATCAGCACGCGCGGCATCTGCGGCAGCGCGGCCGCGATCAGCGGTGTGCGCGGCAGGTCGATCACGTACACCGGTTCGGTGGGCAGGTCGGCCAGCCATACCGGCACGTCGGGGATGTCGACCCGGCGCACCGGCATGTCGGGCATCGGTGCGTCGATGGTGCGAATCGGCGACGGCAGCAACGGAACTCCTCGGGGCCGTGGGGATTACGTCTGGACGTAGGTGGGGGTGATGAGCAGCTGGCCCTGGCCGCCGAGCGTCGTCGAGCTGATCGCGACCTTGTCGAGGAACGTGCCGCCCGACGCCGCCGACCACAGGCCCGCCCACGCGTACGTACCCGCCGGGAGGTCGATCACGACCTGCGAACCGTTCAGCACGCCACCGGTGCCCGACGTCCAGGTCGTCGGCTTCCGCGCGTAGCCGGGCGAACCGCCCGCGGCCTCGTTCGCGCCGGTCGTGCCGGGGTCGGCAGTGTGCACGCTGATGTGCGCGCCGAGCGCCTTGTACGCGTCGGCGAGTGCCTGCCGAGTCGTCGCCACAGCGATCGCCATGTGAGTCTCCTATGAAGTTGTGGGGGAATGGGATTCGCGCCGAACTACGGCGCAGGCACAGCGACGGGGCCGACCCGCACGACACGGCCGACGAACAGGGCGTACTCCGTCGACGGGGTCGTCGCGTACGAGACCATGCACCGGTAGTGGGCGCCGGCGGGGATCAGATCGGCGAGACCGGACTGCACGACCCAGGTCGCCGACCGCGGCTGCACGTCGGCATCCCACTTCGCGAGCTGCTCGCCGCGCGGGCCGAGCAGGTCAATCCAGATGCTCGTGTTGTTCGGGAACACCGCGTGCCCGCTCGGCTCGATCATCTGCACGAAGTCGGCGCCCGAAGTGAGGGTCAGGGGTTCGGTGCGGGGCTGAAAGCCGAGGCTCACAGAGGCCGTCCAATCTCCGCCCGCAGCTCAGGCGACATTTCCGGTGTCGGTACGCCGCGGGCGATTGCAGTGTCGACGAGGTCGCGGAGCGCGCGGATCGCCTGCTCGAACAGGCCAGCGATACGCGAGTGCTCAGCTCGCGTCTCGGCGAGTTCGGTTCGGGTTTCCTTGAGTTCGGCGCAGGTTTCGTCGAGCTGCGTCTGCATCGCGACCTGCCGCGTCTGAACCTCGGTGAGTTCCTTGCGGCACTGCGTCAGCGTGTCGAGCGCCATTTCATTGACGGTCTTCGCGGCCTTCACGTCTTCGCGCGCAGAAGCTGCCGGGGCGGCGCGGCGGTCGGTCCACCACCGCAGCAGCGCGGCCGCGCCACCTCCCGAAACGAAGGTGATCGCGGCCGCGCCGATCGTCGTCGCGGAGGACATCAGGTCTCCTCCGCGCGGTGCTTGCCGACGTACTCGGGTTCGGGTGCGGGCGGGTCCGGGTCTTCACCGCGGAACACCCGGTCCCATGCGTCGAACGCGTCGTTCACCAGCTCGTCGCCCTTCGCCGCAGCGAGGTCGAGCGCGGCCTGGTTCTTCACCGCCCACACGTTCCAGGTGCGCACGACCTCGAGGAACGCGAGCACGCCGGCGATCACACCGGCAGTCGGGCGGGCGTTGTCGGGCACGAGCGTGAGAATCGTTGCCGCAACCGTGGACACAGCGACCAGGCCATGCACGGCCGTCGTCACCGTCTTCGCGTTACGGCGGACGAACGCACGGGGGCCGGTGCGGGTCTCAGTGCTCGGGGCTGCCCCCTGCTGCGTCATGCGACCGCCCGAGCAATACCCGCGTTCGACCAGAACATGGCCTCTTCGATCTTCGTCATGGCCGTTGCCTTCTCGCGGCCGTCGGGCACGCGGGCGTCGACGTAGTCGGCGACGAGCCGGAACGCCTCGCGGATCGCCTCGTGTGCCTGCACCTGCTCGGGGCCGGGCCGGTGGTAGTCGAACCGGCGGCCGAGGTCGGGGGTCACTTCGCGCCCCCGCACTTGCCGGCGCAGCACTGGCCGCACGTCTTGCGCAGCTCTGCGACGGCGTCGACGAGCGACAGGTCTTCGCCCTTCTCGTTCTTGCCGAGCTGCGCCCAGCCCTTCGCATCCGGGCCGCGCAGCTGCGTGAAAACGTCCACGAGCATTGCACGGTCAGCCTCGGTGAAAGCCATGTCGTCGTCCTCCTGGGGAGCGGGGATAGGTGCCGGGTTCAGCCCGAGCAGTTCGCGAACCTGGTTGGAATCCAGGCCGTTTGCGGCGTTCATGTCGCAGTTACCGAACGGGGCCGCGCCCTCGGGCAGGCCGCCGCCGAAGCCCTGACCGTCGGTGTACTGGTGCGCGAACATGCCGGTCCGCACGTCGTCGAGGCCCGGACCGAAGCGGGGGAGCGCGCCGTACGACGGCACGACGTACCGCAGGCCCTCCGGGCGGGTGCGCCAGATGTGCGCGTCGTTCGGGTTCAGGTACGCGCAGACGCGGCGCTTGTCGCCGAACCAGTCGGCGAACGCCCAGTAGGCGCGATTGATGCCGTCGGACTGGTCGCCGCTGATCTGCCCGCCCCACGTCTCGATATCGAGCATCACGGAGACACCGGCGCGCGGGGCGCCGAGCATGTCCTTGACGGTGTCGACGGTGGCCTGCCAGTTCGGCCGCCACACGAAGTACACGATCAGCGCCTTGAGTCGGCCGGAATCGAGAGCGCGGCAGGCCCAGTCGTAGTTCTTCCGCCAGTTCTTGTCGCGGTAGGTGCCGTCCGAGGCGCGGATGCAGAGGACGTCGTACGGGTACGAGTCGTCCACCGGTCGCTGCCACTCCGAGACGTCAGCCCACAGTGTGTCGGCCATGCGGCCTCCTATTCAGTTGTCTAGCTTGAGAGTTCAATGTCCTGGCCGGTCCAGTTGTCGATCGACGCCGAGTTCACGAAGAACGACCGGCGCAGGCTGAACCCGGCGTAGCGGGCCGCGGTGCCGATCGGAACCGCGGCGTTCCCGGTGTCGACCCAGAAGCACACCTCCTGGCTGTTGACCAGGACCGAGTACCGTTCACCGGCCGCGATGAACTCGACCACGTCGCCCTTGCGGATAACCCAGCCTGAGGACTTCCGCGACGTGCGGTCGCCGAGGCCCCGCGCGCTGCCGATCTCGACACCGCCGTCCCACCAGTTCGCGTAGGCGAAGCTCGAGAAGTCCGAGCGCGCCCGCAGGAGCACCGACGTGCCAACGTTCGTTGGGTCGGAGCCGGGTACGACGGTGACCTTCTGCTGGTCGGTGTTCAGCGGCTTCGTGTAGATCGCGCCGCGGTAGCCGTCCGAGTTGCCGCGAACCACTGCCGCGAAACCGTTCGTGCCCTGGTCGGCGCCGCGCGTGAGCCAGCCCGGACCGAACCCGGAACCGGTACTGCGGTTGAAGTTCTCGTCGTAGACGAACAGGGCGCTCGGGTCGTACTGCACCGACGGCTGACCGAGGCACGCCCACACCTGCCAGCCGAGGTCACCCTTCACCGCGTTCGGGTCGATCGTTTCGGGCAGGCCCGTCTGGCCGTCGATGTAGACGGTCGCCGCCGGCGGGAACGTGCCGGGCGGGGGAGTGATCGCCGGGGCCTTCGTTGCACCGAGTGCGGCCATCGTGCCGCCGACCTGCAGCAGTGCGACGTAGCAGTTCTCGCCGGTGTTGACGAGCGTGTCTGCGTTGCCGCCCTCAGGGTCGGGGTTCTGTGCGACGAGGCGCTGGTCGAACATCTGCGACCCGGTGCGCAGGTTGCCGCGCTGGTCGGTCTTCGGGAACATCTGCACCCGCCTGAGCTGCCCGTCGATCAGCCGGTAGAAGCCCGCGTAGAAGGCGTTCATGCCCGCGGCGCGGGACACGAACCCGAGCGTGGAGTAGGGGCGGTCCTGCAGGGCTGTGACCGGGACGAGCAGCAGCCGCCCGGACGGCGGGGTGTACTCCGGCTGAGCGATGTCCATCGTGACCTTGTGGTCGTGGAAGTCGCCGCCCGTGCCAGAGTCGGTCTTGCCGGTCGTTGCCGTCGTGGGGATGAGGTTCGCGCGCGGGAACGACACGTCCTCGTACGGGTTCGGGGACATCCAGTACGGCACCGCCGCGACCAGGCGCGTCTCGCTCTGCAGCGTCACGAAGTTCGCGCGGGCCGTCGCCGCCGTCGTCACCGCTTCCTTCGCGGTGTTCTGTGCGGTCTGCGCCTTGCCGTCGGCGCCGATCGCCTGCTGCATCGCCGCGTCGGCCCGCTCGCGCAGCGCCTTCGACCAACTCTGCAGGCCGATGAACCCGTTCGTGGCGCCGGTGATCGCATCGCACAGGTCCGCGAGGAAGTTGTTGAACATCGCCGACAGGAACGCGCCGATGTTGACCTGCGTGCCGCCGAGCTGCCCGATCACCTGCTGCTTCTGCCGGTTCTTCCACGCCGTCTCGGTGAGCTGCTGCAGCCCCGCGATACCGCCGGCGCCGCCACTCGTTCCTGGTGGCGCCCAGGTGTCTTCACCATTGACGCCGCCGATAGTGCTGGAATTGCCGCTCACGCTGCCTCCTCCGGGAGTCGCAGGACCACACGCTTCGCCACCACCGACGGCGGCGGCTCGGGCGGCGCGTCGGACGGGGGAGCGGGCGCAACGTTCACCAGCTCCCCCGACTCGACGAGCTGCCGGGCCAGCTCGGCCCGGACCACCGGCGACATCTGAGTGACGATCGGCTGTTCCGGCGGCGTGATCACCTCAGACTCCGTCGGCACCCAGTCGCCGGGATTCAGCCAGTGCTGACCCCCCTCGAGGCCCGGCTGGTACTGCAGCGTCTGCTCGTCGTGGTGGTGCCGGAACCCGAGATTCCACAGGTGCTCGGACCAGAGTTCGAGCATCGGCGTCGGGAAGGGCAGCGACGCGCTGCGGCCCTTCGGCCCCGGCAGGTCGCGCAGCGCCCACACGAACGCCTTGCGCGGATCGCTGCCGTCGCATTCGTGCTGCAGGGGGACCGTCACTGGAAACTCCTAGAGGGGAACGGGTGTGGATCAGAGGACGCCCATGTCGTGCGCGGTGGACATGAGCTTCTGGACGTACGACAGCGCGCGGACGGCGCCGTCCTCCATGTCTCGGGTCGAGCCGATCGTGATCGACCACGTCGCCGGGACGCCGCGCTTCCACGACAGGTCGAGCTGCGTAACCTGGTCGACGTAGATCGCGCCGTCGTCCATCCCGGCGACGGTCGAGCCGACCCTGTCGCCGAGGAAGAAATGGCCCTGGCCGTTCTCTCCGACGAGATACGGTGCGCCGTCGGACACTTCGAGCTTGTGCGTGAAGTAACTTCGTGTCGCCCACAGGCCCGCGCGCAGCGCGACGAGCGACGACAGCGTGTAGGCCCGGTCACCGCCGGACTGGAAATACTCGAAGTAGTGCGACCAGCCGAGCCGCGCCTTCCGCGAGTCGGACATGTAGCTCATCCAGGCGGCGACGGTGTCGGTGTAGAGCGGCTCGAGCACCGCGTCCGCGACCGAGCCGAGACCCGACTGGGTGAAGATCGTGCCAATCAGGTTGCCCGCCATGATGACCGACGCCTTGATCGCCTGATTCACGCCCGGAGCCGAGTGCCCACCGGTGTTGATCTGCACCGCGGTCGCGGGGTTGATCGTGAACTCCGACGTGCGGATGCCGGTGCACACGCCCTCGCGGAACACCACCCACGGCTGCGTCGGCGTCGTACCGAGCCAGCCCTTCTCGAAATACTTCGGGTCCGCGGTCGGGTCGATGATGTCCTGCGTCGACTCGTAGAAGTCGCCGAAGAACCGGCCCACCGAACGGACCAGGCCCGTTGCGATGTTGCCGCCGGTCGACGTGCCGGTGTAGTACCCGGACTTATCGACGACGTCGACGACGAGCGCGCCGTGCCGCAGGTTCGCACCCTTCCACGGCGGCGGATCGCCGCGCAGGTACCGGCGCGTTTCGACCATCAGCTGCGCGTCGTCGAGGGTGTCGGCCGCCATGTCGTGCCAGTTCTTGAACCGGGACGAGATCAGGCCCCACTGCGAGCCGTCCTCCCAGAACGAACCCGGCTTGACGACCACCGACCAGTTCGCCTGCGACAGACCGGCCCACGACGCGAGGTTGAGCGGATCGTCCGGCAGGTGCCAGCCGAGCAGCGTTTCGCGGCGAAGAATCTGCAGGTGGAGGCTCAGCTTGAGAATCCAGGCAGCAGGCCCGGCCAGCGTGAACACCCGCGGCACCTGCAGCGCGGCCGGAAGGAACGGGTTGCACCACGCCTGGAAATACTTGAGTTCCTCGTACGAGTGCATGAACGTGACGACGACCGTCAGCTGCCCGGTCGCCGACTTCTTGATCGTCGCCGACCGCATCCGGCCGTCCCACCGGCTACCGTCCTTGTCGACGGTGACGTGCACGTTCTCGGTGGATCGCTTCTGCGGGTTCATCACCCACTTCGCGAGGTAGTAGTCCGCCGGCAGTTCGAGCGTTCCGGTGGACGACTCGTTCATCACGCGCTTGAAGTCGCCCGACAGCTCGGCGCCGCAGCGGCCACGCAGGTTCCAGTCGCCGTCCCACAGCCGCACCAGCGGACGTTCGAGCCGCTTCTCGCGCCGCTCCCGGCGCTTGCGGATCGCGTCCTGGTAGATGCGTTCGAGGTCCGCTACCGACGTCGGTGCGACGTCCGGGATCGCCGTCATTCCAGACCCCACGGCCGCGACCAGTTGCGCCGCGAACGAACCATCACCGCGGCGCCCGCCGGCGCACCGGTCACAGCGACCGGGATGCGCGTCGGCGGCGTGTACGGCGGCACCGCGTACTGGAAGAACTGCCCGTCCATCCGCGCCCACACGAGCGAGTCGTCGGCGGCGACGATCATCTCTTCCATCGGGTCGGTGTCGACCGTGACGTCCTGCCCGACAATGAGAGTCGGCAGCTTGATCGCCCCGTACCGCTCATCCTCGGGATCGTCCGGGTTCCACGAGTGATCGGGCAGCGTCCAGCGGCCCGGCGCCGTCGCGACCCACTGCAGCCACATCGGGCGGTCCGTCGGGTTGCTGACGACCACCGAGCCGATCTGCAGGGTGCCGTCGGCCGTCGACACCGGCGACTTCCATGTGTCGACGACGTCGTCCTCGACCCACCACGGCACGCCGGCCGTGCAGATCATCGTGACCTTGCCCGAACGCCGCAGGTGCGGGTCCACGTCCGGCTTGAACTCGGGCTGCTGCGTCAGCCGCAGCTTGAGCCGGCGCGTGCCGTACGACGTCGTGATCGAGAGGGTGGAGTCCTCTTCGTACGACCACGCCTTGCGCCACGCCGAATCGACGTCCTGCCAGGAGAACTGCTGCGTCTCGAAGATGTTCACCGCGAACGTGACATCGCGCTTGAGCCAGTTCGCGACGCCCGGACGGGCGCCGTACTCGAACGCCGACGAACTCCACGACACCTGCACGGGCGCGTCGTAGATACCCGCCGGTGCGGTCGCGAACTCGACGCCCCCTGACCCCATACCGGGGCCAGAGAGCGTCCAGTGCGAACCGTCCACACCATCGAGTTCGATGAGGGCGGCTTCTGCCATATTCAGTTGTCTCCGTTCGGATTACCGCCAGCGGCCGGTGTAGGCGAGACCGCGAGCGGTCTCCCAGGACTTCGCCCGCTGGAATGCGTCGTCGAGGTCCGGCGTCGAGATGTGCACCTGCATCGAGTTGTCGACCCGCGTCGACGAGCTGCCCCCAGCGCCCGACATCGGCGCACGGAGCGCCGCCTGCGGGGTGAACAGGCTGTCGAGCACGTTGGCGTCGCGGTTCATCGCCTCGAGGAGCGGACGGTTGGCGTCGGCCGACTTCGCGTTCACGACGAACTCGCGGTCCGACAGCCACGCCGGAATGGAGTCCGACGTCGTCGTGCCCGGACCCCACACCGAGCCGCCCGTCGCGTAGCCCGCGCGGGTCGGCCAGATGTTCGCCAGCGAGCCGTACCGGTCGATCGCGTAGTTGATGCCCGCGAACAGGTTGTTCGCCGGATCGGTCTGCGAGTCGAGCAGGTTCGGCGACTTGTACGCGTTGTACGTGCCGCCGATCACCTGCAGCAGGCCCTTCGACGGATCACCGTTGACCGCGTTGATGTCCCAGTTGTTCACCGCCTCCGGGTCACCCCCGGACTCGATGTCCACCTGATCGACCGTGCGGTCGGTGTCCGCGCGGGACCAGCCGCCGAAGTCGAGCACCGCCTCGATCACGCCACGCCACTGCTCGGCGCCGTCGCCCGGCACGTACTGGTGCACGAACGGGTTCTCCTGGAACGAAGAAACACCGGCGTCGAAGTTGGTCGTGGACGGAACCGACTGGTTCAGGGCCGCGTCCGCCGCCTGCTGCCGTGCGAGCGCATCGGCCTGCGCCTGCTCTGCAGCGGCTACAGCCTGCGCCTCACGCTCGCGCTTGCCGGCGGCGAGCATCTGCCCCGCCTTCATCAGCGGGGGCAGCTCGTCGGGCATACCGAACACGCCGAGCGCGTCCGAGACGTACCCGGTCGCCGCGTCCGTCGCCGCAAGCTTCGCGACGTCGGACCACGACTTCGGGTCGTCGTTGTCGCCCGCCGGCGCGACCGCCTGATTGGCGAGCGCGTCGGTCGTGGCGTCGAGGCCCGAACCGCCCGCGGCAGCCGGGTCGTCGACCAGGCCGCCCTGCGCGAACGCAGTCGGGTTGACGTAATCGAGGCCGAGTTCCGGGACACCGTTCGGCAGCAGATCGCGGAACTGCTGGTCGAAGCCGGTCGGCAGCGTCGGCACGTCAGCCGTGCCCAGGTGCTCCTTCACGGCGTCGCCTGCAGCGGTACCCGCAGCCTTGCCCGCGAGGGCCGACCACGACGTCGGGTCCGACTCCTGCGCGGCAGCCGGGGCGATCGCCTGATTGGCGAGCGCGTCCGTCTTCGAGTTCAGCCCCGACGGCGAGTCGCCCCAGTCGGGGGAGTCGAAGCTCGCCACCTCGCCGCCGCCGCCGTCGTCCGCGCTGTACGCCGGAACGAAGACGGCCGGGTCGATGTGACCGCGCGTCGTGAACTGCGGCGCAAACGGCGAATCAGCGGCCGGGCCGATCAGTGCACCGACACCGCCGCGGGACTCGATGTTCACGCCCATGACGGACGCGACCATGTGGCCCTCGTTGGCGCCGATGATGATCGCCTCTTCGCCGGTCGTGCCGGGCACGAAGCCGGGCCACGAACCGTCGAGGACGTTGTACGTCGTGCCGAGGCGGGCAGTCGGGTTCGCGACACCCATCGCGACCTGTTGCACCAGGCCCACCCAGCCCGAGCAGTCGGCGCCGTCGACACTCGTACCGCCCCACACGTACGGGAAGTTCGAGTGTTCGTGCGCGAACTCGAGCGCATTGACCGGGCCACCCGTCGCGAACTTCGGGAGGGTGTCGTTGTTGATCGCGTCGATCAGCGGGCCGTGCTTCGCGACCGCAGCCGCGTTGATCACGTACTCGCCGTTCGACAGCCACGCCGGGATCACGTCATCGGTCGGGCCACCGGGGCCGACGATCGGGCCGCCGGACGCCTTCTTGTTGGCGTCAGCCCAGGCCACGAGGTTGTCACCCAGGTTGCGGATCGTGCCCGCAGCCGGCACCCACTGGACCTTCTGCATCATCTTGCCGATCGCGCCGACAGCGGTCGCGATCGTGTTGACGATGTTCTTCCAAACGTCCTTCACGCCGTCGGCCAGGCCGGTGAAGAAGCCCTTCATGCCGTCGATGAAGCCGCCGATCCGCTCCTTCGCTCCACGGATGAACTCGGCTGCAGCATCGAACTTCTCGCCGACCGTGTTCGCCCATTCGCGAATGACGTCGATCAGCGGCGGCATGACGTACTTCGCCAGGAACTCGATCGCCGTCGTCAGCGGCGGCAGCACCGTCTCGATGATCGCCATGAACAGGTTGATCAGCGGCGGCAGCAGCGCCATAGAGATTTCCAGGAGCTGCGGCAGCAGCGGCGCAATCGCCAGGACGATACGGCTGAACGAATCGAACAGGACCGGCAGCAGCGGGGCGAGCTGCTGCATCGCGCCAGCGAGTGCCGTGCCGACCTGCATCGCAACGTCGGCCAGGATCGGCTTGAGCTGCTCGAGGACCGGCTTGAACGCCTCCGTCATGGACGCGATCACCGGCGAAAGCGCCTGGGCGATAACGGTAATCGCGGGCGCGAGAGCCTCGACGAACGTCGCGATCAGCTCTGCGATCAGCGGCAGGATCGGGGCCAGCGCCGAGACGATCGACGCGAACGCCTCAGACAGCGGACCCATCGCGGGCTGCAGGGCCTGCAGCGCCTGGATCAGGGCGGTACCGACGACCTGTGCGACCGTCGACAGCGACGGCAGGATCGGCGTGAGCGCCTGCACCAGCGCGCCGAACAGGCCGGCAACCACCGGCAGGACCGGGGCGAGGTTGTCCGAGAGCGCCGTGATGAAGGTGCCGAGGTACGGCATCATCGTCGCGAGGCTGTCGGCGAACACCGCGCCGACCTGCCCGAGGGACGGGCCGATCTGAGCGAACAGGCCACCGATGGACCCGGCGAGGTTGCCGAGCGAGGGCATCACTTCGGCGCCCATCGACGTAAGGCCCTCGACGAGACCGTTCACCAGCGGCGACAGCCCGGTCATGGCCTCCGACATGCCGTCGACGAACTGCTGCATGGTGCCGTTCTCGACGAGACCCGTCAGGGTGCCGTCGAGGTCGGACAGCGTCTGCTTGAGGCCGGTGTTGATACCGGTCGCAACCTGCGACAGACCGTCCTTGAGGCCGGGGAGCTGGTTGTTCGCGAGCGTGGTGACCGAATCGCCCAGGCCCGCAAACATGTTCTCCTGCACCGCGAGGCGCAGGTCGGTCCATGCGGGGCCGAGCGCGACCATCTGCTCGAAGAAGTCACGCGCCGCGGGGGACAGCTTCTCGAGCGCCTTCGCGAGTTCGTCCTGCGAGCCGCCGGCGGTGGCGCCCGCCTGCGCGAGCTGGAACTCCGCGGCAGCGACAGCCGACGTCGCCTGCGCGACCTGGTGCTCGGCGTCCACCACGCCCGCGTTGGCGTCCGCGACGCCCTGCTTGGCCTGCTGAACCTTGTCCGAACCCTCGACGCCCTTCGTGTTCGCGACGGCGGTGTCGGTGCGCAGGTCGGCCGTCTTCGTCTTCGACTGCTCGTAGCGCGACTGGGCCTGGCGCAGCGCGAGGTCGGCTTCCTGCCGGTCGATCGCCGACGCCTTCGGGTCGGCCTTCACCTGCGCGAGACGCTGGCGGGCGCGAGCGACCGCGATAGCGGCGCCTTCCTGCGACAGCTCGGCGTCGTTCAGCTGAGCGTTCATGTCGCGCAGCTCGCGGCCCGCGTCGCGGTAGGCGTCGTTCAGGGCCTGCTGCGCCGACTGGGCCTGTCGCTGCGCGTCACCGACGCCGTCCTCAGCCTTCGCGAGGTTGTACTTCGCGTCAGCCAGGGCTTCGGTCGCGGCGCGCTGCTGCTCGGCTGCCTGCGCGGCCTGCTCGCCGCCGTCGGCCGTGACAGCCTTCTGCGCGGTGAACACGTCGCCCATGCCCTGCGCGCCGATGAATCCGACGGCGCCGATGCCTGCGAGGCCCGCAGCGGCACCGCCTGCCGCACCGGCGAGGCCGACGACCGCGGCCGACAGCGCCGCGACACCGGCGAGCACGCTGGTGAACTTGACGCCATTGATGCCGCCGAGCTTCTGCTGGGCCTGGCCGGTGCCCTTGACGTCGACGTCGATAGTCGACGTGCGGTCGCGGGCTAGGTGATTGAGCTGCTGCTCGGCGCCGGCAATGTCGGTCAGCTCGACGCGGACCGGGATGTGGTAGTCCCTCGCGGTCGCGATCGCAGTCAGCCGGGCCTGGAAGTCCGGTCCGAAATCCGGATTGATCTGGATGTCGGCCTTGAGGTCTCGCGCCTGCGCCATCGAGTTGACGCGCTGCGTGAACTCGTCGAAATCCGGGTTGATGCGGATGTCGGCGTTCAGGTCCTTCGTCGCCGCGATCGCATTGACGCGCTGCTGAAACTCGGTGAAGTCCGGGTTGACCCGGATGTCGACGTTCAGGTCCTTCGAGGCTGCGATCGCGTTGGTGCGCTGCTGGAACTCGTCGAAGTCGGGATTGACCTTGATGTCGACGTGGAAGTTCCCGGCCTTGAGCCGATCGCGCACGTCCTGCGCGAACCCGTCCATGTCGATGTCGGGGGAGACCGTGAACGTCGCGTGCTCGGCGGCGAGCTTCGCCTCGAGCTGTGCGCGAAAGTCCTTCGCCAGCTCAGGCTCCACAGTGAGGTACGCAGTACCGGCGTCAAACGACGAGTAGTCGGCCACAAGGCCCCCTGTATTCAGTTGTTATGCAATAGCTTTCAAGCCGCGAAAGTGTCGCGGTACACGTCGTCGGCGAACAGGTTGACGAGGTCGTTCATTCGCCCGCGCCAGCGTTCGTCCTTGACCAGGTCGGCTGCGGTGACGGGCCGTTCCATCGGCTTGACCTCGGGAGGGTCGGCGCCAGCACCGGCGATCACCGCGGCCTGCACGCCCTGCAGGCAGTCGACAATCGTCATCAGCAGGTAGGTGTCGAGGGTGTACTCGAGCGGGGTGGGAGGCTCCGTGGATTCGGGGAGTTCGAGCATCTGCTCGGCCAGGCGCCGGTTCATCAGCACCGCGGTCTTGTAGTGCGAACCGCGAGGCAGCTTGTCCTTCCAGCGCCACACGCGCCGCCAGTCGAGCGTGCGCATGTCGGCCGGGCCGAAACAGTGATGAATGTCGATGCCGCGCTCGATCAGGTCGTACTCGAGCGCGTCACCGAACTCATCCCAGAAACTCAGGAGCCCTGCGACCCCCCCGGCAGGCCCGTGACGCCGGCGCCGTAGTAGTGCTCCTGCAGGTCACGCTGGAACGCCACCCATTCGGTCAGCGGGCGCTCGTCGTACAGAGCTTCGATCGCCTCGCGCTGATCGCCGAGCATGATGTCCAGCTGCTCGTCCTCGTTCTTCGCCAGACGCATCTTCTTGGCCTGGCCGCGCGTCATTTCCGGGATCACGATGTCCGCGGTCAGCACGTACGGGCCGCGCCGCTTCGCTTCCAGCTCGGCGCGAATCTCGTGAAGGCGGCCGACGTCCGACATGCCCTTGGTCTCCTTGGTGCTCATGGGTGTTGTTCTCCTGGGGGGTTCGTTGCTGGTGTGGTGTGTGTGGGGTGGTGCCCGGTTACTGCGGGCGGAAGGTGACCGGCTTCGACGTCGCGGGCTTCATCTGCGCGCTGCCGCCGGACGGGAAGTTGCCCGAGGGCTTCGGGTTCGCCTTCGGGGCGGTGGCGACGATCGTCGGGCCGAGAGTTACGCCGTTGCTCATGCGGATGCTCCTTCGGTGGCTGCGCGGCCCGTGGACCGCTTCGGGGTCGGGGCGGGGGCCTTCTCTGCGGCCTCGCCTGCTGCGTCCTCCACGGACGGCTGGGGGGCCGCGACGGCATAGCCGAGGCCGAACTGCGCATTGACCAGCTCGGCGGGCGTGTGCGCGACGTACTCGTGATCGCCCTTGACGAGGGTGACGGGGGTGAAGTCAGACATGGGGGTATCGCTCCAAGTGGGGGGTGGGGCCGGTCGGGCGGGGGCGAGCGTGTGCCCGCCCCCGCGCTCAGGACCGGATCAGACGAGGGCCTTCTGGAAGCCGACGTCCTCGAGGATGTCGAGCCAGCCCTCGCCGCCGAAGCCGTGGCCGACAGCGAAGCCCGCGGTCGCGTCGTTGAACGCCGTCAGCGTCAGCTTCTGGCTGCCGACCAGCGTGTCCTTGTTCCAGGACTCGCCGTCGTACTTCGACACGGCGACCTTCGGCATGACCTTGAAGATGTAGATCGGCTTCGTCTCGTCGCCGTCGCGGCCGATCGCGATAGCCGAGTAGTACCGGATGCGCGGGGTCGTCGACTGAGCGAAGAACACCTCGCCGTTGTCCTTGCCCGCCTTGACCGCGGCAAGGTCGACGTTGTTCGCCAGCTCGAGGTTGAGCTTGGTCGTCTGCTGCGGCGTGAACGACATCGTCGTCGTGTCCGCGGTGACGTCCAGGCGCGTTGCCTGCAGCTCGCCGTAGGACTCGGTCGGCGTCGTCTCGACGTTGCGAGCGAACGACACGCCGTCCTTGGCGGCGATCAGGCCGACCGGCGCGTACAGCGCGGGCAGCTTGAGCAGCTTCGCGCCCGTGTCGGTGAAGGCGGACGGGTGCGGGGTGTAGTGCGGGGCCAGGAAGATCGCGACGTCGAGCGCCTTGATCAGAAGGTGGTCCTTCGCGGCCTTGATGGAGGTGAAGGTCGTGGGGGTCAGTTCGCCAGCCATGCGGCATCTCCAAACTGGATAGATGAACGAGAAACGGCACCGCCGAAAGGCGATGCCGCAGAAAGGGAAAGGTGACTACCGCTGTCGTCGGGCGGCGACGACATAGCCGACGTCGATCACGCGGTTCAGGGGGTCGATGTCGGCGCGTTCGAGCAGGCCCGACATTTCATCGGTCCAGTCGATCAGCACGCCGTTCACACGGGTACCACCGGCAGCCTCGAGCAGCTCGCGGGCGTCGTCGGCGAGACGCTGCGACGCGGCCCGCTTGTGCGAGAACACCGACAGCTGCACGAACGCGTGATCGGTGATGCCGTCGGACTTCCCGCCGACACGCCGCGCCCAGATCAGCGGAAGGTGCTCCTCGAGGTCGCCGTCGGGGAGCGTGCCGCACGTGTACGCGAGCGGCGTCAGCAGATCGACCAGCACCTGTTCGAAGTCGGGGAACCTGCCCCGAACCGGGTACTCGGTCACGACGCCGCCCGAATCGCTGCGATCGACTGCCGCAGCACACGCTCAGGCGCGTTGTACCGGGTGCCAATCTCTCGCCACTTCGCGTAGTAGCCGTCCGCGTACACCGTCGACACACGCGCGGTACCGGCAGCGTTGCGGCCGTCGAGAACTCGCACGTGCGAGGCGTTGTAGCCGGTACGGATGCGCGAGTTCGCCGTCCAGAAGTCGGCGCCCGCCTGCGCCTTGCGGTGAGTCAGCCGCGCGAGCGGCTCCGACCGGAGCGGCACCTCGTGCAGGTTGTTCGAGCCGGGCGAGTAGCGCACTACTTCACCTCCTTGAGCGTGAACGTCGTGAACGGCGACCAGCCCGTCCACGGATTGCGCGGGGTGTCGACCTCGGATGCGAGCGCGACCGTGCGGCCGTCGGGCAGCCGCACGCGGTCGCCGTCTCGGATGTCTGACCCGGTCGGGGCCTGCACGCTGATCGTGGTCACGCTGCGCTTGTCGCCGACCTCGTCCTTCTTCCCCGATGCGCGGGCCTGCGCGCACGGGCCGATCTTGTGCTCGGAATCGGCGTCGCCGTCGCCGAACGCGTCGCGCTTGCCCCCGCGCACCACGGTCAGCATCGAACCGGCGGGGAACTCCATCGGCGCGTTCACAGCAGCTCGGGCCGGGCCGACAGCAGCCCGGCGTTCCGCAGGATCGTCCACGCGCCGGGGTGCAGCTTCGTGGCCGCGGCCGCGATCTGCTGCTGCGACTGCCCGGTCGCGTACGTGACGGAACCGCCTGGCACCGTCTGCGATGCGACGATCGGCTCCTGCCCGGCCGCGCCGGCGTCGGGGTCGATCTTCGCGTTCGCCCACATCGCGACCTGCGAGCACGTCGCGTCGCGGAACGCCGCGGCAACCTTCGGCGCGGTGGGCAGTTCGGTCGCCGGGTCGGCGTCGTACCGGGCGAGCAGCGTGGCCTCACGCACGAGCGCGGACGCGGCCCGGATCAGTCGGTGCGCGCCCTTCGGCTCGTCGTCGAGCCACAGCGGCACCAGGTCGCCGGGTTCGGCATAGGCGAGCACGGGGCCTCCTGACTACGCGTCGCCGAGGAACCAGGCGGCGATGGTTGCGGCCTTGTGGCCCTTGAGTTCTGCGTCGGTCTTGCCGTGGGCCTTCGCGTACTTGACCCACTCGGCGCGGGGCGCGGTGCGGGCAGGTGCGTCGACCTCGACGGCCGCGGCAGCGAGCGCGTCGTTCATGGAATCGAGTGCGTCCGTGGCGGCCGCCTGGGCGGCAGCGAGGTCAGCCTGGGCCGACTCCGCTGCCGCTGCAGCTACCTCGACGCGCTCGGCGGGAGCGCGAAGCTCCTCCGCAATGCGTTCCCACCGGGCCAGACCGTCGAAGCGGAGCGGGTCCGCGTCCTCGACGATCTGGCCGGTGAATACCTCACGGAAGACGGGCATCAGGCGTGGTTGTCGCCCTTGATCAGGACGGCACGCTTCGGGTCGAGCACCTTCGTGCCGTACAGCGTGTCCAGCGAGACGACCGTCTGCTTCTTGTCGATGCTGTACTGGTACGCGACGCGGATCGACACACCGCGGTACGTCTCGACAGCAGCGAACGAGCCGGGCGCGACCTCGAGCGGGGCCGAGGTGAACGCCAGCGCCGACTTGTGGAAGGCGAGGCCGACCTCGGTCGTCGGGTCGCCGACAGCCGGGGAGACCTTCGGCTGGCCGACGTTCTGCGTCTGGTACGCGTCGAAGCCGAACAGGCCGTTACCGAGCGAGGCCCGGCGCAGGGCGTCGGTGGTGCCCGACTGGTTCGCCGTCTTGAGCAGCGGCGAGTTCAGCCAGTGGGCCTTGGTCGTCGGGCCGGTGATGACGACGCGCTGGTCGCTCGGCACGTTGTTGACGTCGAGCTGGCGACCGGCCTCGATCAGAACCTCGGGCTTGTTCCAGGCGAAGTCCGCCGGGTTCGTGACGCCGGGCTGGTTCGACAGGCCCGCCTGCTGCGTGATGCCGTTGCGCATCGCGAGAATCTCACGGTCGATCTTCTGCGCGAGCGCCATCATGGCCGGGGCCAGGAGCTGCGTGTTGAAGTCCGTGATTTCCTGCGTCAGCTGCTCGGTCGTGACCGCGAACGAGACGTCCGCGATCTTGTCGAGCTTGACCGGGATCGACGACTCGACGGCATCCTGCAGTTCGATGCCGCGGGCGCGGTCGAAGTCCTTCGCCTCGAAGACGGCGGGCTTCCGCACGTTGACGGTGTCGCCGATCTTCTGCGTGGTGAACTCGGTCGACAGGTCGGTGTAGACCAGCGGCAGCATGACCATCGACTCGTAGAGGGTCGCGAGGGCCTGGCGGGCGATCAGGTCGGGGGTGAGCAGCGTGTTTGCCACTTAGTTCTCCTATGGAGTTGTGAAATCAGTTGCCGCCGCGGGACTTCCGATACGACGCGCGGAGCGAGTCGATCGAGGTGTCACCGGCGTTGGCTGTGGGATCGCCGTTGCCGGCGGAGAAGTCCGCACCGCTGCGGGGTGCAGCGACGGGGGTGCGGGTCTTGCGGAAGCGGGGGTTCGCCTCCACGGCTGCCGCGACAGCGGCGTCGACCTGGGTGCCGAAGTCGGCCGCGGTCGGGTCCAGGCCCTCGACGGCCGACATGAACGCTCGGGAGTCGAGCAGTTCGTCGGAGTCGGCGCCCGCCTTCGCTGCGGCCCGGTACAGGGCCAGCTCGCGCTGGGCGGCCTGCGCCTGCGCGTCGGCCGCCTGCTGCGCGGCCGCGGACTGTGCCGCGGTGGCCTGCGCCTGAGCGATCAGCTCCTCGGGCGTCGGTGCGGCCTCTTCGGGCTTCACGACGCCGAGGGCCTGCGCGATCGACTGCGCGAGTTCGTCGCGAGCCTTCGACGCCGCCTGTTCGGCAATCTCTCGGGCCTCGCGGGCGGCGATCCGGTTCTTGGCGTTCTCGTCGCGCAGCGAGGCGACCAGGGCCTCCATGTCGACCGGCTTCTTGGTGTCGGTCTCGCTCGACGGGGCAGCCTCAGCGGGCGCGGCCGGGGCGGCAGGCGCTGCCGGGGCAGCCGGGGCAGCAGGCTCGGCGGGCGCTGCCGGGGCGGCAGGCTCGGCCGGTGCTACCGGTGCGGCGGGCGGGGTGACGAAACCGGACAGGCTCGCATCGGGCGCGGCAGTCGGGTCGACGACAGTGTCGGACAATGTGTGCTCCTCTGGCCGCGCCAGGCGGCATGGGGCGAACCCCGACGCCACCAGGGCCTTCGGGGTGTGAACTGATGTGGGAATGCCGCGGCGCCAGGCCGGGGCGGACACCACCCCCGACCGGCGCCAGGCCGACCTGAAAGGGGTGGAAACTCTTGGGGCGCTTAGAGCGCCGTGCCGTACTGCTCGCGGTGCGGCTTACGTACGACGGTGTCGTGCGCGGCGACGTGCGCGACGATCTGCTTCCGCAGCTCGGCCACGCGGGCGGCGGCCTTGCGGCGGGCGTCATCGTCGAGGGCGACAGCCTGTCGTCGACGCGCGGCGCGCAGGTTTCGTTCGAGGCCGCGGAGCTGCTGCTCGGCCTTGTAGTGCGCGGGGTCGACCTCGGGGGCCGACGGCAGCGGATCGCCCGGAACCCAAAGCTGTACGAAGTGCTTGCAGTTCGGATGGTTGAAGCCGCGCGCACGGGCGTCGGCGAGCGAGGTGACCACGCGCCGGCGCCACGGCTCGGGGCCGTTCGACGTCGTCGCGCCGGTCACCGACAGCAGGTGGCCCTGAAACGGGGCGCACAGGTTCGAGCAGTTCGGATGCACCGACACGCGCACGAGGTCGAAGCCGTTCGCGGCGATCAGGGCGGTATGGGCGTCGATCGCGGACTGTGCGGCCGCGGTGCGCGTCGCCATTTCGACGTACGAGACCATCGACCACTTCCGCTCGCGGCCGTCGATGTAGCCAGTCAGGCCCTTCGTGGCGGCCCGGTCGAGCAGCTGCTGAGCGAGGCGTAGACGCTGCGCGTCCGAACGCATCGGGTCAGCGAGCACCTGCGCGAGCACCTGCTGATACAGGCCCTCCGCTGCGCGAATCATCTGCGGCTCCATCGCCCGCAGCTGGGGGAGCAGCGCGTTCGGGGTGCGGATCGTGACACCGCGGGGGCCGCGCGGGCCACGGGGCGCGGTCGCGCGCAGGTCCGCGAGGGACATGCCCATTCCGAGCGACAGCGACGGCGGCAGGCCCGAACCGGGCAGCGTCGGATCGAACGCGGGGCGGCCGGTGCGCTGCGTGACCGTCGCCTTCGCCTTGCGGCGGCCGACCTTCGCGGCGGCGTCGAGTGCGCGGCGAGCGGCGGACGAGCCGCGGTTCACGATCCGGGACACCTGCTGGCGCACCTTGCGGCGGAACGTTCGCAGCCCGGTCAGCCGGTCGGCGGCCGTGCCTGTGATGCCTGCGAGCACCGCGCCGGCAACGATGCCGAGCAGCGCGGCCTCACCGGTGGAGAACTCGTCAGCGACGCCCTGTTCGAGGCCCGCCGTGTCCGCAGCGGACACCGCGCCGGACGTCAGATCATCCGGCACGGTGCCTCACTCTCGGATCAGGCGGCCGCCTTCGCGGCCGGGTCGTTCTGGG